TTTGAGCTGCTATAATCAAACTCAATTAAGTTTGAGCCCTGCTTCCTATTATCCGTAAAGTCATTCCCTGCGGAAAAACTAGACATATCATCCGCAAAGCCGGTTGTGATATCGCAGGTATGCAAGGCTTGTAAATCGGTTGTTCCATCCGCCCTTTTATATGAGAATGTTCCAGGCATATTTTATTCCCATGTTTCTATCGTTATCTTTGTGTGGGGTGTTGTTTGCACTGTAACATGCGAAGGTTCAGACGGGCTTGTTCCATCATAAACCAAAACAGTATCGTTTGAGAAAAAACTTTCATTTCCTGAGGTATCATATGCGGTGAGATTGAAAACGTTATCCCCCTCAACAAGACCTTCCGCTACGAGCTCTATACTGGTTGCCGTTGGGTCTGAAACATCTACAAGCAGTTCTTTCGCAAGATAAACCCTATAACCGGCGAGGTCATCTTCTGTATTAGCCGTCCAGGAAACTCGTATACTCCTACTGATCGTATCTCCGGGAGCAGCGAATATTGTTGTTGAAGAAAAAAGGATCAGAGCTATCAATCCCGTTATTATCGCTGTTGCTACTTTTATTAGTCTCATCAAACATACCTCTTATTTTAGGTTATAGTTACTTGAGTTCAACTCTTTAACTGGTGTTCCATCACTCCAGATGCCCATGAACCGTTGCTTATCAGTATTGTCCAATCCATACTCACGGTTTTTACCGTAAAAAGCAGCATCAGTCAACCCATCGAAAAGTTTCCATAAACCGTAATAATCCATAGCGTCAACCACTCTTCTACCGGAAAAGACTTTTGTGAACCCGTTGTATCTGATTGTCTTAATCTTTCCGTTTATGTTCGATATGCTATCATAATTGGATACCGGTGATGATGCCGCAAAATGATCAGCTACCAAAGGTGGCCACCCAAGGTTATCAGACCTCAGTAGAATATAGTTTTTATTCTGTGCCGGAATAGTCACACTTCCCATGAAAATCTTTTTGGCGTCAATATCTTCGACCACCCAGTCCCTGTCTCCAGCAACAGATAGAAGTAGAGTGTCTCGGTGAATGCCTCTAAGCCCTTCGAGGGGAATATTCTTACTGGCTCTTTTTTTCCAAGTCACCCCCGGGAATACGCACATTACTGCTCCGGGGGTTGGAATTCCTCTCTCACTTGCAAGCGCAGCCATGTTAGCTGAGATGATACCTCCGGCGGAGTGACCTACCACAGCAAACTTGGATAAGTCAGGGGTAACATGTCCCGCCCCTGTCTGTAAAATAGAGATTGCATTTTTTACCGATTCAATCGCATTATGCGTGAAGTCTTTCGGCAACGTTAAAAGCCCTCCCTGATACCTGGGGAAGATCACAATGTTTCTGCGCTTTACAATGTGATCGATCCATGCTCCGTAATTCCCTGGCGTCATCGCTGACCATCCGTGGTTGAACACTACAACAGGCGCTTTGTCGGGTTTCGGTTCATCTGGCTCGAAAATCCAGAACTCGTCCTTTCCTTTGTTGTAGTGAAACATCGCAACAGCATTGTGCTTGAAACCATTGTCGACTATCGGTGTATTCGGTTGTTCCGGTTGCTGCTCCTGTCTGGCTTCTGCGTAAACAGCGGGCAGCATCACTAACGCTGCAAAAACTATAAGACTAATAACAATTAATTTTTTCATAAAATTTCCTCCTCTGTTTAATCGGGTATAAACCGCATATACACGCGGTAAACGTGATTGTTTTTCTTTGTGTAGTCGTTAACTTCGGTTGGAGAAGGATGCTCTAAATCATAATTTTCATCTACCAATCGCAGAACCGAAGCATAATCGCTGCAAATCCTTGACCTGCCAGGTATCTGAAGCCATCGCAAACCTACTGCCAAACCAACAATTTGTAGCGGGTCGTACAGTCTCTTGTACCAGGGTCTGCCCACCTCAGAGTTAAGATACCTTTTAATTAACCCTCGCTCGTGAATATTCCACGCAGGATTGGTTATAAGTTTTACCCTGTGATTTCCGGATAAATACTCTTTTGCCGGCACTCGACGTAAAGTCCAATCCTGAGAAATAAATACATTGGGCGCAACATACCACATTAAATGGTTATAGGAACCTTTCTCATGAAGCTTGATGCCGGCAGAAAAAAAAGATTGCATATTGTCCGTCAGCGCCAGAAAGGGAAAATCTTTCTCCGGAATCCTTATCACATCTAAAGCATCAGTTGTTAATGAATCCACAGTACCTCGCTATTAATCTTCTTGCTTCTGTTTTTGATGTTTAACGTCAAGAACTAAACGGGTTGCCTTAGCTGCAGCCCTGACCCTTGGATCAGGGGAGACCGAAGCCATATTGATAATGATATCTTCTACCTTTCTAAACTCTTCACTTGTTGTTGTTGCTTTTACCTTTTTTAACAGACAGGTTAAAATTTGTGTTTTCATATGCTTAAAGTTATCCCTTGTTTAATTGCTTGCGCTAATTCCCTCTGATTCTCGGCCTCTTTTAAAAAACCTCTCTCAATGTTATTTGATAAGAAACCACACTCGATTAGGACTGCTGGCATCCTGGTATTCCCTAAGACATAAATGTCCGACTTCCTGATGTCCCTGTGCCTCATCTTAGGGAATCTCTTTACCAGTTGAGAATCGATTGATTCCGCAATGACCGCGGACATTAACGAGTGCGTTGTGAAGGTGTGGACTGTCATCCCCTGCGCTTCCGGGTCTGTAAAAGCATCGCAGTGAATAGAGATAAATAAATCTGCCTTTGCCATATTGGCAGTGAGCGCAACCTGATATAAAGAGAAATATTCGTCCTTATTCCTGGTTAAAAGCGTCCGGTACCCGTTTAGATGAAGCTCATAATCTAAATAAAAGGCAATCGCAAGGTTTATGTCATCCTCGTCCACTCCATGATATGAGGCACCGTCATCATAGCCACCATGCCCGGGGTTTATGCAAATAAGTTTACTCATTGTTTGTTAATATCCGCAATAGCCTCTTCTATTATCGATTTAAACTCGTCCTTCGTGATTAAAGACCGCTTAAGGTTTATTATCTCGATTTTGTTTTCGCTGGATAACACGGTATTAGTCATGATTTGAGATTCCTTCTCCATCACCCTGGAAAACGAGTCTTGCATGACATAGCCGTAAACAGCGACAACAGATCCAATACAGAGTGTAGTGACCCCTGCAACGAGCGTAAGTGTTGACAGGGACACCTTTCTCTTTAAACCCGACTTAACTTCCTTTATTTTTGCACAATCATCTCCGAGACAGTTATCCATTTCCTATTCCTTTTTCTGAATAGGCACATTCAAAGTTTTATCCTGTTACGAAAAAATTACCCTTAGTGTGCCTGGATCAAATTTCGGTGCATCATCTCCGGAATCTATGATTAAAGCAACAGCAAGCTGATGACTAAAAAAAAGATTTCCTGATTGATCCCAAATCCCAAAACCTACAACTGTACCCCATGCGTCCCCCGACGGTGCAGGAAAAAGAATTGTTGATATGTTACTCGATATGCCATCGCCTGATTGGGGTTCCGTCCAGTAAGAAGCTCCGGGTCCGTACAGAACTCTCTCATATTCAGCCGCAGATGGCTCGACACCACCGACACCGTACTCATTAGGCATCGTTGTGAATAGGCTTATGTGTATCTCTGTTGGCGCAGTAAGAGATACCGACCTAAAAATATAATTAGCTATAGCTGACTCTAAAAAGTTTGATGCTGACATATCTATCTATTACCAAGTTTAAAAGTTTATGACAAGTCAAATGTTTAACTTCTTGCTGTTGTCCAGTCATGAGTTTGCAAGCATGTGTACCCATCGCGGCTGCTGGTCAGTGTTACTCTTAACCCTGGAGGAAGCGTAACCCCTCCATTATCTGCCAGTTGATCCGCCTCGGTGTAGGTATAACTTAGACCAGTTAAACCAGATTCCGTGCGCAACAGCCCACCACCGCTTGTGTTATAAAATTTTAATTCATAGGTTGTTCCTGCTTCAGCGGCACCGACATCCGTATCAGTCTGGTACCAGGTTTCAATTGTGTTAAGTTTCCGATTCCTGTGGTTCCAGCTAACAGACAAATCACCTGTAAAATTAACAGGATAATACTCGTTCTCCAATCTCCAATTTCCGGGGGGATACGGTTTTAAACCCCTTGAATCAAACGTTATCAACCGGGGTGTGCAAAGGGCTAAATCCAGGGTGCCGCCTGTTGACTCCGGCTGCGCTACGGTCGTAACAGTGCCACCAGCAGCTGGACATCTCTTGCTCAACTGAGCTGCCCACTGAACACTCCAAATGCGGGTTCCGATAGAACTGTGTACAGCGGGTACAGTGTCCAACAATCCTCTATGAATATTATTAAAGGTTATATAAACTCCACCTGTTATAGTGGATGTTTCATAGGACATGAATTCTCCGTCACAATAAAGCAACCCGCTAAGTTCACGCGCGTTTGCATCTTCCTCTTCCCATAAAGACAATCCGGACTCGATCTCAACTGTAAAAGAAGATGTAGAAAACTCTTGTACCAATCCAGGTGCTTCGTAAATAATTGCCGTGGGTGCAAAACCATTGTCGTCTACGTGCAGTGCGTGACTGTTACTGTACTTGTCGTAAAAATCATACCCTTTTGAATAATTTGATGGAGCCACAGCCAAATACAGCTGGGTTGCCATATCCGCCTCTTCTGCGGATGCTTCCACATACCCCAGAATACTACGTAAGGCATAAGGAGCCTCAATCTGCAGGTAAGTAACAATATCCACAGGGCTGTCGTCATACACAGCAGCGCCCGATGTACCACTGCTGTCGTAAATAGTAGCGTTCCCACTGCTCACATCTTCAACAGCATCGATATAAATTCTGCTATCAGTTAAGGACCCAAGGTCAATCTCAATAACCCTGAGAACGGCTTCGGTAATACCGCGATCGGCCCAGGAAAACCTAAAGGGATCTCCGGGTGTAAGATTAAAAGCATCTCTGTCGCAATAAAAACTAACCTTTAACACAGGAGCGGCCAATACATTCATATCACGGATTGCTACCCGCCCTGCGACATCATGAGTACAGATCCCAATGTATTTCTTTTCAATGCTGATGATCGCGCCCTGCATCTGCAAATTACCTGTATCGTGGGCAACAACAGTCCGCTCTTTTCGAGCAACGGCATCGTAATATACCACATGCAATTCATTAGCAGTTTCCTCGTAACTTGGCTTAGAACACTCTGTAAGGGTAATTATATTCGATTCATCAAACAGAGGTAATGCCGCGGGCGTATAGTCTGGTCTCAACAATTTAAGCTTAAATAAACCTGTAAGAATATCGTAATACAGCACTCCATCTACATGCCTGAGAATTTCTTCGATCAAATCCTCGTACGATTTTCGGTTATCCCACTGCAAGCTAAGACCAAAATCTTCATCATAAAGTGTTTCTGCTACCTCGTTAAAACTATCCATACCAATAAGCGATGCCGACAACGCAGCTCCCCAATCCTTGTTGGTAACAATTTCATAGATCATATTGGCTGCATTCGCGTAACCGCCAATATCAGCGTAAGCTGCGGAAGGTGCTATTGGAAGCCTGCGCACAAAGAAAGACATCCTCAAAAGTGTAGAGCTATTCCCGATATACATGTGCTCAAAAATAACTGCTGTAGTCCCGTAATGGTCTGGATACTCAGGGCTAACAATGTTCAAGAGATAATTGTTCTGAGTGCTTACGTTAGGATCACCGGGTTTGAAGGAAAAGGTACCAGTAACACCTCCGGCATCATCCCCCTTGTGGAAATTTGGCTCATTTATTTCGTAGGATGTGTCAGAATCAGCAGTCCCCTCCCATAAGGAACGTTCATCAAAAAAAATCGCCTCCATAACCGACTTACCGGAACACAACGCGGCGTGCATCCCTATGTAATACTTGTATCCTATGGTTACTTTTTTGTCCGAAAACCATCCAGTTTTGATTTTCTTCTTGATAGGAACTACCTCTAAATCACCGTACCAAATTACATTCGGCGCTTTTAACTCAACTAAGCCCCAAACACAAGGAACTGGTCTGGCCTCAGAAACAGTGGGAAAATTAAAGTCCCCCAGACCAGATGCCTTAGCATCCTCTATGTCTGGTTTCGGCCTTAAAAGTTCTGAAACTACAGCCAAAACTAATGAAACTAAAAAAGAAATTAAAATCGACATTTTTCACAATCCTATAACAAATGGATTCCGGTTAGGTACAAAAGGATACCCTCCATACCTGCGAGAGTTTGAAAACTTATCCACACAGGTGTCAAAAGTATGGCTGCATCCAGCACTAACAGTTATTGAGGAGCTACTTGTTAGCTGATCTATCAGAGCAGTAACAGTAATCTGGTCTCCTATATGGGAAGTAATCATACGGTATTTATTATTGAACCTGAAATAGCCACCACTAAACCAGCCGTCATCGTAGCTTGCAAGTGCTGTCGAATAAAGATTCAATCCTGAAATAGAATAAAGAGTTGTATTTACAGAGAACGTTGTTTCGGAAATACCACAAGGGATTCCGTACAAAACATGATTGCACATGTACTGGTATTGAAGTCTGGGCCCTGTTTTATTCAATGTCGTGGCGAAACTATCACAAGATAAGACTGCTTTGTCCTCTTGCCACGAGGCACTCCTTACTCGCCCTGCCCATACAATAACGGATTCTTCATCCACATCCGTTACGTGATACCTGTAGATGGTTAAGCTAACTGGGGTTTCTGGCGGAAAACCATCAAAAAGCAAAGCTATAGGAAAATCTACAGGAACGTCTATAAGTAATTTTCCCCCTGTAAGCTTCGTTGTCCAGCGAACCTTTGTTCTTTCTATAGGCGTTGGTACATAGAGTTGAGATGCGACTGTTAAGGCTCTCGTCGCACTCGTGTAACCGTACACTTGCCCGCCATGACTAAAAAGATAAAGCTCGGCTGGAGCCCCGCTATGAACCGAAGTTTCTACTGCACTATAAGACATTTATCACCTGCACTGACATCGAGCAAACAGCCTCGTCTGCATTTGTATATTGGATATTCACTTCATCACCTGCTAACCGAACTGAATTCAGAAAAGATATAAGCGTAAAATCTCCAACATTAATATCAAAACCCCAAGAAGTATCCAGCGTGATTGTTTCCTCAGCGCTGCTGAGTTCCTCGCTATCAATGATCTGAGCAATATAATCTAAACCATTGGTATGCTTCAGATACAGATGTGTTCTGTATGGATTCTGATTAATGAGCCTACTGTACCCAATGTTACGGACTGTCATAACCGTCTGGCTTTGGGGTAGAACATCAGTCATTGTGAAATCATTACGCCACGTAGGAACCCAAAAAGGTTTCACTTTTCCTGCTAAACTCGCAAGCCAACCCTTGAAATCCCAAATCTTAGTCCGACCGTTGAGATGAAAAGAAAGGGGAAAAATTTCATCGGGGTAACCGAAACGATCTCTATAGGCAACAACCCCGGTTAACGGATCTAAAAGATGCATTAACCGTTCAGACCTTTCTGTCCAGCCCGCTGTTACTGCTGGCCGCATTTCCACTACATCATAGGTTTTGTACTGGGTAAACGCTGTGAACGCATGCTCATATGTATCAGGATAGTAATCAAAAAATACTTTGTTTTTTGAGAACCCAGACACGAATGTAGTTCGTTCAAAATTCGGTTGCAATTTGCAAAGATGAAGGGGTGTGACCGTGGCGCCATTTGCATAATTGTTGGTTAAAGAATACCCTGTCTCTAAGGTAATAGACCCAACGCCCACGCTTGTGATATTAAGCGCCTCAAAGTTCTGGAGACTGTCAATAATAAATGCTGACCACCCAACACTAAAATCTCCGTAATCTGTATTGACTGTGATTACACTATCCCCTGCGTTGTGTGCAACCGCTGTTTTTCTTTCTTCACTCCAAACGGGAACACCAAACAAACTCGGTTGCCAACCGGCAAGTAATTGGTTGAGCGAAGATTGGTCAAACAAGGTGGTAGGAAACGCTGTTATTTCTTTAGTAATTCTCGGGTCCAACCTATTCCTTATCCGCTGCTCTTTACCATCGTATTTCCGCAATACGCTGGTAAGCCAGGAGTATGTTTCAGTGTAAACTGCATCAGTTTGAGGGGGGTAAGGAAAGACAAGAACCCTCGTTCCGGTAACAAGGAAAACAACAGTATCTCCGTTCGAAAATGTAAATGTAACCGTGTTGTTAATAGTGGGGGCGCCAAGCAAGCTGAGTACAGTTGAAAAGGTTATCTCCTCTGTAGGGGAAAAATCGTCGGTCTCAACAAGCCCCACAATAGAAGTCCCTCCCGCTCCAGTGGTTGTAATATCGTCAACAGTTAAAACAGGTTCGATATAGGCATTCCACATGTAAGTATCTTCTGCTATATCTGCAACTACGAATTCTGCATCAAACGGGTTTGGTTCAATCCAGATCCGGTTGTAAACAAAATCCATAGCGAAATTGGGTAAATCAGACGAGGCCACAACGGTCTGGAGATCCGTACTCTCGCGGTTACCGTAACCATTCTCCACCTTATGGTTAAAAGACCCGCACACAACCTCAAGGTCCACAGCGGAATCAACAGCTAAAGGTAAAGATTCTCCCGCTAATAAGAATATACCAAAAACGTCAGAAAAATACGAGTTGGGTACACGGGTTAAAAAACTAAGCTTTGATAGAGAATCGGAAGTAACGCTGAATGTAATATCCCCATCCATATTTATCCTAAGTTTTAGTTTAAATTTGAGTTTGAATTATTGTATTCTTATGGCAAACCATCGATCTGACTCCAGAGTCCCATCAGGAAGAATCAAAAATTTATCATTTCCGTACTCAAGAATTGTTCCAGGGGTTTCACCTACACAATTACAGCTATAAAAAGGTGTTGTTGCGAAAGGTTGAATGTAGCTGTCCGCAGGTCTCATCACTGAGTAAACAGTTTTCATGAGATGGTAACGACCCCCAATTGTTCTCGATATCTTTAAATCTTCAAAGTTCGGATACGAAAGTTCTGACCCTGAGTGATCTGATCCCTTTGTCCAGTAGTGATTCTCGTAAACAGGGTCTAAGTGTTCATCCCCCCATACTATTTTTCCTGCCGACTGCTGTGTTGTTGTCCCTTGCTCGTAGAAAAAAAGAGAAGTATAGGGTTTAGTTGAATAAGGAGCTGCAAATGTTCTGTACACCTCCCATGGGTAACACGTGGTAGAGGCACTGTTGTTTATAGGCGAAAAACACCTTAAGATCAAGTTTCCATCAATCGGCATTGTTGCGTCTAACGGAACAACAGAGCCAAAGCAAAAATGTTGGTGATAGAAATTATCGTGTGTTATCGCCATCCAAATAAACTTATCATCTCCAAACAAGTACATCTTAGGGATAGCCAAGTCATGTGTTATCCGAATCCCCCCCGTACCAGTCTGGTAACTACCACACGCTTCAAAAGAGTTATTGGAATCCTGGTGCCACGGAGCATACCGATTCCCTGTGGCGTCATAAGTTGTATTTTTTACAGCTCCCAAACCAAGAGCATAATCCGTAGGATCATGCCCCGCCACCCCCCCGCGAGGGTTGTAAGTGCTGACACTTTGGTGGAAATTATGCAACATGAACTGAAAGATAAGGTTCTGTGCCCCTCCCCATCCGGGAGAACTTAGGTGAAAAAAAGAATAGTATGAATCCGGGGTTCCCTGGAATCCATAAGGTTCTTCGAACTGTTCATAGCGTTCACCAGAACGAAAACCTGATTCTGTCCAACCTGCGGCCACTGCAAATGCTCGGAGTTTCGCAACAACGTCTGTTATTCCGCTTACATTCGTATGTATTTCATAGTTAGGATAAAGCACTATTTTATACCTCCTCCACGGCGTAAAAGTTATAAACCCCACCGTTTGCCCCACCGTAGAAAATTCGATACGTTTTGCTCCCCTGAACAAAGGTGCTTTCCGCTGTCAACGACTGCCCCCGCGCAACGAAGATACCATCTAATTGGGTGAGTAAAACGTCGTTTGCCTCCTCTTTTACGTAGACTGGCCATGTCATTAGTAACCCATCATACGTAGAAGCAACCGGCTGTATGTTGATATCACCCTGTTGGGGAGCCATAAACAATTCGTTATATTTATAAACACCACTTGTAGAACGCAAAAGCATATAAGTCCCAAGAGACGAAGAATTGTAACCTCTATGGACAGAATACCTATTCGAAGCGTAAAGGTAATCGTACACATCCCCTCGTTCTCCGATGGCCATGTTCGGCCTCGGATAGCTGGACGGTGGATCTAAACGGTAAGCAAATCCAGTATACGCCGATGTGTAGCTTGAGTCCGAGCATCTCGCGACCATAAAAATCCTCTGTTTATTAGCGTATAGCCACATAGGAAGAATCGAATCGGAAAACGGAGCTGTAGGCAACTTCGAAAAACATTGGTTACTTGTGTCATATGTCCCCATACCAAACCCATCGAGATTCACATGCCAAAGTGTTAATGGATCGCTGTGGTAAACATTTAACGCCCACCCCCACTTTGACGTAGAGGTATTCTTCCACTCCCTTATACCTATAAGTATTTCTTCTACCCCTGAAATCCCTGTACTTTTCAAAACACAAGCACGTGTTTCGTCTCCGTGAGTAGTTTCTACATTAGATATGTTTCTCGCATTATCCCACAACCTGACTTCCCAATCGCCCCTGTCAGGATCTGTTACATACTCTTTATAGTTCATTACCAATGTGGTACCTGTTGCAGGGGCTGCATCAAACTCCAAAGACCATGTACCATCCTTTGCTACGGAACCGGCAGTCACCCCAGTTCCAGTAATAACACCGTCAGCATCAGCGTAAGCTACGTACTGATTGGCCCAAAGATCATGGCCTTTGGTCACTACAAAATCGTCAACTGTCACAGATACTCCAGAATCAATTGCCCGATGAAGCTCAATATCAACAGTAACTTCACGCCCATTACGCAAAGGGAAACTCCCTACAAGCGTATAGGAGCCCGCTCCATCTTTTCCATAAAATTCAACAACAGTGTTTATTCTTTTTAATTTCAACCCACCATAAGCTGAAGTACGAGCAGAGGCAACGATAGATGACAGGTTATCACTGAAATTAGACTGACCAAAAAACTTAGCGCCGTCGTAGACCCCGGCATAACATTCCACGTAATTATCCGCATCAACTGAGAACCGTAGACCTACACCATCGGCGTCATCTGCCAACCCCGATAGGCTGCTGAAATCGAAAGATATTTCACAATCATCAAGGACTCTAAAGTTACTGGATAACACAACGGAATCTGCGGAACCAGTAGCAGCTATCGCTAATGCTAAATCTCCCGCAGCAGATGAAGAACCATCCGTCCCGTTGTCAACTGTCCATCTCGTAGTATTCAGCGTCGCAAAATCATCATCAGCCGAAGCAGGTGAAACTGTGGTCCCGTGAATTACAGCAGCTCCATACCGGTGCACACTTGTGTTAGACAAAGTTCCAGAGAAGCCGGTCTCACTACTGTCTGGTGTTCCAAGTGACTCCCCTTCCACTACAGTACCCGTAGCATAATCAACTAAGGCATCCAAAGCGCCACAAAAATCAAAAGCTGTTTTGGTTGTGAATGACATTACGCAAGCGCTCCTTTGTTCTCTCTCATGATATTTACGATTAGTTTTTCACCCTCTCTTGTGCTAAGGTAACTCTTTGTCATCGCGGGGTCAAGAACATTTACTATTTTTGTTCCCCCTTGGCTTGGAGCGGGGCTAATTCTATCGGCTATCTTATCCATGGCTTTGTCCATGCTACTCCCCAAACCCTCAATCCGTGCGGGGATTGATCTACCGTCCGGAAGGGGGACAATCGCTTCTGGATATTGGCCTTCCCCTATAAGACCGACTGTCGGCTTGCTTATATTTGTAGCGCCTGAAGCAAACCCCTGTAGAGGTTGAAAATGCCCATCCCATATTGCACCGTTTGCTGCAGCAGAGCTACTGAGTACAGAAGCTCCTATAGATACCAGGCTCCCAACCCAACCACTACCGCCCTCTGTACCGCCGCTGTCACTACCCAACGCAGCTTTCATGACCTTAACCATAGTCAGGTGGATCATCATCTGCGCTGCATCAGCAATAATAGATTGGAGTAGGGAATTGAAATCCATCTTTCCAGTGGCGACGAACTCAGAAAGAGACTCTGTCATCTTCTCAAAAGAGGAGGAAGCGAACTCGGAGGCCTGAGAAAAAACATCCGAGGCATTTTCTAAGTAACTGTTTACTCCGTTATCAAGACCACCCCAAAAATCCTTACTGGCCTCGGCTTGCTGCTCAAAACTCTTCTCTGCATTTTCTGTTATCTTAGCATACGCCTGGTCTACCTTTTCCACCGCAGCATCTAACTCTTTACCTTCGTATATGCTACCAAGCTCGGCCTTTTTCTGATCCCTTTCTAAGTTTATACCTCTTAGCTCTCTGCTTTGGTCTTGCTTCTTCGGGGCTTGAGTTCGAATGGACAGATCAAACTCAACATCAGTCATTTTTTCGTTTGAAGCTTTGACTATTTTTTCCAGTTCCTTGCGCAACCCCTCGGCTCTACCTATATCTTCTAAACTAATCAGTTCATTGAAAACCTCACGCTTTGCTTCTACCGCAGCCAAAGAAGCGACGACACCGGAAATACTGTCATCCATCTGACGAAGCTGAGTATCAGTTTTCTCGACCCCAGGAATCTTCAGCATCTCGGCACGTTTGTCTTTTAGCCGACCCACTTGCTTGGTAAGAGCTACTTCCTCCGCGTCGAACTCTTCTTCCTGAAGCTTCCTTTTTTCGTCTATGAACTCAGATTCAGCAATCAAACCGGCTTTTTTCTTGGCCTCAAGCAAGCGTCCTTCCTGCTTAATTGAGGCCATTGTCAAAGTCTTTTCCCTGTCTATTTGGCTTTTACGTAGGTCAAGAGATGTCGCAATATATTCCTTTTGCTTTGTTACATCCGTAACAATCTTATCAGAAAGACGCAGTGTAGTCAGCTGGCTAAATCTCTTTTGTGCAATGTTTAACTGAGAGTTAAGAGAAGCGACCTCGTCCCTCGCTTTTTCCGCGGCTCCTTCTGCGCCTGGTACAGCTAAATCCTGTCCAGCATGGATCTCTGCCTCGTTGAATATTTCAACTGCGGCATCCCTCTCCATGGTTAGAAGATCAATGTTGTCTCTAACCGCTTGGCGTTTTATCTGATAAACCTTATCCTTGTAATCTTCCTCGGCAATCTGCTTGGACTTATGCAGGTCTCCCAACATCTGCAGTTCAAAAGAATCCTGTTCTTTCTTCTCATTCTGTAGCAGCTTAGCCTCAGTTATCGCATCCAAATCACCTACTCTGTAAGCCTTGGCCATTGCAGCTTTTGTTTTCTTGACCGCGGATTCAGCAGCCTCCTGCTCGGCTTTCCAGGCTCCGGGATCACTCAGCATCCTCGCTTTTTCTGCACGTAATTCCCTGAACTCTTTTTTTAAAGAAAAAGCCGCCTCTCTGCTTCGCTTAAAATTTTCAACCATTTCAGAGTTATTCGGGTGTTTCTTTACATTCTTTGCCAACTCTAATGTTTGCTCGTTTAAATCCGCTAACGTTTCAGTAACCTTGGCTATTTTCTTATCAAACGGAGCAGCCATTACAGCAACTTCTAAACTACCGTAAACACTTTCTAATCTGGTAACATCTTGAGCTTCCTGCAAAAGTGCTTTACTTTGCGGCGTACCGAACCAACCTTTAGTCCAGTCCTGTCCCTGCCTGGGGTTTTTTCCTAATGTACCGGCCTTCTGCTTTTCATAAAGCTCTGCTGCATTTAAAGAAGCCAGCACAGTTTCGTCAACGTCGACAATAACATCTTTTAGACCCACATAAATATTTTCTATCGTTTTGGCAACAACTGCGGGGGCTGAAAATAAATCCACAAGATCCTCTGCTGCACCCATTAAAAATCCAGAAAGCCCGGAAAGACCCCTTGACAGCGTTTCAACTGTTCCACTATCAGCGAGATCCCTGAGAGAAAGGATAAGGCTTTTTAAATCTTCGGTCCCAGTTCCTTTTATTGCCGCTTTTTGCCAAGCAGCTTTAGTTTCATCCCAGAGAATCTTGTTAGTTTTAGCGAGATCCTTGTACATACTTGCTACAAATGATCCTTCTTTTTGAATCTCCTTGAGAATCTCAGCCCTCTTAGCTAAAGAAAAATTCCCCAACTGCATCTGTTCGTCGATTCTTTTTAGATCATCGATGCTAATGGCCGTGAGCATGGAACCCGCCGAAGCAGCGCGAAGAGAAAATACGCTGGTCAGAACTTTCATCCTATCTGAATCAGGAAGGTCTTTTATTGTAGCTGAGAAATTGGAAAACAATTCTGTTAGCGTAAGCAAGCTTCCATCTTTAGCGAACAAACCGAAATCTATGTGCATGTCTTTAAAAAGCTTTCTGGTTTTTCTCGTTGGGTTTTGTAGCTGTCTTATCGCGGTTCTAAGGGACGTTGCTGCTTTAGTCCCCTTAATACCCATATCACTCATAATACCAAGACCAGCAGCAATCTCAACAAATGAAGCTCCCGATAACTTAGCAAGCTCAGATGTATATTTGAACTGGCTCAACATCTCTTTGATATCAAGTGTTGCATCCAGAGAAGCATAGCCAATAATATTTGCTGCATCTGCTAATGATCGCAACCCCCGATCTGTGCCCACCATTTCAACAGACCAAGCCCTGTACTGAGACATAAGCGCGGAGGTAACTTCGCCCAGGCCTTCTTCCGCAACTGTCGCTAATTGCGCAATTGTCTTGACTTCTTCCAGTGCTGTTGACGCATCGAAACCAGCTTTCATTAAGACCTTAACACTATCTGCCAACTCGTTTGGACCTTGAGCCACCCCACCTATTGCTAAGATACCGTCATACAGATTTCCATAGGTCGCAGTGGTATCCTTGGTCGCTTTCCCCAAAGAAACCATATATTCAAGTTGGTATTCAAATGAGGACGCCGACTTTAACCCTTTTACAGCAGAGGTAACAGCAGCAAAAGTAGCCAACATAGGTAACATCGAACCGTAGGTTAACCATAATGCGCCCAAACCTCCGGAAACACCTCTAAGAGCACTGGTAAACTTATTCGCAGAGAACGCAGCCTGATTTGTTGACGCAGTAAACACCTTCTGCGCCGTTATCGTTTTGTACTCTTCCTTCGTTATAAGCCCTAACCTCCGTGCTTGCGTGGCCAGAGCCTTGTTATTTGCGTGTATAGCTGCTAACTTCTTATCAGAGCTGCTGATCCCCAGTGCTTTAATCCGTACTCCCTCAGCAAGCGCCCGATTACGTGTCTCTAACGCCGCTGCTTCCGCCCTCGCATTCGTAACAGAATCAAGACTCGCAGGGGTTAACTTAGTCCTTTTCTCGATTCTGGTTGCTCCTAATTGTGCAGCCATATTAGAACGTAAAGAAACAGTACTCTCTTGTTCAGCTATAGCAAGTTTAGTATAGCTTGCAGCCAGGACATCTACCGCAGGGATTTCTTTCTGAATTCCAGCGATGTCAGCGTAACGAGCTTCACTTATCAGCCCTTTTTCAAGAAGAAGTCCGGCAGCCGCGACGGTTTCGGCCTTCATCGAAGCAATAAGTGCACTCTTAGAAGCCGCTTCTACAGTGGCAAGCTCAACTTGAACTGCCATTTCTTTATTGAGAAGATTTGTAACTCCGATTAAAGCCTGATCTGTAACAAGCTGCTGCCTTTTAACTGCGGAAAGCGTCTCCATTGAGATCAGCAATTCTTTCGCCGATGCCTTTTGTTTAGCGTGGGCGGCATTCACTTTCTCAACCTGGGCGCTACTTCCAGACAGTGCTTTTGCATACGCGGAGAAACTGGAGGTTAGCACATTGAGGACAGCTTTATTTTTTGCCAGACTACCTGTAAGGTTGGCAACATCTTGCGAAGTTTTGACACTTTTTACAGAAAGGCTATTGAGGTTCACCTGCATACTCGCTGCAGATAAACTTGCTTCTTTAGCTTCTTTATCCAGAGCAGCTACTTGAGCAGTCAGCTTAGACAGATCGGCTTTTGTTGGTCTGGAGAGTACAGACTCAATGCGATCAAGGAGGGTTTCAATTTTTTGAAGGTCTCCATCCTCCGCTTTTATCGTCAGGAGTAATCCGCTCATGATAGGTTTCCCTCACTCTTTTGCTTTTTAAAGAAGTTGGCTAAGTAAACGTCATCCATTGCTGCTACAAACCTGAGTAGTCTCGAAAAGTAGCGTGGACCGTGGACAAAGTCTAATCTAGCATATGATTCAATTTGGGGAATACTCAGAGGCTGTGGTCCAGTGTATGCGAACTGCCTTCTTTTATGCAGCATAGAAAAAGCAGACCAATATGTTACTAATCTCGGGGGGATAACTGGACGCCCTTTTTCAGCCGACGGGCCAAGTTTCTTCCCTCTCTTTTTTAACTCAGAAAAGAAGGAAGATGACTCTCCCCACGACAGATCGTAAGCCAAGGCCTCTGTTAGTTTTTTTCGTCCCTATCCTCCAACTCAACCTTATAATTGGCTATATCAGAAGCATGTTCCATAACCATTTTGCGGAAATCCTTGTGACTTAAGATCATAACAGCGTTTTCAGTGTTGTATTCCAACTGCTTTCCCTTGTAAGATAAGTTTTTCCACCCAAGAAGAATTGTTCCCGCCAGAATTTTGATTAAGATATCTTTATCTGCCTTTTCGTAAGCCTCAGCTGATAAACCCTGAGAACGTATAGCGAACGCATCGGCCTCTTCCTGAACCAACTTGAGATAGTTATCGTTATCCCTTCGGGCAACTAAAAGACTTGCGCCTCCGCCGAGATCAACAGTAATACCCTCAGTTTCTTTTCTCTCATCCGTGGCGAACTCGCTAAATATATCTAACATAATAAACAGAATCCTTTTAATTGTGTGGCTTCGGTTCTTTCTTTCAAAGAACACTAAAGCCACCATGTTAAGTCATTGAGCTATTAAGCAGGAGCAGTACCGAATCTATCGATATAGACAACCTTATCTGTAGCCCCAGGAGCAATAGCCTTGAAATCTGTAGAAAGCATAACATCGGCATCTTTGCCAGAAGCCTGTATTGTGGGTATCCCGAGTTTACACTTATTGAATACAAAAGCGTACCCATTCCCCAACACATCCTGGACAGGAAACTCAATTGATACAGTCGTGTTTGCTAATGCCTTATCGTAAATATCCCCGTCGTTTAGATAAATCTCTAATGTCCCCTCTACAGCATACGTACTCCGACCGATTCCTACATTCCCCAAAACACTTAATCCTGCCTGCCCCCTTAGTTTTGCGTCAATCGATACGTTCGCAGATTTTACGAATGTGTTCGCAAGAGGATCTCCATCAAGCAGTATGTTACCAACACCTGTTACAGCGTTCATGATGCCGTAAGCATTCGCAGCATCAGCAGCGCCACCAAAATGGGTAGCGTCACTCCTCAAGGCATCAGAGCCCATAAAGTCAAGACTACCTGTTAAAAGCGCACCTGTAGCCAGCGACAGTGACAGCTTGGAAGCCGCCATTCCCCTGTAGGCAAAAAACTGTGAAACATCGGAAAAATTCTTCTGAACAGTGAATGTCTTTAGTGCTGCAGATCCCAAAGTCAATCTGGAGCCAGTGATACTGTAAGTCGTGTCAGTTTCGTCAACAACTGGATAATCAGTATCAAAGGTAAGAACATCCGATGTGGCAGTGGCAATCCTGAAAACTCCCAGATTCAGCTCTGTTCCGTCACCAATAAAAGAAACCCACTGGCCGTCAACAAAATCATCGAAATCACCCGCTGTACCCGTTGCGGTATTCCCGGCCTCTGCAAAAGTTACAGTTGCCAAGGCCACAACGCCATCTGTACCCGCCTCTGTGTAGGTATTGGCGAGTAAGGCCTCAAAAAAAGGATCATACTCTCTGTACTGGAGCTCAAGGTTTACCCCTCCCTGGGCGGTCGCACCGACGGGGACCAGATCAGAAACCTGCATTGTAGAATTAATCTCTTTGGACTCTTCTAACGTAATATCGTAAGCAAGAGACTCTCCTGTCATTCTTAAATTTTTAGGCGTACCTACTGAATCGATAACCCCGAAGGTCGCCTCTTCCAGGTACGATAACTGAGTTGAACTTGTGCCTGCCAGCATAACAATTTCCCCCTTTGCAATTAAGTGATGGAATCAAACTGGAAAGGCACTGTGGTAAACCACGACTGCCACCCCACCGCTGGTTCCTGTTTTCTGCATGTAATCCCGTACAACCGAATCTCGCCAACAATTTGAATAGCAAATGCAGCTCGCACGACATCAAGCATATCAAACAAAGGCTTAGACCCCTTCCCGTTTCTGGCGTACAGATCAGTGTGAATCTCTCCGAATCCTCTCTGCAGAGGGTTGGTCCCGTTCATATCTCCTTGCTTAAAGCCAGATAAGCCGACAGAAAATAGAGCAAAAGGCTCTACCTGTTGGAGTAAATCCGGCTCTTGAACACCCTCTCTAAACAACTCAGCCGTCCCCGCTTGAGCAGTCCATACAGCCTCTATTCGGCTGCTTAAAATTACCCTTACTGAATCTGATGTTGTCATTTTATATCAATTCCATTATTCCAGAGTCTGATAGCTTAGCAATGACAAGCTGCCGTTGCTGCGCCTCGCTTAATATAGCCATCCTTGAATTAAACCAACCAACAGTTCTCATTACCATATGCCCCGGCCTATTAACCCTTCTTAAATAATTATTGGGGTTTTCCTCAAGCATCTCGACATAGGAACCTTCAAACAGATCTTCAGCATTATTACTCAAAAAAATAACTTTATCAAGAGCAATCTGTAGGACTTTATCGCTATTACGTTTTTTGGCTTCGTCAACAGCCGTTGGGTGAGCTTTGCATTTTATCTGTTTTGATAGCTTAGTTTCGGAAACCGGTCCGTCATCGTCAAAGATATCTGAGATGCCAACCCTATCGTCAATGAATAGACTACTCTTCGACATGTCCAACATGTTCACCCCAATATTCCACTGAGCTGCCGCATGTCCTGTCCACTGCGGAGTTTCATCAACCAACATGTTAAAGGCCACAGTCACGTAACCCTTGAAAACATCGGTCATTTCCTTCCTAAGTTTGGCTTTTGTTACCTTAACCGCACGCTTAAACCTAAGTTTTTCAGCAGCTGAAACAGAAAAAAACACGATTATACCCTCCGTAAATGAAGCTCCCAGCTGGTCCCTGCGGCATCATCCTGTGCAGAAATAACTCGATAAGACGTCCCTTTGGCCGTGCAGATATCGGCTGGTTCCGGCTGAGCAACATCTGATTTCTTTACCGTAACTATCCGATCACTGGCCTTATACTTTGCTGCGTCTAAATTGCTGAACCTATAGTTCGTCTGCACCAACTCAAGAATTGCAGGGAAATCTTCCGGTGTTCCTGCCGTTAAGGTGTCTGTATTGACATCGTATACCCCTTGTGCAGTATATGTTACATTTACAAGCGAGTCATCCCCCAACTCGCTGCAAACCGCAGCGTTAAAACCAGCCTCTAAGCTTTCAACAGACTGGATTCTGTAGAGAATACCGGCTGAGGACAGTATTAGATTGTCTCTTGTTGACCGAGGTTCGGTAGGAGACATATAAATATTACAGAAATTAAAAAATAGAGTGGACTCCATCTCGTCTTTATCAATCTTTCTCCAAACAGCATCCCCGTAGAAAGGAGTAACGGTACCCGGAATCGGATCTGTTAAAAAATCAACAGCAGAAGCCTCCCGATAACTATCACCACAAGGGTGGATAACTACATTTTCTCGAACAGCATCCCCCTGGAAAAAATCAATGGCAACTCTTCCAGTTATAAACCTATCGTCGCCAACCCTTACGATACCTCTGTCCGGAAGGACAACCGTTGATGCCGAAATAAACTTTCTCCAGCTCGCCACACTGTCACGAACACTACCGTCATATGGGTTTGTCTGCCCTAAAAAGAGCAACTCGCCAGTATAACCGTCGTAAACTGGTAACTTTTTGTGAGATGAAACAATAGCCGCTAAGTCTACCATTAGTTACCTATGTTCCTGTTATTGGGTCAGAAGATGGTGTCGACACCTGCAACACGTTCCTTGTGGTTGCTGCTGCTGACGTTACCGCATCCGGCAGATAATCTACATACGCGTCCAATAATGCTGCCCTTGCACGGTCATACTCCGTGTCAATCCTCGGGATGGCATTATCGAACGATGTTGACGTATGCCTGAGAAACGATGCCTTTCCTTCTGTGGAAGACCGAACCGCAAATTGCGGAAGTGCTGCAAGACATACCTTAGCCACTGCATAAGTAGCAAAGAGACTCACAGCATCTGCAAAACGCGCTGCACCAGCGTCGGTATCAACAAGAGCATCAGCCGTAGCGTAATCCTCCACTATGGTCGCACAAACACGGTACAGGTCTGCTTTTAATGCCAGTGTATAAAAATGATCGTTTAATACAACGTTCGGGAGTTCGTTAGCGCTAACCCCCAACAGAACCCGTACACTGTTTGGTGTGGTATAATCGCCTAACATTTTTGTATCAATCCCCGTTTAAGCTGGACATCTATCCACGATCCCAATTCAACCAAAACTCCGTGCCCATCCTCAGGAATCATAATGCCATCAAAAGGAGCATACATAGGTCGAATAACAGCCCTAACCCTGATAACCCCATCAGGAATCACCTCCGGTGCTGCTTCAACAGGAACCTCGACTACTGGTGCAGCTTCGATAACAGAAGCCGCACTATCTTTCTTTTTCTTCGACATAAAAATTTCCTCCGCTACATTCAGGATCGACCTTTAATTATATTGTGAGAGAGAGTACGTCAAAGGCTTCATCCCTTAAACGATAGGCGATCTCAGAAAAGTCAAACCTAAGCGCACTTGACCGTCTTAGGACAAACTGTTCAACAGCAGAGTAAGCCGCGGCGCTATTCCTGATTCTTACGATAGCACTACGGGCATCCAAACCCATAAGCGTATTTGCAGTCCAACCGGCAGAATCATCAACAATAAATAACTGTACATTTTCCAAGAGTCTGTTCATCAAGGAAAACTGAGGTGTCAGCGACCCGGGGACATGCTGGTTCGTATTTGTAGTCTGCAGTGCTGCTTCCATCGACAGCATACCATCGATATCCGTTACGACATGGGTGAGGTGCCTCTTGTAATAATTATTCACCAGCCACTTAACAAGAGCTTTCTTTGTGACATCCCCTGCCACTGTAATTGCCGCATCATATGAATCAGCCTGTGTTACAGCAAGAGCCGACTGACCCATATCCTCATCGCCGTTTAAACAACTCAAGAGATAGTCATAAGTACGAGCATTCCTCTCAACAGCCAACTGACGCTCAACAACCATAGACACGAAATCCAGCGTAGTCGAACTAAGCGCCTGGTCAGAAACTTCCATACCTATGGACATTGTGGGCAGTGACCTGGCTGTGTCGGCAGTTGTGATGGATAGCATTGTCTGGGGCGGTGCAAGCTGTGAGATAACTTTGGCCCGAGTCTCGGCACCCGTAACGTCAACCACTGGCTGCTCGACACGGTTACTTGTGACATTAATATCTGAGGCAACCATCTTATCAAATGCCATGGGATCGGTCTCCCTATCCACAGCAATTTCGCTCTCAATAAGTTCGAGTATAACAGCTGGATACAGAATACGTGATGCGGGATTTGCATCGGCAACTGCTGCCGCATTCAGTTCTGCTCTCCCGGAAAGTATATCATCCAATGTTGGGGATTTCAAGCCGAATTCCTTATTCCCACCAACCAGTAAACCAGAGCTCGCACACATCTGCTCAAAGGTAGATGATTTGGCCTCAGACCCCGTAGGATAAGTTCGATTAATATACTGGGGCACGGATAATCCCTTATCAACCGCTGCTTTGTAAATACTTGGTGATAATACAGCCTCAACACGCTGGCCATCAGCGTTTGTAAAAGTTGGCATAATACAAATCCTTTTTTCTTTGATTTAGGTTATTCAAAAACAATAGACAGTAAACAGTAAACCGACTTTAACAGACGCGTTCAATCACGCAAGTGTCGCCTACTGCGCCGGCAACTCCAAGAGAAATAACTCTCCACGAAAAGAAAGTAATGTCCTGTGAGGTTGCCTTGCAAACCTTTGGTCCGGAAGTTGTTAGAGCTGTACCCGCTGCAACAGGGGTACCGACTACAACATAATCACCGAGTACAATTGTACCAGTCCCGGCCGTTGCTTGCAAACCATCGCAGATACAAGCCATACGATCATTCGTTTTCACAGATCCAATGGTGAAACCATCCTGTGTCGCGGGCTCAATAGCGACAACGCAACCCTCAATCTGGGCACCTGCAGCAGACAACGCATACTCAGATTCAGCCGTAAGACCCACCAGCTTTCCTTTGTCGTTATCAACAAGGTAATTTGTTTTTGTCCCATCCTGTGTTAAACGAGCAACGATAATATCCGAAGCAGCATTAACGTCAACCCCCATTTTAAACTTGGCCATAACGCTTCCCCCTTATTCTTATTCCTATTATTATTATTATTATTCTTATTCTTGTTCTTGTTTACTCAGTTGTTTTAGCCGTTCAAAGGAACAACCACCTGTTTACTCCGTGCCGCTTCAAATCTGGACGGCGCAGTAGGTTTTTCTTTTTCTTCCTCTTCTATAGAAGCAACACCTCCTGCTGGACACAAAGCCGCAAACAGCTCTACCTTTTCATTATAAACAGAAAGAATCACATCAGGTTCGGAATCTTCTTTCAAAGGATTCTCGGTGTTTAACGCGATACACATGTTGCCTACGGCCTTTTCCACAATAGCCGACAGTTTTCCTATAAGCTCAGATGCCGCGGCTATTTCCCTGTCTTTCTCCTCAATCAAGGCAATATTGGGATCAGGGGTATTTTCATCCTCCTCCTCGGCAGTAAGCTCGGCTGCTGCTTTAAGATCGGCATCCTCTTTCAAGAGCAAAGCATCTTCCTCTGTACCTTCCCCAGCTGCAGTACGCTTAGCTGCTGCTTCAAGCTCAGCTGCTGCTTTAAGATCGGCATCCTCTTTCAAGAGCAAAGCATCTTCCTCTGTACCTTCCCCGGCTGCAGTACGCTTAGCGGCTGCTTCAAGCTCGGCTGCTGCTTTAAGATCGGCCGAGGCAAATGCAGAAGCCATCTGGTATGTTTTTGTTTTTTTCATCGTTTGTGCTTCCCCCTTTGTTTCCTGTGTAAGTGTTGATAAAACATTCTGAAACGTATCTACTTTGTCAAACAAGCCAACCTTTACCGCTTGCTGCCCAACAAACTCCCTACCTTCCAACGCAGGTTCCAGTTGTTTGATAGACAGATTGAGATTACTGGAAACCTCACGAACAAAAACAGCCTCTGTCTCAAGCATTAATTTTAACGTCTCTTCCTCTGCTTTCTCTGTTAACGGCTCAACCGAATTGAATAACTGTTTAAACTCCCCGGTTCTGAGTATTTTCCGCGTAACCCCATCATTCTCATCCTGCTTAGAGTACTCAACGTGTTGTGTGACTACACCAATACTCCCTGCAATACCAGTTGCAGAGATATACCTTTTCCTCGCTGCCGATGCTAACCAATAAGCGCCGGATGCTGCCATTTCAGCAAAACAGTAAACAGGTTTTATCTTGTCTACCTCTTTTATTAAATTAGAGGTTTCAAGTGTCATCGGCACCTGACCGCCGGGACTTGTAACATCCAGTAAAATATTGGCAACTCCGTCGTTACCAGCGGCTTCTAAAAGCGCTCTCTGGATCTCCGATTGGCTGAGGTATCCCATATATTTGTTATACCAGTTATCACTACAAACAAGAATCCCTGATATATTGATAATCCCCACACCGTCGACAACTGATAGGATTGGCGAGCAGGTTTCTGCCTCTTCGTCAGAACTGGAGACCACAGCCTCAAACTCTTTGCGCGCTTCCTGGGCCTGCGGTGTGGTCAACCAATCAAGCTGCGACAGGTATAACCGGTATGAATCCTCTGTACCTACCCAAAATGTAGCCATAGTAACACCTTCCTTCCTTCCTTCCTTCCTTCCTCTGTTTTTTAATTTAGGATTTAGAATCTTTCGGTGCGTCTCCGGATAAATCCTGGTTCAATGCCGACGTGTTGCTCTCCGGTGTTTTAACTTCCGCGCTCTGGTTGCCCAATTTAAACATCGTTCCTGACAATGGAGTCGCGCCAGGCAAAGGCAATGTACCTGTTAATTCCAACGATGCTTCCGCATCACTCATCAAGCCAAGAGATAGCAACTCCAAAATCCGCGACTGACGCATCATCTTAAAAGCTTCTAATTCGCTTTCCGGTCTTAAATCTACAGAATTGAACTTAAACTCAACGACCACATCAATACCGTACAACCTAACCGCCATGGTAAGCAAGCGGGAAAAAATCTCGTTCAACTTAAGTATAACTCCGGATTCCACAGTTTTAACAAAGAGCATTGTCTGCGTTGAGGCTATGTTAGAACTACCTACGCTTTCCAGGCCGAGGATAACGGGAGCCGATTTCGCACCAGAACTTATTTTTCCATTAATAATATTGGACAATGCCTTCCACTCTTCGCTTACCGTGGTCGTACCCGCGGTAAGATATTCTATGGTTAAGCAGTCAAAGAATACCAAAGCATCCTCAGGGTTTAAGCCGTCTATATTATTTCTAACGGTATCAATTAATACCTCCGCCGCCTCTTTCAACTTATCCGGATCAGCTAAAACCTCCGCCGGTAATGTTTTACGCCACATATCCTCAATGATCACTACCTTCACGCGCGGATGCACCGCACGGTTTGCAACCCTTCGAAGATCATTCATAAAGGTTTGCTGCGCTACTATCGGCTGAATCGAAGCCTGTACTGGAGAATCCGCCGTAGAAGAAAGTAAATCCTGATCCAGCGAAACATAAAAAAATGTGGAGATATCAAGCGGAATTTCCTCCGACCCCAAAACCTGATAGGGAATTTTCCTGTTCTTATCATACTTGAACTTTATTTTTTCTATAGATATCGGCTGCATGGCCTCCGGAAGCCGGGCTTTATTTAATAAAAGCTCAATAGCACACCCGCCTAACATCAACAATTCCTTGCCCAGGGACTCTCCAGCCGACCTAATACTTTGGTAAGCATTATATCCAACGGGGCTTGCAGCACCAGCACCTGTTGCCATCGGATCAACATTTAATAAATCAAATTTACGACACATCTGCTGAACCAACACAGTCCCATCATCGCTAATAGTCCCGTCTAAGTTCCTTGCAATTGCTAAGTAAGTGGATGACAAGGCTAAACGTAAAGCCGAAAATATCGCTGCAGAAAGATCAGGACTCGCTTTAGATAACTTGCGCAAAACCCCAGGAGTAGTCGCCGCATACCTCAAATCCGTAATGTCCAGATTTGCAAGGTTTAAATCTTCTTTCGGCAAAAAAGAATCTTTCGACTGTTTTGCCGAAGTAATATACGAAGGTAAACTCACCGGCCTGTTCGGCAATTTCTTTGGTAAAGGTGGAACCTCGATATTAGATGCCGCAGACAAAGTTTTTGTGTTTTTCCGGTTGAAGAGATTAAACACTTTACAGACACCCCCGTAAGGTTTTTTATTTTTTATTTTTTATTTTTTATTTTTTATTTTTTATTTTTTATTTTTTATTTTTTATTTTAAATTGAGTTAAAAGTTTTTCAATTTAAAGGTAGAGATTAATGGGACATTTTGCATTGCTACTCTTGGTTCTATACCTGAATTCATACAGAAAGCAAGAAAAACGTACAATAAACTGAAAAAATAATGATCTACACCCCTTGTTTTCCTCCAAACAAACTTCCCCTCCTCGGCTTCCGTTCGGAGCTGAGGAACGAAAATACGCTTCAAATCCATAAGATGCTCGGTATACGTGGAACATACCAAAGGTAAAGGGTCGAATGTAATAACGCCTTCCCTTAAAGCCGATACTAACAAATCGAAACCTCTATCCCTTGCTACTGAAATACTTCTAACCAAAGACATCGCTTTCGTAGGTTCGTCGGTGTTCTGCTCAGTAACATCGTACAGCGCAAGCCCCTTCTTTTTCGAGAATATACTTGCAAACAGCGTAGGGTGCTTCTCCTGGAGCATCATAACCGAATCCGTATATGGCAAGGAATCTACAACCCCTGCGATGACTCCGAACTCTGCATACAACTCGGCCACCCTCTTCCTTACAGAATGCAGGGGAATCATCTCCGCATGTATAACCCGCAGCGACTCTTTAGATTTAGACTTAGATTTAGAGCCGTTACTTACAGGTGCGGCGATTGTGCAAGCGCATTCCCCTCCCATATCCAAGCCCATTAGGGCAAAAGGAACTCGTGCTTTAAAGTCCTGTGACTTAAACTGGTGAGCCGATCCGCGATTAACAGAATAGGAAATATTAGGTACCAACGGCTTGTGTTTGAAAAAGGTGCTTATTTCTTCTAATGAAAGGCCTGTTTCTTTGCTGGCCAACTCCAAACCAAGCGCATCATTATAAAAATCCTGCAATCTTGAGTACCTGCCAGACCTTTCTATGAGAGAACCTGGGGTAATAATCGCAGGGATTGAGAAAGGTGATATATGATACCCGTGAAACTCAGCCTTAGAATCGTTATTCTCGCACACAAACTCCCTTGTTGTGGGGTCCAAAATGTAAGAGGATGGGAGAGGGCGACTGCACTTCGGGTTCGGACAGATCAATGCCGCTGTTTTTAGGTCAAAATCGTTCAGAATTGCGCTGTTTAGAAAAGATATTTCTGACAAATCGTGGCTATTGGAGAAGTTGGGGAGGTAGACATGCTTATAATAATCTGGTTTGAACCACTGATTACACCTCGTACATTTCTGCAATAACACATGCTGCCTTGAATTATCGTACTTTAAGGAAATCCCGTACCCTGGAACCGTAGGAGTTGATAAATAGAATTCGTCTTTTATACTGGAATGGATCAGACGGGAAATCAACTGATTGATCACATCGTGACTTTCCGCTCCATCCAACTCGTCTACCACTAAAGCATCCAAATCGATTGCGAGAACATTTGTCGTGGATGTCGCCGATGCTCCCTGACTCATAAGAAACGAGTCACCAAATTGCTTTAGTTCAGAGCTATCATTCCCTTTCTCTAACCTGATCTTTACATTTGGAGAGGCGTTAATCAAAGGGTCCAGCCGCATCTTTACGAACTTCTGTGAAAACTTTGCGCTTGGCAGGACATATGACAACTTAACTCCGGCCTGTAAAGAAACAAAGGCTAAAGCTCTACATAGATTCAAAGCGGATAGGCCTACTTGAGAACATTTTTTGACAACCTTCTTTCTACATGCGTCATCGAGGATAACCTCTTGATATTCATGGTTTAAAAAACTAAATGGTTTGCCATTCAGGATTATGTTTTCTTTTATCCAACTCGTAAAGATTAATTTTGTCTGGGCTAACCCTGCTCGGAGTCGGTCAAGATGTGATTTTATCATGATACCTCTCTAAGAAAGGTGTCTGAAGTTCAGGGAACTCCTTTAAGGTTTCCAGTAAAACACGTTCGATCCTTTTGATTGTTTCAGTCGTGTTCAGTACAGCTTGTATATCGACTAATTGCTTTAAGATCGCTGTTATTGTGTTGGCCACCTGCGCTTTCTGATTCAAAGGCGCAGCGCTTGTCTTAGCGTCGGATTGCATACCTTTGGCCAGATGCAATTGCATTATGATCTCGGCTTCCAAGTTGAGCGAATCAGTTGTAATCGGTAGCGATGACTGCAGCCGATTGAGCAAAGCTATCTTCTCTGCTTCGCTGTAAGCGTCTAAATCTATGCTGTTCACGGGTAAGTTCATGTTCCAAGGATAGGAGAAGCGGAAAATTTTGTCAAGGGGAAAGTTCGTGGAATGGAGATTTAAATTTAGGATGAAAAAGTTCAGCGAGATGAAAATTCCTGTCGGGGACCACGTTGGCCCTACGGCTACACATTCCATTGCAGGAAAAGGGTATACGTCAGGCGCACCCAACCTTTTGAGGCGCACCCAACCTTTTGAGGCGGACCCGATTTGTTGAGGCGGACCCGATTTGTTGAGGCGGACCCGATTTGTTGAGGTCAGTCATATTTGTTGAGCTGGACCCGATCTTTTCAGGTCAGTCATATTTATTAAACTGGACCCGATCTTTTCAGGTCAGTCATATTTGTTGAGCTGGACCCGATCTTTTCAGGTGGACGCCATTTGCTGAGCTGGGTATCATTTACTAAGCCAGGCAAAACTAAAACGTCAAGCCGTGGGCGGGGGAAATGCAGTAACGTTACTGCATAAAAAGATAATCTTTCTGCTTGACAAAGGGATAATCTTTATGGTATACTGTTCTTGAGGCTGGGGAAAGTCTCGGGAAAAAAAGGAATGCAGTAACGTTACTGCATAAAAAAATATAGGTCTGGGGGATAACCCTTGGGCTAATAAAAAAACAGGAGAAAAAAAAATGGAAGAAACAAAAACAAAAGCAACAAAAGCAACAAAAGCAACAAAAGCAAAGAAAAAAGCAACACTGGTACACACCAGTTTGTACGTGGGGTACCTGGAAGCATTCAACGCAGAGAATAAGGCGCTAAAGACCACGGCAACAAGGATTGAAAAGATCGAAAAAACTGGACTGAAACTCCCAGAATTCTTCCTGGCACTTTGGGCCGAAGGATATAAGAGGCCAGCGACCTGGCCTTTGAACAGCTCTGGGCAGGCGTTAAGCCCTACAAGCAGCAAAACTCGGGCAGCACTGCCCGAAGTTAATCGGTTGGTATCCGCGCTGGCTATGCGGGAAAGTCGGCGTAAGAAAGCGGCTGAAGCTGAAAAGCTGGCAGCTGAAAAGGCTGAAGCCGAAAAAAAAGCGGCTGAAAAGCTGGCAGCTGGCGATGATGATGACGAAGGCGAAGGCGACGGCCTGGAGGGTGATGATGACGAAGGCCTGGAGGGTGATGATGAAGGCCTGGAGGGTGATGATGAAGGCGAAGGCGAAAAAAAATCGGACCCGAAAATTGAGACTTACAACAAAGAAGTATGCGTAAAGCAACTCCAAGCCTTGTTGGTAAAGGCTTATGGAGAAGAAAATATGGAGTTGCATACTGCGGCAAGCAAGTTGATAAAGCTGCTCGTATAAAAAAACACTGCAAATCGTTCACCATAAACGATTTGCAGTGTTTTAAAGAATGCGGTAACTGTTACCGCATTCTTTAAAACACTGCAAAAAAAAAGGATAGAAGAAAATGGAAGCAAGAATTGAGCTGTTAAAAGAACAAGGCTGGGAAGAGTCCAGCCTTGTAAATGCCTGCGGACACCCGGATCACTGGGTGGTCAGCTTGATACACAAAAATCACCCTGGCCTGATCGCTGCTGCAAATTGCAGTGATCACCGACGGGCCTGGATCTGGACAGCAGATAGCCCGCAGGCACTTTGCCTGTCCAGCTGGGACGTTTAAAAAAAAACAAGGAGAAAAAAATGAAAGATCAGAGCGAGAAAATAAAGAGGACCCAGCCTATCTTTGCGGAAAAAGACGGGCAGCTTGTCGGGATGCTCGTCCACGAATTCCTGCCAGAAGAGCAGGACTACATGTGGGTACTAAGAATTGGGGGGCATCTCAGTGCCTCTGGGTATTGGAAGGAAAGGCGTGACCTTGTAGCCGACGCCACTCTGTGGGGCTACAGGTTTTTTGTGAGGGATTAATTGATCCCTCACCCAGTTAACCGTAAAAATTTTTTGGCGGATTAAAAACCGCCAAAAAATTTTACCCTGATGTTAGGCGCAGCTAACATCAATAGGTGCAGCCAACACCGATAGGCGCGCCAAGGTAAAGTGGACGCGCCAAGGTAAAGTGGACGCGCCAAGGTAAAGTGGACGCGCCAAGGTAAAGTGGACGCGCCAAGCACTTTCGGGCAAGACTCAACTTTTGAGGTAAGCCTCAATCTTTCGGGTGAACCTCAACCTTTCGGGTGAACCTCAACTTTTGAGGTTAAACATATTTCTTTCCAGAATTATGTGCGTTACCATGGATATAATAAGGGCCATGTTGTTATTTTTTCTAAAGAGCCGGATATATTCCGGTTTTTCAGAAAGGTTAACAACCCTTTTGGGGAGGTAGGAAGGTCATAGCCACGTCATAGTCATGGCTATTAACAGCCGTTAGACCATTCCTTGCACAGAATTCGCAATAGTCTGTATAAAGTTTGGAATAATTGAATCTATCAATGAAGGATAGATAAATCCAGCAGGATTCCACCTTCAAAGAATCCTGAATCTTTTCAGATGCTTGCGCAGCCTTACGAGATAGATTGAAGAATGTCTCTGCATCAGACGCTTGAGTACAGGCCAGAGATTTTCTACAAAACTCCAATTCCATGGATTTTAGCTCAATTATAATGCTCGCCGGTTCGAGCCTATTTTCGGTGTAAGTTATTGATTTTGCTGTCTTTTCCATCTTTTTATAAGGTCCCTTATTTTCTACATTTTCTACTTTTTTTGATCTTAATAAATAAAGTAGAAAGAGTAATAAGTAAGTAATATAAAGGGGTTATGGCGATTTTTACTGGAATTTTCTACATTCTACAATATTTTTTATGTTTAGAACCTGAGAATTTTTTTTTTTTTTTTATTGAAATAATTCTAAACTGAAAATTTTGTAGAAAATTAAGAAAATTAGCAAAGCCCCGTCCAGTAAGGGTTTGCCAGTTCCGCTTTTCTACAACTTGTAGAATAATTCCTGTTTATAATCAAGCCAGGCATCAAAGCGATAGGCATCTTGATGTTTTCCTGACCAGTCGTTAGGTAAATTCTAACGCTTGTTAAGTGAAAAAAACCGGTTCAAAATCGAAATCGAACTCAAATTGAACTCAATTTCGGGTTGAAATCGATTTAAAATAACAGATTGAACCCAATAATACAGTAACAGTTACTGCAAATCAAGAAAAAAATACAGTAACAGTTACTGCAAGGTAAGAAAACAGTGACAGTTACTGTAAATACAATAGGTTAAGCACCACTTACTGTATAAGGAGAACAAAAATGGAAACCAATTTAAATCGAAATCGAGATTTCAAGTCCGAGAGAGACTTTGCCGAGTTCATAAAGGAGCTCGGCGGCGATGCTTATTTAGTAGGCGGAGCGGTAAGGGATCAGTTCTTAAGCTCCTGTGTCCCTGCCACCGAAAGGGATAGGGACTATATGGTAACAGGGATTGCCCCATGTGCTATCCCTTTCGAAAAGATTGTGGGAACTTCGTTTCCCGTGTACATAGTCAATATCGAAAATACGGCATGTGAGGTCGCCCTGGCGAGGACCGAGAGGAAAATCAATACCAATGCAGCCGTTACGACTAAAAACGCTCATACGGCGTTCACAGTGACCTCTAACCCCCACATCACAGTAAAGGAAGATCTTAAGCGCCGTGACCTGTCTATGAATGCAATGGCGATACATATCCTGTCCCAGGTCCTGGTGGACCCTTATAATGGCAGGCAGGACATTAAAAATAGACTGCTGCGGCATACATCACTCGCTTTCACGGAAGATCCCCTGCGAATTTTCCGCGTAGCGCGTTTCGCATCACAATTTAATTTCCGAGTTGCAGAGGAAACAGAGGATTTAATGAATTCGATTTCGAGTTCTAATTCGTTAAACACTTTGAATCCACTGCAACACGGCGATCTGAACTATATACCAGGAGAGCGAGTTTGGAAGGAAACTGAAAAAGCTCTTGCTTCAAGGTATCCACACAGGTTTTTTGAAGTATTGAAAGAAATTGATGCCCTTTCCGATTTCTTTCCGGAAATACTTGCCCTGGACGTGCCGGATAAACATGATGGAACGGCATTTAAACATACAATGCGCTTAATGAAAGGAGCAGCGACGATATCGGCGACAATATCAACGACATCAACCACACAAACATCAATAAGCGCAGTGGAGCAGTTCTCGTTGCTCACGCATGACCTTGGCAAGGCGCTTACACCTCCGAGCAAGCATCCGTCCCACCACGGACATGATAAGCTTGCCCATGCCCCTATCACTAACCTATGCAAGAGATTGAAAGTTCCGAATAAATACAGAGATCCTGCCCTCACATTCGCAGCGGAACATATGCGGGCGAAGGTCGCTACCGAGATGCGGGACGGAAAGTTCTTGAGATGGGTCTTGAATTTGAGTTCAAATTCAAATAAAAATGAAAATCCAAATGAAAATCGGAACCCGGATTCGGATATCGTTATGATCTTAAAATTATCATACCTGGATTCGGCATTAAAGGATAATTGCGATTTTCTCAAAAACCGAAAGCATTTCCGAACGCTTGCTGTTTTAATAGATCTTGCTCTGCATGCGATAAATAGCGTTCATGCAAGGGATTTATTGAAGGAAAAAAAAGGGGAGGGAAAGAAGTACTCTCCTGGACCTAAGTTGGGCGAGGCGTTATTCCAGCGAAGAGTTAGTGAATACCGCCAACTTAAGAGGGTAAACAAGGAGATTTTAGACGCATGGTAACGATACCTTACTCGAGGACATGGAGTTCTGATTATAGGGGATAACCCTGTAATTCAGGAAACAAAAACGAAAACAAAAAAGAAAAGGAAAAGAAAATCATGAACAAAGATAAGCAGACAGGGATAGCATATGGGGTAATCCCGGTAAACATGGTGAACCCTGACGCACTCGACTCTATAAACAGTATGAGCGATTATAAGGTAGAAATCCATGATGATTGGATCTTCGTTGTACAATCGCCGAGGATAACAATAGTTTATCCCTGTTCCCCATGCGCTCCTGGAGCAGGAGACCTCACCAATCCAGACTGCGACTATGACTACGATGACGCAGAAAAAAATAATGGCAATGGCAATGGCAATGGCAATGGCAATGGCAATGGCAATGGCAATGGCAATGGCAATGGCAATGGCAATGGCAATGGCAATGGCAATGGCAATGGCAATGGCAATGGCAATGGCAATGGCAATAACCCAGGCATAGTAGCTTATTGCTTAGGGGGGGAGTTCTTCGATTCTGATTTCCCTATACCTTATAGCTACCTTAATCACAGTAGAAAAAATCTTAACGTAAGAGGATAAAAAACAAAAGAGGAAGAATGTGGAAAAATTAAAACATGAAAGGCTTCAGGAGCTTTTAGATTATAACCCCCATTCGGGAACCTTTACACGGAAGGGGAGGAGTTCCGATAAGTATAGCGGAACAATCGCAGGGCAGCTTCATTTGGATGGCTACATTTATATTAGAATTGACGGGAAATATTATTTTGCTCACGAATTAGCATGGTTCTATGCTCATGGGTATTTTCCTGAAAATCAGATCAAACATATAAATCGAATCCGGGACGATAATAGGTTAATAAACTTACGTGAAGCTACACGAGTTTGCAATCTACAGAATCAAAAAATCCGCATAAGTAACAACGCCGGCATAACAGGTGTTAGCTGGCACAAAAAAATAATAAGAATGTTTATCTCGGCTCTTTCAGCAATCTATTAGCAATCTATTAGCAATCTATTAGCAATCTATTAGCAATCTATTAGCAATCTATTAGCAATCTATTAGCAATCTATTAGATGCCGCAAAAGCCCGCTTTGATGATGATTCCACTACACTTGTGTAGCAGAATCATCATCAAATTCATAAACCATAGTATAAATCATGAAAAGGAGAACAAAAACAATGTCTACACGTTGCCAAGTAATATTAAAGGATGAATACGGGGATTCACTTTGGTTTTACCGGCATTCAGATGGATACCCCGAGGGCGTCATGCCTTCCCTGAACAGGTTCATGGATTTAGTGAAAAGCAACAAGATCCGTGGGAATGTAACCCAGGCAGCAGGATGGTTGGTACTGATAGGCGCGGAGGAATACGAGGTATCTCTTGATAGCCACAGTGATTGGAAGTGCGGAGCGTATGAGCCCTGCCCTGATAAAGTCCCACACGGGGGCATTGAATATCTGTACATTCTCCACTTAGGAGAGCAAACCATAACCACGAGGAAGATCGATTATGAAGATAAATTCTAAAAACAGAAATGTAACAATAGAAAAGAAAAATGCCTGTATTCTGTTCGAGGACATGAAGTTCCTGATTATAGGGGATAACCCTGTAATTCAGGTGTCGAAAACTTACATGGACGTTAACTTTAAGGAGAGGAGCCATAGGATTCTTAACAAAAACAAAATCCCACCCGGGTTTTATACTGTGGAAAAAAACCATAAATATAAAATCACAATCAAAAAATTAGAAAAGGAATCCCAAGATGCATCTGCATCTACATCTCGATATACATCTCGATATACACTGAACCACTTTCGCCACTCACAAAGGTGTTTAATACCTTCGATAGGTTCCCCCTTAAAAAACAAGTTGCCAGAGGGATTCGAGGAGTTATCGCAGCCATACCCAACACACAACGAAGGTAAAGGTAAAAATAAAAACTTCGGCCAGTGCCTTTCATTGTGTTTTCATCAAATCACTCAAGAGTCACAAAACTACGGTTTCTTGATCGATATGGAATTCCTGAAGAATGTAATAGAGGTTCCCTTAAATTTTGGGAGTTCCACAGAATCCACAGAATCCACAGAACCGGCCTGGACATTTCAATTTATACTGCCAGGATTAAAAAAGGAGCTGCCGGTATTCTGCTTCGTGTCGAAGCATGAAATCAGCTTTAGACTGGCATTAATATCGCCATTGAGAATTTGAATTCAAATCTAAATTCAAATTTAAAAGGAGTAACAATAATGCGAACGATAACAAAGCGTATATACGGGTTAGAGGAACTGTCTCCTAACTCCAGAGCAAGAGCTATTGAGGACTTTCGTGCCGATCCTGATTCCAATCTAATGGATTGGAACTGGCACGAAGATACCATAGACGACACCAGAAGAGTAGCTTCTATGCTTGGGATCGAGATCGATCATGTTTATTTTTCCGGTTTCGGCAGCCAGGGTGATGGAGCTTGCTTTACCGGTACCTATGATCATCACGAAAGTTCATCAGTCAAGGCTATAAAAAAATACGCTCCTCAGGATAAGGAACTGCACAACATAGCCAGGTCGTTGGACGAGAACATAACCTGCAGGAGTGCAGAGATCACGCGGTGGGGGAGGTACTATAACGCGTATTCAACGCATGTTGAGCCGTTGCCACCATTTGAGACAGGAGACGGCTCAGTGGAAGAACTGGCCAATACTCTGCGCCAATTCATGGATTGGATTTATAAGCGGTTAGAGGCGGAGTACGATTATTTACAATCGGACGAGGCTGTAATTGATGTCATAAAAGCTAACGGCTACGAGTTTTACGAAGGAGGAGAATTATTTCAAATATGAAAATATATCCAGAAGTAAAAATAACAAACATGTACTCGTATAAAGGAACTATGAATCGGGTTGCCAATCAGTTTATCGTTTCACTTCCTGATGACGGTGAGTATTTTCAGAGCTATAAGACAATAATAGCATATAAATCTTCTCCATATGGTCAGATTTATTTAGACGAGAAGCAATGGGATTGCTCTGTATCCACAGGCCGTTATAGGAATCAATACCTGGGGGAGGGGATAGCTGAAACAAGAAAGAAGATTGCTGATGGAACTTATAAATTAGAGAATCTAAATGAAAAGAAGGATTGATAACAAATATGAAAATAAGACGAAAAGTAAGTATTTCAGAGGGCAATACGAAGATGGGGACGGTGCCGAGTATAAGCCTTTCTCCGGGACCCAGCCCCAGAGGCTCATGTAAACCGAGTATTCCCTGTTTTAGCCAATGTTACGCAGTTAGGACAAGCCACCGCCTGCCCGCTGTAAAAAGGGCTTGGGATAGGAACTTAAGGTTTTATAAAAGAGATCCTCTTGATTTTTTCAAAAGGATAGGGGGGTATTTGGCCTACCACCAGCCTCCGTATTTCCGGTGGCATGTGGCCGGCGATATTCCTGACCAGGAATATCTGAATTATATGATTAGACTCGCTTTGGAAAATAAAAAAACTGCGTTTATGTGCTTCACAAAACAGTTCGAGTTCGATTTTGATTACTCAGAAATAGAATCCGAATTCGAACCTGTTTCGAATTTGAAAATTATTTTCAGTAGGTGGCCTGGGGATACAGTTCCTCCTGCGATCAACGATTTTTCTATGGCCTGGATGCAGGACGGAAGTGAGACAAGGATTCCAAGCAACGCTTTACAATGTGTAGGAAAATGTGACAGTTGTTTCCGTTGTTGGAGCTTGGCAAGGAACAGGCATGTATATTTCAACCTTCATTAAGTAAAAATCAATAAGGAGATATCCATGGAAGAGAAAAATTTATGCAGAAAGGTTAGAAAAGTAGACAACCCTTACGAAATCTGGCAGAGTATCGATGATAACAAAACTTGGACTTGGAGAGTGCTTAAAAAATACCAAAAGCCAAGCCTTGAGGCTAAGAATCCGCATGCCCGATGGTTTTGTGCAGTATCGTCACCTTATACAGGTGCCGGATACGGATATGGTGACGTTTACGTTAATGAGATTAAATCCCAAGCAAAACAAGTTCAGGAGTACTAACAATCATGATTGAATGCATAGCGGCCTACAGGGCTCATGATGGGTCTTTGCACTATACTAAAGAAGAAGCCATCACAGCCAACACCGAGGCAATGGAAGCGAGATTGGACAAATCCGTGAAACACGGATTAAAATTTTTTACAAGTCAGCATGCCCAGGTTATGAATTACTTAATTAACAACAGGAAGTTCTTGAGTAAACTGCTGGGGCTTGAAGATATTGATCCGAAACCATGTGATTTAAAAACGCAGTAACTGTTACTGCGCTTTTAAATTAAACTAAATTAAATTAAACCAGCACAGGAAGAAAAGAATAAACATGGAATTACGAAGTGATTTGTGGATACGAACGGGGGGAAGAGGCCGGAAGGAAGTTACCGAGGAGGCCAGCATAAGAATAGGCATGTTGAACCGTAAGGTAACTGAAATCTATTCTACTCAAAGCCAATTCAAGCATGGCGATTTCTGGCACAGTCATGTTTGGTATATGTATCAGGAAGTAAAAGGGGAGTCATGATTAAGATAAATGTAAAAAACCGAATGTTCAGTGAATATAACTGGGTTACGAGTACGATTGGGAAAACAAATACAAAGGCTTTTCCCGATCTTCTGCACGCAACAGAGGATTGCGTGTGGACTACCTCTTCATTACGCACGGTACTCCATAAGTTGAAAGGAAAGCAGGATTTGCTTCCTTGTGGGAGTTTCGAAATTGTTAAGAGGAGCAAATCAGGGTTGTGGCTTAACCCAGTCGAATCAACGGAATCAGCGCGACTGGTAAGTCCGATGTATGGGGAGTTGGACCAGAGTTATTCCCGATTAAGTTTAGTTGGGGATGTTCACTGGGTTGATTATTGCTATATCATAAAAACTGATCCTGGTGTTAGTAAAGCTTACAATACTGATATGTTCAAACTGTCGCACCAAATGCCTGGGATCAGACTAACGGCTTGGATTTCACCGAGGCCAGGGTTGCCCTTGGTCTTGAGGAATGAGGGCTGCTGTGAAGCAATAATAGCGGCCTATAGCCTATAACCTGTTACAGTAACTGTTACTGTAAACTCTGCGGGAGGTAAACAATATGGAATATTTTGAGATAAGGTGGACGATTTCCAGGGGCAGGGATACAGAAGGGTTCAACATCTGCTCAATTTGGCAAAATGGAAAAAAAATAACATCTTGTAAAGGTGGAAATTACGACATGAAGGGGACATGCTTCGGAAATTGGTTAGAAATCAAATATGCAGATCGCTTGAAGAGGCTTTATGCACCTTCTTTCTATGGGTTAACTTTCCTGAAAAAGAAAAAGGGAAAGAACGGTGGGTATGCTTTCCTAAAATGGTACAGACCCAACTGCATTATTTCTCTCGACGGAGCGTACGGTTGGGAAAGTATGAAGAAGATCGCGAAGGCGATTAAACTGAACATTAGACAGACGCATGTCTCAACCAACTTGCGAGTTTATTTGGTTGAGGATAAAAAAAGAAGAAGCCCACAGGTATAATCAATTACAATAAATTACAATCAATTACAATAAATTAAAGGAGAATAATAAATCATGTTAAAAAATATTTCTGTTTTCAAGGGTAATAAAAAGGATATTGAAGATTGGCCGACTGTATCCCCGAAAGGATTTATGAGGTGGTTTGAGGCTAAATTTAACCAGATCCCGGAGTGGTATGCACACATGGCAGTTGTGCAACTGTCAGTGGAAAAGAGGTATGGCGAAGATCACCCCGTGATCGACATCTGTTACCACAGGCCGGAGACCGAGGAGGAAATAAAAGAAAAGGTGTCCGGGCGGAAGGCTACGGAACAGCAGCAAAAAGAGAGGGATCTTGAACAACTGCAAGAGTTGATGGCGAAACACTATGGGCCTGATGCTCGTATTGTAAACAAATGGGAGGAAAAATAGAAGATGATTTCTTGTGTTGAACAGCCCTGGGCAGCGATCCGGAAGAGCATAGAAACAGGGGAAGAGTTTATCGATATGACATTAGTAAACATGGACAAGGATATTATCTTAGACGAGGTATACGAGCTAAGATATTCCTCTGCATCATGGGATAGGGATAACCCAGTAGTAAGGGTTTCAAGGTGTGTTCTTACGGAAACACCGGGGAGGGCTAAATGAAAAAAAGTATTTCTTGCACTGAACGGCCTTGGGTAGCTATACGCCGCTGTAAAACAACGGGTATGGAATTCATTGATATGACATTAATAGATAAAAACGCAGTGCTAATCTTTGACAAGATAGAGGAACGGAGGCTCGATTGCGAGGCATGGGATAAAGATAACCCTGTAATAAGGGTTTCAAGCTGCGTTCTTACAGAAAACCAGGGAGAAAATAAATAAAAATGAAAAAAAGTATTTCTTGTACTGAACAGCTATGGGTAGCGATTCGCCTGCGCATGGCAACAGGGGAAGAATATATGGACATGGTTTCTGTGGACAAAGATAAAACTATGGTTTTGGAGAAGATAAAACAACACAATCCGCTTTTAATACAGTGGGATAAAGATAACCCAGTAGTAAGGGTTTCAAGCTGCGTTCTTACGGAAACACCGGGGAGAAAATAAATAAAAACGGAAACACCCTATTAAATCAAATCTTGTTTTTGATTCCAAAACGAGAACGGAACAGGATTTGAGTACGAAATCGAAAAATCGAAAAGTCGAAAAATCGAACACAGGCGTATCATCTCCTTATAGCCATGCCTACTGGCTTGGCAGACAAAAGCAACACCCAGTTTATTTGGGTACGCCGTTTTCCATGTTAATAAACGGGCTTGGCAGCCTTTGGGTGTTGCAGTAGGCTTTAACCATAACTATAAAAATAAAGGAAATAAATCATGTCTATCGAAATAGAAATTGAAAAAATTATTGTTAGGGGAGAACAAAGGATAAAGATATTGGAATTGAAAGGGTTGAATATCGAGGATCTTCCCAAAAGATATAAAGAGGGGGAGTATGTTTCCATCGCGAGGAGTAAACACTACTTATTCTACAGTAGCAACAGGGAAAGAACTGTAAAAGGCAACACCAGGAATTGGCACGGGACTTACCTTGAGGTAGGCGGAGTAATTACTCGGCAATTTTTTGAAGAGTGCCTTAGAAACATCAGGCGTTGTGGCGAGATTTTGGTTAAGGTAAATAAAAAATTAGAGGAAGAAAACAAAAATTGGAAGGGTAATGAACTCTTTATTATATAGCCCGTAACCACAAAGGAGAACGGGAATAACATATGAATCGGGGTAATTAACTATTAATAAGGAAGATGTTATCGCGTTGGCCAAGGAATTTTGCCTGGTCATCTTCCTTGAAGGTACGAATTTATAATGGATACGGAAATAAAAACAATAGACGAGCTGGAATCGTTTATAATTAGTTTGGAGGAAGAATTGGATAAAGCTGTGAATAGTATACTCAATACACTTCCAATCAAGATTCCACGCTTAATAAAAATACAGGGAATATACATTCAATTCATAGAGGTTAGCGCAACAGGAGAGGAGTGCAATCAGTACATTCCAGGAAGGCCAGGCATTGAGTTAAGTGTCGATATAAACAACGGGAGGAGAAAATAAAAAATGCTTGAATATATACCCAGTGTTTCATTTGGGAAAGATTCAACAGCAATGCTGTTGATGATGATAGAAAAAAACGAGCCCATACATTCTGTTATGTATTTTAATACTGAACGGGAATTTCCAGAAATTCTCGTTCACGCAAAGAAGTTGATCGCTGATACAAGCACGAAAGTTAAATTCCAGACCGTCCGGCATTGGGCGGGGTTCGATTTCCTGGAAGCTCGGTACGGTCGCCCGCATCCCTCTGGTGGATGGTGTGCCGGAAGGAAAGGGGATGTGTGCAATAAATATTTAAGGCTGATGTTGAAAGATAACCCAGATATTGTTGAATGTATAGGTTATTCGGCGAATGAGCAGAAAAGGGCAGATAAATTGCTTAAATCAAAAAAGAAAAAATGGCCTTTACGTTTCCCGTTAATTGAATGGGGTATTACCGAAAAGATGGCGCTGGAATATTGTTACGATCACGGGTATCGTTTCAGTGGCGTTTATGATTGGATGCCGTCAAAAAGGGTAAGTTGTTATGATTGCCCTAAACAATCGAAAGCTGATTTTGCAGCTATAAAGGAGCATCATCCGGAGCTAATAGGAGGAGGGGATGAAGTTGACGTATGAAAGGGTTAGGGAGGTTTTGGATTACGACCCTGGGACTGGTGAGTTTGTTTGGAAGGATCGGAGTTCCAATAAGTTCAGTGGTAAAATCGCTGGAACACTCAATCCGAATGGATATAATTATATTCAAATAGACAGGAAAATTATTTTTGCCCATCGTTTGGCTTGGCTTTACATTTATGGATATTTACCAGAACATCAGATTGACCATATTAACCAGGTCAGAAACGACAATAGAATCAAAAATCTCAGGGAGGTTTCCCAGTCATGTAACATGCAGAATCAGAAGATTGATATAAGGAATAAGTCAGGTGTCACAGGTGTTAGTTGGTGTAAACGGGATAGGAATTGGCAGGTCTATATAAAAAAGAATAGAAAGCAAATCCACCTGGGTTTTTTCAATAACCTTCTTGACGCAGCAAAAGCCCGTTATGCAGGAGAACAAAAATATTTTAATTGTGTAGTAAAGTCATCAGCAGAAAAATTTATAAAGGAAAATTCATAATGCTTAAAAAAATAGAGAAACTACGAATAGAACTTCACGATCTCAATCGTAAATATCACACAGAAGGCAACTCCGAGGTTTTGGATTCGGTCTACGATAAAAAGTTCCGGGAGTTGCTGGACTTAGAAGCAAAATGCCCTGAAGCATATTCACCGAACTCACCCACATCACGAGTGGGGTCCCCGCCGAAAGGGGACAGCGGGTTCAAAAAAGTTAAGCATAAAATCCCAATGTTAGGGTTGGATAACTGTTTTACTGAGGAAGAAGTCATGGCTTTTCACAAACGGGTTTTAAATCTCACGGAAGATGCGGTCTGTGATGATATCGTATATATTTCTGAACCCAAGTTCGATGGGGTGGCGATTGAGTTGATTTACGAAAATGGAGTTCTATCCCAAGCCCTAACGAGGGGGGATGGGAAAATAGGGGAGGACGTAACCGACAATGTGAAAACTATTCCAACTGTACCGATTTTCATCAAAGATGGAGTCGGCTGGTTCCCGGAATATCTTGAAGTGAGGGGTGAAATTTTCATAGCTAAAGAGCCCTTTAACAGGCTGAATAAGGAGCGAAGTTTAAAAGGGCTACCTATATTCGCCAATCCCAGAAACGCTGCTGCTGGAGCTCTGAGGCAGATAGATTCAAGAGGTACAGCGGAACGCCCTTTGGACATAGTTATTCATGGAGTTGGAAAAACAAAAGGAATGAGTTTTTTCAGTTCTCAGGCAGATATTATGAGATCGTTATTTTTTCTTGGGTTCAAAACTCCACCGAATTCTATGTTAAGATCAGGTATAAAAGAAGTCTGGAGTTACTGTAACTGGTTATTAGAAAGGAGGGACTCTCTGTCTTATGAGATCGATGGCGTAGTGATCAAAATCGACAACCTTGATTTGCAGAATGCTCTCGGGTCCACAGGAAGAGCACCCAGGTGGGCGACATCTTACAAGTTTCCCGCTCTGCAGGAGATGACTGTGGTTGAGGATATAATAGTCCAGGTCGGTAGGTCAGGAGTTTTAACGCCGGTTGCGGTGCTGGAACCCAAAGTGGTTAGCGGCGTTACGATCTCAAGAGCGACCTTGCACAATGAGAAGGAAGTCCACAGGAAGGACATAAGAGTAGGCGATACCGTTGTCGTACAACGGGCGGGGGATGTCATTCCGGAAATCGTCAAGGTTGTCCTTTCCGAAAGAGAAGGAGAGGAAGAAAGAAAGGTATTCAGGATGCCTGAAAATTGCCCCTCATGCAACCATCCTGTGCAAAAGAAAAGGGGCGAGATAGCCATCACTTGCAGTAACAGTTACTGTCCCGCACAATCGGCCGAGAGCATTAAGCACTTTGTATCCAAAAAAGCTTTCGATATTGATGGGTTCGGAAAAAAGCTTTCCGATCAGCTTGTTGAAGAACTAATAATTAAGTCCAGAGCTGACATTTTCAGGTTGGACAGGAAAAAATTATTACGTATGGATCGGATGGGCGAGACGTCGGTTAAAAAGTTACTTGATAATATTGAAAAAAGTAAAAACATTACATTTGAAAAATTTATATGTTCCCTGGGAATCCCAAATGTAGGCCGGCATGTTTCGGAATTGCTTGCTGATAAATACAATAACATTGCAGATATGTTCTTTGGAGTTCCAATTATGCAGGGGATCGGTGGTAAGATAACAGAGAACATCTCTTATTTTTTCTCCGAGCAGCATGGGGCTGTGATGGTACAGGAGCTTATAGAATTGGGTGTCCGGATTCAGTATCCGAAATCAAATTCTGATTCCGAGGAAGAATCTGGGACCAGGCTCAACGGAGAAAAATTTGTTGTAACCGGAAAGTTGGAAAGAGCGGGCAGGAGCGAAACGAAGGCCATGATAAAAGATAACGGAGGAAAAGTCAGCGGTTCGGTCAGCAAGAAAACGGATTTTCTGGTGGTAGGAAGCTCTCCAGGGAGTAAACTGAAACGTGCTCAGGAACTGGGTGTTAAGGTAGTCAGCGAAGAAGAACTTCATCAGATGCTAATTGAGGAATAAACAATGGATCAACGACACGCAAAATTAAGGGCTTGTGCTTCTTGCGAATGGATTTTTAGAGAAGAGCAGGGTGACGAAGGTTGCCCTAAATGCGGGTTTGCTCATTATGGAGCAAGGTATGTTTACGGGAAAAAGTGTTACAAATACGAAGAAACCCAGCAACCCTGGATTGATAAAGAGGTTTCTGAATTCATTGCTGGGCTGCAAAAACAGATAATCGGCAAACACAGAAAAAATTGCCGGAGCAAATCAAAATTAAAATTTTAATTTAAAGCTTGCCAATCTACTATAACCTGCTATAATCCGCGTCTATTATGATTATAAAAAAAGAAAATGATAGAAAACGAATAATAAAAATCGGAGAAGCCGCAAAGATGTTGGGCACTACGCCAGCCACTTTGCGGTTTTGGGAGCGAACGGGGGAAATACTTCCGGCAAGGAAAACCGCCGGAGGTACCCGTTATTACGATGTCGAAAGCCTTCAGCTTTTGATAAGGAACACAAAACCGACTGATGAAAACGTGGAGTAGCGATCTTTGATCCTTGCGAGTAGCTTGGAATTAATATCTTTATAATCCAGGAGTAAAAAAAAGAAATGGATCAAGATTCGGATATAAAAATCAAAATTACAAAATTTGGAGATCGAAAAAATATCCTGGGTAAAAAGGTGTTTCTTGCGAAAGCATCTAATGCTGATGCGCCTGTCCTTGAAAAAGAATCGGTGGTCGCATTTTCCCAGGGATATTTTGAAACAATAACAACAACATGGGATAAATTTGGAGAAGTCTTAACCGCACTAAAGCCGAACGAAACGCTCGGCATGGGTGTAAATGTAAATGCCAATGGCGTCAAAAAGTATGGAGGTGAAGTAGTAACCGCCCTCACAGAGGCTAAGCGTAAGGCATCAGAGAAGAAAGAAACCGAAGTTTTTTGTGCCCGAACCTTATCAAATTTTGTCTGGCACAAACCACCAAGCTTAATTCGCAACGTAGTGATGATCGATGTTGATGATATAACGTCATCGATGACGCAATCGAATATTATCAAAAAGTTTTTTAAACTGTATCCTGAAATGTTGAAACTTCCGGGTGGTTGTTGGACTCGGGCATCAGCAGGAGCATATATTAAAAATATAAAAGATGGTTCTTGGTTTACGGAGCTCTCTGGTATGCACCTGTACTTCGCGCTGCCCAGTTCAGTCGAAATTTCTGATCTAAAAAAATACCTGCGAGTACAATCATGGTTGGCAGAGGAGGGCAGGTACGTAGCAAGCAAACACCGCTTCGGATATTCACTCTTGGAGAGGCACTTCATTGACATGAGTGTATTTTCTCCGGAAAGGCTTGATTTCATCGGTGGAAGTGTTTGTGGCGAGGGTCTTGTACAGGAAAGACCGGCTCCAAAACATGTAAAAACAAATTCAACCACATCCGCAGCTCCTGATTTTTCAGTTTCGGATGATGAAAAAGAGCTTGCTGATTACCTCCGGCAGGAAGCGAAATCAAAACTGGGTTCGAATTTGCCACATGTAAAAGTTGAAAAAGGAATGGAAAAATATGTGGCTGCTGTGGAAGCCGGAACGCTTCCTGGAATGTTTCCCTTGAACTTTGATACTATGGGAAGAGTATTTGTTTGGGAGGTAATATTTCAACCTGAAAAATTTAAAGGGCAAACACTTAGCGATCCCCTGTTCCCAGAGAAGGGGAGGTGTAAAGCCAAGTATTATTTCAACGAGGAGGGAAACACTGACTCACGACATGTAATTAACTCTTTTGTAAAAGGAGGTAGGCAATTCTTTTTGGCACTGGATTTGGAAGGTGCCCGAAATATGGTCAAAAATTTAAACCTGGAAGATTTGGAGGCTCATTTCGGGGCAGATGGACTGGGATGGGAAGAGATCGCTGCTATGAAATCAGATGCGGAACTTCAAGGTTTATTGGAGGACTTGAAAATGAGGGGGATAGGGAAACTGGCAGAACTGAAAGCCCATATAGGGAAAGCAAAGGGTGACGGTTTGCTGGAAAAAAAGCAAGCTGTGTTGGATGATTTTAACGAGCGGTTTGCTTATGTTGACATCGGGTCCAATCCAAGAATTATAGAGGACACCGGAGATGCAATTCTTTTGCGTACAAGGCGGGATTTCTTAACCGCGGTTGAAAACATACATATTCCTGTCTGGTCAAAAACAAAAAACTGTGTGACTAACGCGGCAGCCGGTGTTTGCTGGTTGCAATGGGATAAAAAAAGGATGTACGACGGGATTGAGTTCAACCCGACCGTACAAGCGAAGGAGTTTAAGCGAGGTAAAAAGAGAATATATAACCGATTCAAGGGTTTTTCAGTCGAACCAACGAATACCAGGGTATGCGGGCGTGAGGCATGTAAAGGTTTGGGTTGCTTTAGGTGGTTCTTTGGTGATGGTAAAAAACACAAAGGGCAGTTTAAACTCTGCCCAAGCGGATCATGGACTTACTGGCTTATGACAATCCACGACGTTGTTACGGAAAAAAATAAAAAGCATACTCGATGGGTTTTGGACTGGCTGGTAGACACGGTAAAGAATCCTGTACATGGTGCGGGAAGGCCTGGAACAAGTCTTGTTGTCAGGGGTGGGCAGGGGACAGGAAAAGGAAGTGTTGTCTGGCCAATCATGCAGATTCTAAGCCCGTATACGTTCCAGTGCGATTCAATGGCAGAAGTTCTTGCCCCCTTCAATGCTTTTATGGAGGACACAATATTATTGTTTGCTGATGAAGCGATCTGGGGAGGATCTAAGAAAGAAAGCGGCAAACTAAAGCGGCTGATAACTGAGGATACGCTCAATATCCAACGGAAAGGGATTGATACTTGTCAGGCTCCCAACTTTATCCGGATGTATGTTTCTTCGAATGGCACATGGGTTGTTCCTGCTGAGGATGACGAGCGTCGGTATACGGTATTTAACGTTTCTGACGACTACAAGGTTAATCACGAGTGGTTCGCCAAAGTCAAAGGTGCAAGTCTTAGCGAGCTTTTGGACGAAATTTACAACTGGGATATCAAATCCGACATCAAACACAACCTCCAAACGGAAGCGTTGGAGGATCAAAAAAGGCAGGGGTGGTCAGTGTATGACGAGTTCCTGTCCGATTCTCTTGACGAGATGCGGTATTGGGATTTCAAATTTAGACCAAGGGAAGTGTCGAATACCGAGATAACTTTGGTTTATGAGACCGAGTACGCACGGCATTGGAAGGCGAAGGGTTTGACCAGTAGGATGTTTATCGGTCGTTTGCGGAAGAAATTCAAAGATGTGGGAGTTGATCTTCCGAGGGGACAAAAAATTAAACAAGGACAAGACTGGGTTTACGGGTTTAAGTTTCCGGAGTTCGAATCGGTTTGCTCGGTAATCAATATTGATCCCGAAAAAAAGAAAAAGGAGATTTCTGTATGATAGACCAAATATGGTCGAAATACCCACAAGAAGCTTACACGGTAACAGTACCAGATGGCCGCGTAATGGGGCTCGGCGTACACCCTGCGTTCAGTACCGCCCCTGGAGCATGGAATATATTCTGGCTGACCTGTCCGGCATTGGATGACTTAGCCTACTATAAAGGAGATCCTGCGAACTATTACCACACAATGACCTCGCTTCCGATCTGTGTGGGGGCTGCGTTGCAGTTGGTCCCAATGAATGAGGATGAACCAGGATCAGTAACTTACGGGCAATTGGCAACAAGACATACGCCATCGGAATTTATTAAGATTGTTGGGCCAGATAAAGATAACTTTCTTCTCTCTGCTTATTACGGTGACTATTGGTTTAAATTAGCTGAGGGTAACACCAAGAAATATGAAAAGAATCATGGCAATGTTGTTCATCATGACTTTAGGAGATAAAGATGAAAACGATAGTAAAGGTAATTTTCGGGTCTTATCTATATGGAACGGCAACACCCGAATCAGACAGGGACTATAAAGGTGTATTCATGCCAACACGGGAGCAAATCTTTTTAGGTAAAATCCCGAAAAGTATCAACACATCAACGGGATCAGATAATAAAAGGAATACTGCCGATGATGTTGATATGGAAATGTATTCGCTCCCTTACTTTATAAAGCTGGCGTGTGAGGGGCAAACTGTAGCACTCGACATGCTCCATGCGCCACGATGGGCGATTATAGAGAACTCAAATCTCTGGTCGGAAATTGCAAGGAGAAGAAGTGGGTTTTACACAAAGAATCTCAAAGCCTTTATCGGATACGCTCGTCGACAAGCTGCTAAGTATAGCGTCAAAGGCAGCAGACTAAAAGCTGCAAAGGAGGTCATAGACATATTGACGCCGTTTTCCAATGAAACCCGAATGGCAAATATTTGGGATATACTTCCGGTGGGCGAACACCTGCATATGTTGGGCGAGAATCGAAACAACCTGAGAGAATATCGGGTTTGCGGAAAGATTATCCAGGAATCAGCTAAGGTTGACTACGTCCTGGATATGCTCAACAAATTCTGTTATGCCTTCGGAAAACGAGCAAGGGATGCCGCGGATAATAAAAACATCGATTGGAAAGCAGTCTCCCATGCCATGAGGGCGGCGTATCAAACTATAGAAATCTTAGAGCGCGGAACATTGAGCTTTCCGTTGTTAACAGCACCTCTGCTGCGGTTAATAAAACAAGGCGGGCTTGACTATGTAGAAATGGTTTCCCCTATGCTGGAAGGACTTATTAAGAGGGTTGAGGTTCTTTCTGGAGAAAGTGAGCTTCCGGAAAAAGTGGACCAAAAGTACTGGGATAATTTTGTTATAGAAGCTATGGAAGGTAGCTTAAGATGAAAGGAACCCCTTGTGACATAATTTTAGAGAGTTATGAACTACCTTTCGAACTCCGTCCCGATCAGATTCTGGCTATCAACAAAGTGTGCGTTTCCGATTGGGAAAAGGCCGCTTTGTTCATGGATGTTGGGGTTGGTAAAACTGTAGTTTCAACTCTAATCGCATTCTGGTGGGCAATGCGAGGTGATATTGATCAAATTGTTGTCGTAATGCCCCCTATCATTTTACTACAATGGGAAGAGTGGATTCAGACGTTTCCAGATATCACCACAAGTATTTATTATGGAACACTGAAACAAAGAAAAACAATCGATTTAAGCGCTGATTTCGTTTTCACAACAAACGGAATGTTTAAGAACGATTTCGAAAAAATAAAGGAATATTACCAGAATAAAAAAGTGCTGCTTCTTGTAGACGAAGCGGCATCATTAAGAAACATCGAAACGCTGTTCTATTCAGCTGTCAGGGAGTTTGTGTTCCTTACTCCATATAAACGTTTGCTTATGCTGACCGGAACAGCTTTGGGCGCTCCGCAGCACGCTTACGCTTATATGAGTTTGAAAACACCGGATTTGTATCGTGATTACCTGCGGTTTGTTATGCAGCACGTAGAAAAAACAGATAAATTCAAGCGGGTGACGAAGTATCGGAGCTTAGATGTGTTGGCTGCTAATTTAATGGAGCAAACAATCTGGTTGAAAGCCGAGGACGTTCTGGATCTTCCGCCAGTTACCTGTGTTCCAAAAATTTATGAACTTTCAAAAAAACACATGAAACTCTATAATGATTTGGTCGAGGAAAAGTTGTTGGAACTGGATGACGGGGCTACACTGGACGGCACTACTCCGGAAAGAATGAGGCATACGTGCCAGCGGGTTATCATGTCCCCAAGTACTTACATGGATTCCAAGATAGTTCCATCGGGTTTTGCATTAATCGACTCATTTACTAACGAATTAGGAATGTTTAAAGGAGGTGCAGGATGTGAGAAATTAGTTATCTACTGTAATTACAGGGATACAAACGAGTACGTGCATGAGCATGTAACAGAGAAGTTAAAATTAAAAGCTGTTCAGGCATTTGGGAAGCTTGGACCCAAAAAAAACATGGACGCTGTCCAGCAGTTTTTAAACGATCCGGAGATTCAAATATTAATCGCCCACCCAGGGAGCGTGGGGATAGGTTGTAACTTTCAATCCGTTTGCCGTGCGGTTCTCTTTTTGGAGATACCAACCACTGCAAACACTTATATCCAAGCGTTAGGTAGAGTTAAGAGGGAAGGTCAGAAAAGAAATATTATTGTCTGGCTTGCTACAGCGAAAGGTACAATTCAGGTACACCTTAGAAGAGTTGTATTGAAATCAGAGGATATGGTTCAAATCGTGATGCCAACTAAAGAAACTTTACGTTCTGCACTTTTTGGCTTGACGTAGTATTACCAATATGATAGTAATATAGATGTACATGTTAATAATAATAGTTTAATAGAAAAGGAAAATGACAAATGGCTATGAAAAGAAACGTTGAAGAAGCAAAGAGTAATTTCGATGAAGCAGTTAATGCCGCCGGTACAAAAACAGTTGAAGCGGAAACAAAAACAGTTAATGCCGCTGGAACAAAAACAGTTGAGGCAGAAACAAAAACAGTTGCAAAAGCGGCACCCACTGTGGTTGCGAAAGCTGTGAAGCGGGATATGGTCAATGTATTCAGCGGTCTTGAAGATCAGTTTACCGCTGACTACGGAATGCTCCCCCGGATCAAGGCGTCAAACGGAAATTGCATGGATGGGGATGATAAAATCCTTGGAGCAGAGATCGAGATCCAGGTTCTTTCTTGGAACAAAAATTATGTTGCGAGCCCCTGTAATAAGGATGCCCCCTCTGATTTGGTGAAATATTCACTCAACAGGGAGGCTTTTGACGACGGGACAGGTGGTTTAGATGAGTACATCTCTGACCTCAAGAAGGCAGGTTGGGCGGATGCCTGCGTAAAGGAATATTTTGACGTCGTGGCTGTGCTTGTTAAGTCGGAAAAAGACAGTGAACACACGGGGGAGATGGTGCAGCTCCAGCTTGCCCCTACTTCTGTCAAAGCATTCAATGGATTTAGGTTGCAGACTGGATTCAAAATCGCACGGGGATTACTGTCCGCTGATAGTTTAAAAACAATCAAGGCGAGTGCGGAGGTCGTTTCTGCGAATGGATATACATGGACGAAGTTCTCTTTCAGTCCCATAATTAAATATTGATTTAACATTTTGAGGGGGCAGGGAGCATTTTGAGGCTCCCTGCTTTTTCTCAAGAGGTAACAGAAAAATCATGTCACCAACAGCATTGTTAATCGAAGATCTTGGCAAGTGCAGGGTTGCAGTTTTGAATTATTGGGTATAGAGGGGGAATCTTGAATGGATAGAGAACTGAGGGCAATCGAGTTTGAAGCTTTAGCAATCGAGTCACAAATAATTTGCATAGAGGCTCAAGGAATGAAGTATGAAAATGAATCGTGTATGTATTTAGGTCAGGACGTAGCTTACCATGAAGGTTCTTTTCAGGAAAAAGCAGAGCAACTTCAATCGATAGCACAAAAAATAAGGGACTTGGCCAAGCTATGAAAATTGAAGAATTACAAAAATATTTTGAATACGCAGAGTCGAATCAAGTAAGGTTCGAAGGTAAATGTCACGATTGTGAACTCCCTGTTACTGTTGACGCAGACCTGGAAGCAGATGGAAAGATCACTGTTTCAGGAGGTGCATTGTTTAATCCCCAAATTAGTGCAGCTGATAACCAACTTTTTTTGAAATGTGAAGCGTGTTTCGAGAAAGACGATACTTTACAGAACTACCAACCATGCGCTGTGTATTCAAGGGTGGTTGGATATCTTCGACCAGTAGATAACTGGAATAACGGCAAAAAAGCGGAATATAAAAAACGAAAGCTTTTCAAAAATGTTTAAATGAGGTGGGTTGTGTGGGTTGTGACAACAGAATACAACGATTACGATCAGCATGGCGTTTATTTTTTAGCTGTGTTTTCAACAAAGCCAAGTTTTCAGCAACTAAAAGCATTAATAAAAGAGGACGACGTGACAGTGGGTAAGCTAACAAGGGGTGGAGGTCGCCAGGGAATAGAAGATAAGTGGTATAACCTAACAAAAGTAAAAAGTGACGGAACGATATAACTGTCACAACGGAGAATAAAATGGAAGGAAGGGAAGTGATCATTCACGAGTATGTAACAGTTAAAAATAAAGTATCTTTTGGCAAAGTGGCAATTGGAGAGGGAATTTTTCGAGCGTTCGGCTGTGACTATGAAACATTAGAGGATGGCGTCGGTAATTTCTCGACAGCAATCATCGAAATGCCTGACGGTAAATTAAAAAATATTCCGGTAGAGCTGATCGTTATGAAAACTGCAAAAAAAGTTAAGGACAAACCTAAAACATTAATTCCTGAACATAAGCCACCCTCTGAGGAGGGGATATGGGCAAGGTGACGAGTATCAGCGGTATAAATTAATAGAAGTAAAGGGGGAAAATAAAATGGAAGAACGCATAGCGAGGAAAATAAATGTAAATAGGACGCAAATCGAGGTCTTTACCAATAATATTAACGAAGCAGTTTACATCGCTACGCTTGAATTGGGGGATGAGATTCGAGAAATAGAAGATTATCATATCTTCTACCAGGGAGAAGAACAGCTCAACAGGTTTGTATTTGTCAAGCCAGAGCATATTCTATACCCAAGGTCTTATGGTTAACAAAGGAGGTAAAGGTGAAGTTGTACGACACAGTTCTTGGGTTAATAGAAATCAAGAACAAAATAAAAAACAATAGTGTTCATGACGGGGATTTGTCTGTTATGGAGGAAAATTATTTCAGTCAAATTATCGCACTTTGTCATGAAATTGCAAACATGACAAAGTGCTGCGCCACACCTGATTGGCAGGTTGATCTTTTCGATGAGATCTGCTGTGGAAACTGCGGAAGATTACTAAAGAATAAAAAATAAAGGATAATGCAATGAATAAAAAAGAATTTGTTAAAGAAATCCATAAAGAGCTTACCACTGACAGTTTAAAACAGGCTTCTGAGGTTTTAGATGTCGTCGGAAAAATAATATCGGATACTTTAAAAAAGGCAGATAGCGTTACCCTCCCCGGCATTGGGAAATTCGGCGTCAGGGTTAAGATTGCCCATACTGCAAGGAATCCTCAAACAGGAGGTTCAGTTGAAGTTCCGGCGAGGATTGTACCTACGTTTAAAGCTGTAAAAGCCTTGAAAAATATTATTAATGAAAAAGTGAAAAAGTAGGCGGACTCCTACACGGTTTTGCCAGGAAACCTGGAACCCAACACACTGAATTTCCGCCTATTCCATTTATAAATTCAGTGTGACCTGGCTTTTATCTACTTGTGTCGGGTCTGCGGGGCAGATCTTAGAGACGCGCTTTTAACAAAAGGAAAATAAAGATGAATATTACTAAAAAAGAATTTGTTGCAAGAATCCATGAGGATCTTGCTACCGATACTCTGAAACAAGCAGCAGCAGTTTTAAATGTTGTTGAAGATATAATAACCGATGCCTTGGAAAATGCAGACAGTATCGTTCTACCCGGAATAGGAAAATTCGACGCAAAGGTTAAACACGCCAGGGTAGCCAGAAACCCAAAAACAGGAGCTCTCATTGATGTTCCACCTAAAGTTGTGGTTACGTTCAAAACTGCGAAATCTTTAAAGGATGCCCTGAATGGAAAATAAAAATAAAAATAAAAATAAAAATAAAAACGAAGAGGCAGATGCAGAGGCAGAGGAAGCAGAGATTGAGCTTGATCCGGCCTTTGCCCTACCTATCTCCGGGCTTTCCGAAGTCATAAAAAAACTGAGAAGATAACAAAAAAGCGGACTCCTTTCACGGGCTTGCCAAAAATCCCCGGAACCCAACACACCTGAATTTCCGCTGTTTTCATTTATTGGTTCAGGTGTGGTTTTGGCAACATCCACAAGAAGCCGACTGAATGGTAAATCAAAATGTCACTCATATTTTAAAAGGAATAAGGGGGATTAGATGTCAACAGTAGTTATAGACGCAGGGCACGGAGGTGAAGATATAAAAGGTGCAGTTTTCGAAGCTGCCCATGAGGACGAAATAAATCTGAACATCGCCTATTTCGTTGATTTTTATTTGACTATGGGAGGACATTCTGTAGTCCTCACCCGAGATACAGACGTGTATGTTTCGCTGTTCTCACGAGTTCAGATAACGGAACGCCAAAATGCGGATGCCTTTGTAACGATTCATTGTAATTCCGATAAGGATACAACTCAGCAGGGGATGGAGCTGTGTATTGGTAAAACGCCTTCGCTCGGTGATCTCCATCTCGCATGGCACATAGAAAAAACGATGCTGATGATGTTTCCAGACCGACGGCATTGGGGTATAAAAAATTCACAATACTACATAGATAAGATCAGTCGACCAGCTGTTATGATAAGAACCGGATTCTTAACTAATACCCCGGATCGGCATTTTCTAATCAAAGTAGAGAATCAAAAACGCCTGGGCAAATGTATTGCCGAAGGCATAATGCGTTACCTTTTATTTATGGGAGGAAAATACAGATGGTAGAAAACATAAGCACAAAGGATTTGCAAGAAGAGTTGGCTAAACGTATTCCTACCTTGGATGATTGCTTGTCAGACCCCGGAATTGTTCCGGATTGGGACACGCTTTCTGAAACGATTTACCAACACGAAAAAATGATGTTTCATCTAAAACAGATGGCGGCTGGTTACTACTGGATGGATTACAGCTTCGAAACCCCTGACCCGCGGAAGCGAATGGAAGAGGAAGGAGTTAAGGTAAACCAACAACTTTGCAGAGGGACTGTTCTTCCAGAGAAGGCTTTCTGTTGCCCTGAGCTTGAGAAGAAATTCGGAGGCGATAAGTGAGAATAGCAAGAGTGTTCCCCCGGAGGACAAAAGCATCGCCGGATGATGCCTTAGCTTTTTTTGGACCTCCACCGGACGGGCTGGAAGTCGATACAGTCCGTATAAGTGTTACATTCACAGAAGATATTGACGTTGCGGGGGAATTGTATTCGTTATGGGAAAAGATTGCACCAGTAAAAATCGGTGGGCCTGCCCTTTACGACAAAGGAGAACACTTCACTCCTGGTATGTATCTAAAACATGGGTACGTTATCACGTCCAGGGGATGCCCGAATGATTGTTGGTTTTGCGATGTCCCTCAACGTGAGGGCAATATCAGAGAGCTACCCATAACAGAAGGCTGGAATTTATTAGATTCAAATATATTAGCATGCTCTGATCAGCACGTTAAATCTGTTTTTGCGATGCTTAAGAGTCAACAACGAAAAGCGGAGCTTACTGGAGGGCTTGAGGCACGAATTTTAACGGACTATCACGTTTCACTGTTATGGGATCTCCGACCATCACAAATATTTTTTGCATATGATACAGCAGACGACTTAGATCCGTTGGTTGTTGCTGGTGGTAAACTGAGGTATGCGGATTTTACCCGGCGGCATTTACGATGCTATGTCCTAATTGGATATAAGGGCGATACCACCCAGCAAGCTGAAAAGCGATTAAATCAAGCATGGGCAGCAGGTTTTTTGCCAATGGCAATGCTTTACCGAAGTAATGAACACAAACCCGACAGAGACTGGGAAAAATTTCAAAGACTATGGGCGAGACCTGCGATCACAAAATCAATAATCAAAGCGCAATATCAAAAGACTTTTTGTTGCCCTGAGCTTGAGAAGAAATTCGGAGGTAAATAGGTGGAAGTGTTAGTTTATATCTGCGTAAGTGTAGTTATTCTTTTGGTTTACATCGAGATTAGCAATCCTAACCAACTCGAAGATCTCGATTACTACCCCAAGCAAGAAGAGGTCCCAGTGGTTGAATTTTATCAAGCTCAAAAGGAAGATGTCTTGGTTGCCGGCAAAGCCGTTTCTAATTCGGATTTTGTTGAAACGACAGCAGCGGTGATAGAGGCATCTATACCGAAACTGATATCAGGAGGGCGTGCTGCTGAACTGATGGCAACGATCACGCACTTACTTAAATGCAGGAGAGTATGTGAGGAACACTCTCTCCTACGCGAAACTTTGGATATAGGATGAAATTAATACAAAGCGACTGTTTAAAGGAAATGGTCAATATTCCCAACGATTCGGTTGACATAGTGTTTACATCCCCTCCATATGCTGACAGGCGCAAAAACTGTTACGGAGGGGTTCCTGCGAGTGAATATGTAGAGTGGTTCTTACCCATCACAACGGAGATCAAAAGGGTTCTGAAACCTACGGGTTCTTTTTTCTTGAACATAAAAGCCCATACTCAGAAAGGTGAGCGAGGCTTATATGTCATGAAGTTGGTTATTGCTTTACGAGAAGAGGTCTTGTTTAAGTTTGTTGACGAATTTTGTTGGACAAAAAATGCGTTCCCGGGTGCTTATAGAGGTAGATTAAAAAACGGGTTCGAACCTGTGTTTCATTTTACGAAAATAAACCCTTCGAAGATAACTTTTAATCCAACTGCTTGCGGAACACCTGTAAAACCAGAGAGCACAGCCAGAGCGTACAGAAAACAAGGTGGCTCTCCTGCTAATGGGAGCGGGATGCCAGGGGTGAACGCAACCAACATGCAGAGAATGAAAACAGCGAGACCATCGAATGTTGTGTGTGTTAATAATGTTAGCAATCAATTCACAGCGAAACAGAAACACCCTGCCACCTTCCCTGTCGGGTTGGTTGATTTTTTTGTAAAAACTTTTAGCAACGAAGGAGGTGTGATACTCGATCCGTTTATGGGTTCAGGTACTGTGGGCGTATCCTGCAGGAATTTAGGAAGAGATTTTATAGGCATTGAGCTTAACGAAGATTATTTTGAAATTGCTAAACAAAGGATAAGCGAGGGGAAATTATGAAAATAGATATGAGCATAGATTCTAACACATTTTGGTTAGGGACATGGGTTTGCGCTGCCGTTGTTACTGTCACCATAACAGCGGCCGTATGGAGTTTCTGCATCACAGAAGTCAAACATTACACTAAGAACGGTTATGAACAAATTTCGGATAAAGGAACAGTAAAGACATATTGGAGAAAGGCAAAGATTAAAAATTAAAGATTAAAAACTAATAATTAATAATTATTAATTATTAATAATTATTAATTATTAATTATTTTCAACTATTTTGGAGGAGATAAAATGCGATTAGTGAAACCAAGTGTTGAGATTTTGAGTATAATGGATGGTGGCCGGTCTCTGAATCTTATCGAACGTGCAGGAAGAGTTTGTTACAAATCTGAGAATAGGATAACCACCGATTCAAATAGAGCTTTTGTTCGTAAAATAAAGGACAATGGCCACCATTCTGTGCTGGAACATTCGGCAATTACTGTAGATATTGTTTGTGATCGAGGTGTAAGTCACGAGCTTGCCCGGCATAGATTAGCAAGTTTCTCCCAGGAAAGCTCGAGATTCTGCAACTACAAAGGGGGTGTCACCTTCGTTATCCCTCCCTGGACATCATTTCTCGAGGGTGAATACAGCTTAATTAATCAGTTGCCAAAAAAGGTCGCTGATGCGCATTGGCTTTTGTTTGTGCTAAATGCTGAAAAAACTTATAAGGATCTTTTGAGGAATAATTGGTCAGCACAAAAGGCTCGTTCTGTTTTACCGAACTCTCTGAAAACTCAAGTCGTGGTTACTGCTAATTTCAGAGAATGGGCCCACATCCTGAATCTTCGATGCTCCCCTCAGGCACATCCGCAGATGCGTGAGATAATGCTTCCTCTTCTGGAAAAATTGCATAAAGTGGTCCCAATCGTTTTTGACGACCTATACGAGAAATATATCCGGGGGGAGCGTGACTAAGAGATTTACGGAAAGGTTTTCTGAGGAGGTTAAGCAAGAAATTGCTGACCTCTATTCCTCTGAAAAGGTACACACTTTGACCAAATTGGCCGAGATTTACTCCTGCTCCATAGGGACAATCCGTAACCTGCTGATAGCGAAAAGAATCGCTATCCGCAGCAAACAGGAAGCACAGAGAAGAAAAAGTAATATTGATGAAAAAGATAAGGCAAGGTTTTGGGAAAAAGTTGAGGTTGGTGGTCCCGAAGATTGCTGGAATTGGACTGGGACATACAATTGCAAAGGTCTCGGCAGATTTGGTTTCAGGGGGAAAGTTTTGTATGCTCACCGCTTTGCCTATACCCTGACGTTCGGGGAAATTCCCAAAGGGATGCACGTTTATAAGTCTTGCAAAAAAAACTTATGCGTGAATCCTGCTCATCTAATATTATTGGATCGCAGCGAGAGGGCTAAGATACCAACTGTTTTGAAACCGAAGGACGTTTTGGAAATCAGAAGCATGGTTAAGACTGGCCACAAACAAAAGGAGATAGCCAAAAAATTTAAGATATCCCAAACGACAGTATCAAAAATAAACTCACGTCATATCTGGAAAAATATATGAAGAAGGGATTCACACGCAGCGGAGAGGACTGCGCAAATAGCAAGCTTGATAATAAAAAAGTGTTAGGAGTAAGAAAAATGCTTAAAAAAAGGACACCCTAAACAAATCGCGGACTTGTTTAGGGTGTCCCAGACAACGATATCGAGGATCAATTTAAGAAGAACATGGAAGCACATACAAGGGAGGATGACCAAGTGACACAAAGGCTGTTAATTTCAGATACCGAGACTACTGGGTTTAACCCCACAAAGGACGGTATAGTTGAAATCGCATTTGTTGAGGTGAGCGAAAGTTTAATTGAGCTCTCCAGATTTGAGAAGATAGTGAACCCTAACATCCCCATATCAGCCTCAGCCTCGGCTACACATGGGTTAACGGACAAGGATGTCTTAGGATGCCCCACTGTGGAAGAAGCTCTTAAGCGGTTTGAGCCAGATTACTTTGAGGACGTTTTTCTCATTGCGCATAATGCTCAGTTTGACTTGAGATTCCTAAAAAAGTATTGGCAAATCACTGGCATATTTTGCACATTAAAGGCGGCAAGATTCATCTACCCTGAAGCTCCTGACCATAAGCTCGGCACTCTCAGATACTGGTTAAAGTTGGACAATGATCTTGGAGTCCGTAAAGATATTCTTGCCCATTCGGCACTTTCGGATGTCGAGGTAACGCTCACACTGCTCAAACGTATGGTCAAGAATTCTGGGCTGACCCTGCCTCAACTTCACGAAGAGATTTACAAACCTAAAAAGATAACCCACATGACATTTGGCAAGCTCAAAGGGACAAAGTTGGAAGACCTTCCCAAGAAATATGTCACGTGGCTTTTAACGCTTAAAGATTTAGATGTGGATTTAAGAAACTCTTTAGTTAAAATAAAAGGATAATGATAATGAAAGGTACAATCCCATACGATTCATTAGAAAAACTTCCGGACACCGACAGGCTTATAATTGATGCGAGTTCAATCATAAGGGCATGCTGCTATGCTGGCCAGGATTTAGAATTTGGAAAGACGGTTAAACTTGAAAATGGGAAGTCTGAATTTGTGAACTCGGGCAGATACGGCGCAGATTTATTTCTATATTCCTACGCAGGAGTGATTGAGCTTTACGGTTTCAAACCTTACCAAACAGTGCTGGTATTAGATGGCTTCGATGGCAATCGCCTGCGAAAAAACATGTACGCAGGTTACAAGGCAAAACGTGCTAAGTTATCACAGGAACGATATGATTCTTTCAACGAGGCGATCAAATTATCGTCAGAAGCTCTACTAAGCCTTGGAGGTCTGGTCGTACAGCAGGATATGACCGAAGCGGACGATATTATCGCTTACCTCTGCAAAAACCTGAAGGGTAAGAAGCTTGTGTGGTCGCGGGACGGTGATATGCTCGCTCTTCAGAAAGAAGGTGAAGTTGATGTTCTTCTGAATGAAACATTAAATCCAGAGCTGTCTCCGGCTTGCGATAACAGTCAGATCCCTATTTACAAAGCTTTAGTCGGAGATGCTTCCGATTGCCTTCCAGGAGCAAAGGGTTTTGGAAAGAAAGCTTTTGAGGGTATGGTTTTGAAATACGGAGACGAAGGGTTAGCCGAAATGAAAGAGATGTTAGAAACAGAAACCTTATACCTCCTTAACCCGGATAGTTTCAAACCGTTCAGAAAGATCCTCGCCAACAGGGAGGAGGTATACAGCAGTTACCAGTGTGCCAAGTTTTATCCACAACATGTTAACACAGCCTATTCCCCCATGAGGATCGAAGCAGGCTTGGTTCAAAAAGTAACACCTGATACTCACCCTCGATTAATTGAATATGCAGGGGAGGTAGCACTAAGCTCAGCTGAACAGGATCTAAAAACTCTAAAAGACCACATTAAAAGATCACCTTTTATTGCTCTTGACTTAGAAACAACAACCCCTGCCGAAAGTAAAGAATGGGTAAATGCTATCAGGGAAACGAAAAAGGGTAGCGGAAAAAAGCCTAATATTGTTGATGTTTTTGGTTCTACGATTACAGGAGTAGGGATTACCTGTGGGGATAACTTGCAGATTACGTATTATACACCTATTGACCACAAAGATTGCCATAATTTTTCTTTAGACGATCTTGCAGATGTTATTGATACGATACCGGAAGGGATTCCGGTAGCAGTTCATAATTCCAGCTTTGAGCTTCCGGTCATCTACAATAACATGGGAGGGTGGCTTTCAAACGTAGTCGATACGCGGATAATGAAATCCTACGTTGACGAGAACACGAGACTGGGCTTGAAATCTTGCGCTAAACAATACTTTGATTACGACCAAACCAGCTACGAAGATGTTACCCAAGGTCGTACCATGGACGAGCTAACTGGTGATGAGGTCTTGAGCTACGGCGCTGACGATACGATTGTTACCGCAGCATTGTACAACAGACTCAAGTTTACTCTGGAATTGGAGAATACGCTCCCTGTTTTTGAGGCTTGTGAACTATTAACACAATACTGGGTGGCGGAGGCTTTTATTAACGGTTTTCCACCTGATCTTGTCTGTCTTAAGGAGCTGGAAACGAAAGATCAGCAGGAACTTTTACGCTTGGAAGAAGAGCTTTTTAATTACCTACATTCAATCGATTGGCCGGGAAGTAAGTTCGTTCCTCTCTTTGATGCGGGCTTAGGAAAAGAAGCTTTCCTAAGATTAACTGGAAAGAAGTTGGATTGTAGAGCCCGTTTAGTTGAAAAGGTTGCCGAGGCTATGCGGGAGCAGGGGCAACCGGAACTTGCTGACCTGTGCGAAGCCCAGGATTTGGATTCAATTAACAAAACTCTGGCTGCTTGTTTCGAACCGAAGCCGGAGTTCGACGTTGAAAAAAATAAACATATCAAGGAGTTGGTTTACGATACATGGGATTTACCTGTTCGCTTTCGGACTATACCAACAAAGATTATGAGAAGAAAGGGGATTACTCAAGGAAATCCGCAGGTTGATAACCCTGCAATAGCTCATATGCTTGCACTCGATCTTGATTCTGCAACGATTGAACATAGGATCTTGAACGTTATAAAAGAGATTAAAGCTATTAACACGAGACAAGGCCTTTATTACACACCATACCCTGTGCTGGCCCATTGGAAAGACGGTAGAATCCATGCAAGTCTGGGGCAAAGTCTGGCTGTAACCCGTAGATTTACGCCTTCGCAGCCGAACCTGAATCAGTTACCTAAAAAGGGAGAGGGCCTTGCTGTTAGAGGTGTTGTTCGGGCTCCTAAAGGATGGTTTGTTTGCTCTATGGATTGGTCCGGCCAGGAATTACGGTTGGCTGCAGATGCCTCACAGGACGAGAACATGCTATCCTGCTACATAGGTGAACATCTCAAGGATCTGCATAGTTTGGTAGGGGCTTCAATCGCCGAGAAGAAGGGATCGGAGTTCGGTGACTATGATAAATTTGTTGCTAACCTTAAGAATCCGGAAGTTCACGAGTTCCGCGATACAGCAAAGCAGGTAAATTTCTCAAGCCAATATTTATGCCGAGCGCCAAAGCTTGCAAAGTTGCTGGTAACTGATACAGAATCTGCTCAGACTTATCTGGAAGCAAAGGATGCTACTTATCCGGGGCTCGCAATATGGCAGCAACGAGTTATCGATCAGGCGAGAGAATTAAGTTACGCAGTCACAAGGTTGGGCGCAAGGAGACACCTTCAGGACAGCATAAAATCGTCGGACAAGTACAAAGCTGCTGAAGCTGAACGTCGAGCTGTTAATTCTGAAATACAGGGAAGTGCTTCTGAAATGACTAAATTGGCAATATGTGAGATGATCCGCACAGGTCATTTTCATGGAGGAGGCGCGCGAATAATCTTTCCTCTTCATGACGAGCTTGTGTTTTTTATCTCAGGCTCGACACTACACGAGTCACTGCCGGTATTTCATAAATGCATGAGAACTCCGTATGCGGATATGACTGTTCCACTCGAATCCGATATTATGTTGGGTCAGGATTTCGGCTCATTAACCGATGTTGGAGCAGAAGCTACGAAAAAGAACATAGATAAATCTTTGGAACAATTAAAACAATTAAAACAGCTAAAAGATAAGGAAAAGAAATAATGCAATTAAAAAGCAAAACCATTCTATCCAGAAAGCCGCGGTTGAAAATAAAGTCCAATCATTTAAGAAGTGGAGTATCAAAAGCTTCCAGGCATTGGGTGAGCTCTATACAGGGCACAGCGGTGAGAGATGGAAAAGGCTGGTATATTCAACAAAAGGATAAGAAATAATGCAGATTGATACCCAACAAATGATAGCTGAAGAGTTTAACAGGATAAGAGATTTAGTTCTGCTTAAGAACAAAGATTATGGGGATTCCGTTGTCAATCCAGTTCGGATTTTCAGCACAGCTGACAGCATAGAACAAATCTATGTCCGGATTGATGACAAACTATCCAGGTTAAGCAACCGGGGCCCAAAATTAATTGCAGAGGATACTGTTTCAGATTTAATAGGGTATCTAATTCTGTTACTGGTTGCTGAAAAAAAAAAATACTAAACCTTAAAAATTAGGAAAATAATAACAATGGCACAGCAAAAGAAAGGGTTCCAGTCGTATCTATTAAGAAATGTTCCCCTGGGGATTTACAAAGATGCCAGGAAAAAAGCAAAAGAACTGGGGTATTCTTTACGGATGTACATAATTTTACTGTTGAAAAAGGATCTCGGTGAAGATTAAAAGTAAAAACAAAGAGTTCGAAACCCTTGCCGACCGTAAGAAACGCAAAGCCACGGGAAGCAGGGGAAAGGTTTCTGAGCAAGCAGTGCAAAAGGTATTGGTAGCCATACAGAAAAAAGATGTTACCTTTGATTTTGACCGCTTGCTCGATGCCCGCGCTGCCGGACGAATTATCCCTGCCCAGGTTGCAGACTACCTCCTTTTTTCCAAAGGTAAGTCTGCAACCCTGGAGGTGAAAGGGTTGAAGAAAGGTTTCCGGTTGACTAAGGCAGCCTTTCCGCAAAGGCCTCGTATGCTTCGAAGGGAAAAGGCAGGGTGTTCCGGTTTTGCTTTGGTTCACACCTTAGAAAATGACGAGTGGATGCTGGCGGAGATAGCAGAGTTTGCTACCCTTCAGCCCAGTTGGAAATTAACAGTAGAGAATTGCAAGCAATTCCCTACAGCAAAAGGAGCAATTGAATGTCTGATAGATATGCTTTAATCTCAGATTTGCACATGGGGTTGTCGAGAACTGCGGGTGTAACTGACAGCTCGCTTCGTCAGTTCGAGAGTGATAAACTTACCCTTTTACACATTTTCCTCAAGGAAAACGAGGACAAAGAGATAATCATTGCCGGGGATCTATTCGATGCGAATCTCGTTTCGTTGTCCACACTCCTCGCAATTCTCCACGCAATGCGGGAACACCCGAAACGGATTTGGATACTTGCGGGTAATCATGATCTGTCAAGAAATACAGTAACGATGTCCAGTTTCGATTTTCTCGACCAGATTGCAGGCCTTATGCCGGATTCTGATATAACTCTGGTTACAGAGCCTACGCGGATAAAGGAACAAAGCCTTGTAATGATCCCGCATCTCGGCAACCAAGAAATCTTCGATAAAGCACTAAGTGACTACAGCAGTAAGGACTGCACATTAATCACGCACTGCAATTACGATAATTTCTTTGCGCTCAACAAAGATCATTCCTTAAACTTAACTCCGGAACAAGCCCAAGAGTTCAGGCAGGTTATTTCCGGGCACGAACACACGGCTCGTAAGGTAGGGAATGTCCATATGCTTGGCAGCTTCGCTCCCTACAATGTAAAGGAAGCCGCAACACCGAGGGTGACGCACATCCTCAATACCACGACTGGTGAACTTGAAGTGGTACAAAGCTTGGTTCAGAACAGCGTAATAGGAACGTATTCAGAATTACACTATAACGATTTACAAAACCCCGTAGATGCCTTGGCATCCGCAGGGTTTATAAAGGTCACAGGTAGTGTTACTGCTGCCGAAGCACCTTTAATCCTCACCCAAATTGCGGATTTTCGCAAGAATAGCGTAGCGTATATGATCCAGAACGCTACTGTGGTGGAGGCTATCGGACTGGAGAGCCTTGAAGAAACCTCGTTTGAGAGCATTGATACATGGAAAGCGCTTGGGTCGATGTTGGGAGAAGATCACAAACTGCAATTAAGGGAGCTTGGATATGCAATTAGTTAGCGTACGTTTAAAGAATTTCATGATACACAGGGACAAGACTATTAACTTTAAGCCTGGTATAAATGTTATCCGGGGTGAGAACGAGAAGGGAAAGTCCAGCGTTTTGTTCGGCATCAGTTATAACTGGTTCGGAGCTGGCTTCCTACCACAGATACTCGAAGAAACCGTAACATGGGGTTTCGGCAAAACTTCGCTGTTTACCGAGACGGTATTTCTTGTAAAAGGCGAGACTTACACTTGCCAAAGATCCTTGAAAGGCGCCGAGCTATACAGGGGTCAGTTCAAGAAAGGCCATACAAATCCGCTTGTAACAGGGCAAAAGGAAGTGTCTGTGGCCATAGCAAATCTTTTCGATCTGCCAAATGTGCAGTCGGCATCCAAGCTTATTATCGCTCCACAGGATAATATCAGAGGGATTATCTCTCTGGGCTCGGTTGCTGCAGCCTCGTTCATTGAGGAGTTGATAGACATGAAGGATGTCGACAACCTGATTAAAGACCTTTCTACTCGGCTGACCCACAGTCACGACGCCAAGAATCAGGCTATTGCTCAACTCGAGGATACAGAGGCGAGAATCCTTGAGCTTCCAAAACTGGAAAGCACGGATGAAGTTGACAATAAATTAAAAGAGATCGCACCCGAACAGGATAAACTGCTTAAGCAGAATGTCGAGGCGCAAGATGCAGATATTGAGGCGGGTTACAGACTTCGTGAATGCCGGTCTGGGCAGGAGCGCAACGAAAAAGCTGTGAATACTGCGGAAAAGGATATCGAAAAGATTGATGGCCGTATTGCCAAACAAAAAGGTGTTCATCTTGTAACCCTGGACGAAATATCGAAAGCGGAGGATATGCTCAAAGCTTTAGATATATACACATTTTACGATCAGGAATTATTACCACTGTTAAACAAAATAAGACCCAATGCTGTATGGGAGGGCGATGCTGAATCCTTTTCTTTGTACAGACAAGAATTAGTTTCCGAGATAGCAAAGCAGCAAAAGCAGATCACAGAAAAGAACGTCGCTGTGACAGCGAAGATACAACAGATTATCAAGGATCGTATTTGTCCTGCATGTGAAACCGAACTTCATGATGAGGAAACCGCAGAAAGGATAAACGCTGGAATTAACCAGGAAATAAAAATTCTGCGGGATGAAGCAACCACGCTGGAAAGCGAGATGGGACTTAACCAGGAAGACCTCCATGTTGCTAACGAAGCTCAGGATTATCAACTGGAGCAAAACCAATGGCTTGCAGAGCACAAAGTTGAACTAAACAATATTGATTTAATTGTGGAAAGAAGCACGATTCCTTTCGCGCTTTCTGTAACTAAACCCCCGGAAGAACCAAAGGGTAACGTAACAGCCGATGATATTGCCTTGCTAATTGAAAAAAACAAGGAACAGCAAAGTGCGATTGCCAGTCTGGAAACTGATAGGAAAATGTTAGATGATCTAAAGGAAAAGTTGAACAAGCTCAATGCTGATCTCATTCAACTCCAGCAGGGAGAAACTACCCTCATCCTTTCCAAGGAATCTACTGATAGTGATTTGCGAAAGCTGAAACAAGAACTTGCCGACATGGGCAGCAAAAAAGAAACCTTGGATAAAACAAGGGAAGCTATTGTTAAGGAGAATGAACTCATTGCGAAATCACGGGAAACCTTGGATAAAAAACTCGAAGCGCAGAAAACTGTGATAAAAGATATCCAACGCAATTCGGGTCTTATATCCGCTGTCAGGGAAGCACGGATAAATATATCAAATCTTCTTTGGCAAAAATTACTCGGCGTAACCGAAACCTATTTCAGTTTATTCAGGGGTAAGCCGTCAAAACTCAGTATCTCAAAGAAAGGGATCTTGGTCGATAACCACCTTTCCGCTCCTTCGGGCAGCACATTGGATATACTCGGCATAGCATTGAGACTCGCAATAGGTAAATTGTTTGCTGACAGCAGTTTCTGCGCACTTGATGAACCCAGTGCTGGCTGTGACGTGACCAGAACCGCTGCCCTGGCCGCAGGGTTGATTTCTGCTAACCTTGAGCAGACGATTATGGTTACACACAAGGACATGGATGAACAAATCGGGAATCTAATTATTTTATAAGAGAAAAAAAGGAGGACATCAATTGGACGAAGAATCTATTGGGAAAAGGTGTTTGGATTTACTGGGAGAAGATGAGCAAATCTACCAAATGATCGAGGAAGGTGCTGAGTTAACCGCTGCACTCTGTCATCGGAGAAGAGGCCGATACAATGCGGATCATGTTTATGAAGAAATCGCCGATTGTTTAATTGTGCTTGGTAGCATGGATCAGATCTTCGGTAAAATAAAGGCAAGTTCTATTTCTCCTGATCCACCAAATAATATTGATATGATCTCTTTAAATCTGATCATTGTAATTGGGGAACTACAACCTGCTTTGATCCGGTACCTTTCAATGAGAGATGGGGCTGAAAAAATTAAAAGCTTATTCCATCTCTACAGGCAGTACCTGAATCGTTTTGCAATAGCTACCGATGCTGATGCCGTTGAAAGATGGAAGGTTATCAAACTTAAAAGAACTCTCAGGAGAACTGAAGCGGGAGAGGCAAGAAAAAAGGAAAAAGAACAGGAATAATTAAAGAATAATTAAAGAATAATTAAAGAATAATTAAAGAATAATTAAAGAATAAAAAAGCAGTGCCTCGGAAGATCGGGGCACTGCTTTTTTAGTTAGTGAATTCGGTGGGTTACAGACCGAAAGCTCTCAGAGCCCCGTAGCGGGCGTTTAAACAAAAACGAATAGCGGAGTGTGCGTTAATATGCACGAAAAAATAGCTTAAGAATTTAAGTTGTACTTCTCAATATTTCGAAATCAATATCGTCTGATTTATCCACATTGTTAGCATCAAACACACACTTTATTTCCATCACGTACAACATGGGTACAATATCCGACATCGTGGCTGTTATTACGCAACTTGCTTTTCCGGCTGCTCCCTCCGTCTTGTCAAACCCCGCATCCGCAATCTCAAAAATTTTCTCTGTTCTCTTTCGGATAGCCAAAGTGAAAGTACAAGCGCTGACGTCAATAATGTTGCCAGCAGAATCGGTGTAAGTAAATGTGAGAGTTTTTGCAGCACCCTGTTTCATTGAAACTTTCATATGATCGTAATCCCCTCTTTTATATCTACTGCGTTAACATCAATATCATGGGCGTCTACAGTTATGTTAATTCCCTGGGCAACCACAGATAAATCGAGTTGGGAACTGCCAACAACAACAAGATCAAGCCCTATGTTAGAAACAGAGATTTCTATGCCGTGAATCACCTGGGATATCCCCCCCTCATTCACAACCCTTACAGGTACTATCCTCCCTTTTGTGACTAAAGCTACACTCATGATAATTCAACCTTATATGTTGCCAGCTCTGTGCCAGAATATGTCGATGTCATAGTGTATGTGGCTATTACGCCAGTATCGGTTCCTACATTGGCTGCGGAATCATATAAACGAATTCTCGCTGAAATAAGCTGGCTGTTAGCATCGTAAATCATTTGGTCCATAGATTGATTTTCTTGGACGAGACCTAACGTCTGACCGAATGTCCCGGGCACAGTGCTATTCTCGGTAGCTTCTGACCAAACCAAATGAGCGGTTGTATCATTTATCAAGGTCACACCGTCAGGGACACCACCAACCAGCTTCGCCTCCCCGCCTATGTGGACTGTTCCTGCTGTGTTCGATGGACCCACCGTAACATTCCCCGCACCATGTTTAATAAAGATTGCTCCGGAATCAGTCATGTTCGCGACCTCCACCGATAGGTTGGAATCAGCCATGCCCACTTTTGCACAGCACTGCATATCGAAAATTACGTTATCGCTTGTTAACCCGTAACAGGCAAAGAATCTTGCCCATTCCGTTTGGTCACATGAGATGTTCCCCTGCAGTCCGCACTCTGAAAATACCCCGGCCAGATTTTCCATACCGTTAATAATACACCTGTCAGCGCGGATAGGCTCGGCACAATCCCCTATCAATATCATATTCGAAAAGTCCGAGTTAACAACATGTTGCCCATTCAAGTCCAAGGTTAAAAGCAAAATGTTATCAGAAACAGCAGTTCCCTCGGAAAAAGATTCCTCGACTATAAAAGTCCCTCTGCCGTTGAATTTCGTGATCCCTTCTCTCCTCGCGATAGCGAGGGCATCTGTCAGGTTATTCACTGGTGTTCCAGCTGTTCCAATCGGATAATCAGTTCCAGCCACACCCGTATGGTCACTCACAAAGATGACATCCCAGAGGATAGACGAAATATCGGATATAGTAGCACTGGAAGAACTTGACCTTACGATCTGCACATTGGGGGATTGCATGACTGGAGATAGCTCAGAACCAGTGTCATCTACGGCAACCAAGTTTCCCCCTAAAATATTACACTGCACATTGGGGTAGGTCATGTAACGATCGCCGTCTGCCCAGTCGTCACGAGTACCGCCGGACAAGGGAAACATCTTCAACTCAGTTTCGGACACCACTTCTGATACACCTGCCATGGAAACAGAATCCAGATTAAAAACAGTACACCCCTTGTAAATTCCGTCGGTAATAAAGCTTCCGGCAGAGGCAACAAGGGTATCACCTTTTACGTTATCAGCAGTACAGAGGCCGACGTCCCCTATTGGTACAGTCCTGCCAGAGAACATCAACCTGGCGTTCTGCAGGGTAGCTGTAATTCCTACAGTTACACCGCCACCCAAATTCTCCTTCCCTGCTGCTGAGATCAGTCTTTCATATGATAAATTATCATCTTCCCAATCGCGGAGGGTATCAACAATTTCTTGTACAGTTGTATTCGTTGTTGGAGGTAATACCTCAACTACTCTTGGCGATAGGTGCGTGTGGACTTCTATTTTCATTTCTGAGTTTATCCTCCAGATCTCTTACAATTTTTTGATATTCTCTTTTAGTTTCAAGTTCACCATCAATAGCTTTTTCAAACACTTTGATATTGTCATCACACTTTTTAACCACATTACGCATCGCTTCAAGATCATACATACTTTTTATCCTTTATGATGCGAGGAAATATTTCAATCCTCGCATCGTTGGTTTATGATTTAATTGTATCTTCTGTTCTAATTGTCGCAATCGACCTGTCAGATCCGCTGGTAGCATCATCAGTTGAGAATGGGATAATCGGAGTACTGTTTGCAGAATTTCTGACAACAACCCTGAAATAAATAGGATCAGCGTAAACAATAGACGTACTCGCCTCGGTTGCGACTGCGTGCTGGTCAAGAAGGGGAACGAACACATCATCTAATGTGTTAATCGCAATCGGGCAACAATTCAACTCAATAGAATCTGTCGAAGTCTGTCCTGCAATGGCCGGAGATATCTGAATAGTGTCGTCATCGTCAACACTGGTAACATATGATACCTCTGACAGAGTGTGGTTGTAAACCAAATCACCTCGTTTAGCACTTGCAAATGCGCCTGATTCTACGATGGTATCCGTGTCTGTTCCCACATCTGCACTGGGCACAACAATGTTCGCCAAGGTAAATGTAGATGTTGACCATGAGTCATACCGAATCCTATATTCTTTATTGTTATCGGATTCATCCCTGATCCTTAACACACCTCCAGCAGTCTTTCCAGGAACGTCCTGAGCAATAACTGAATCAACCACCAATGTTGCGTCACCAATAGCCTCGCCACCTGCAGCTGAATACTCAGTCTTGTCAATGCTGCCACCTAACCCAGTGAGCCTGAATATCGTAACTCTGTCGTCTGTAGTGGAAGCCTGACCCGCACCTATCAGGTTTGAAACTTCGATTGTGATAGCAGTCGGTCTGGTCTTTGTCCCACCTTCGATGGGAGTTAACTGGAAGGCATTTTCATCTGCTGCTGACCAATCGGCTAAAAGAACCCCTCTTGCGCCAAAGAATGTCCCGCCCGCGAAAGTACCAAAAGGAGACTGCTTTTTCGGGGAGAATGTCACAGCAGCGGTATCGGGTGTAACTGTACCGCTGTTGGTATTCTCGGTTATAACGCCGGTTGTGTTAAATGTTCCTCTAACATTCCTGAGCAACATAACTTTATCAGTGGCGTCGTATGACTGGATAACTCCTGTTGCGCCCGACCCAGCCTGCGTAACATCCTCGCCCTCTGCAATCGTACCAGTTACCGTTCCTGACCATTCCAAATAAACTTCTCCACCAATGTACTGCTCAGCTTCCAGGCCGTCGGTGTCAGTGGTTACGGTATTCCCCCTTCGAGTTACATATTTTAACCACTCGTAAACCTCAGTCAAAGGATTCTGGTTACAGTCAATGGTTATGGCGTAATTCTCATCTAAACCATCGTCATCGATGTCATAATTGACATGGGTATGGCCACCAGCACCTACGGTCGGGGGCGTATTCGCAGTGAACCATGTGCTCAAAGCTGGACCCTGATCAGCAGGAGCGCTTCCGTTCTTTGTCCCTGTTCCGGTATCATCTTCATTTGTCAATGTTTCAGACGCGGTCTGGAAATCAGTCTGGGGGTCATCGAGCAAATAGTAATGAACGGTCTGTGTTGCCCCAGGGGTATCTATTTTGGTAATGATTGCGCGGGCGCCAGAAGTATCCCCAGATATCTCATTACCAACAGCCCAATTGCCGGCAGCAGCAGTGAAAGTAATACTCTTATATCCAGTGGTATTATCAAGATCAGGAGCAGTCGCCAGCGGAATTGGATTCCTACCACCAGATGTGATAGAATTCGCGGCCTCGTAACTGTCGTATAGAGTACTGCCCTTTCTTGCAAAAATGGATACATACCCACCATCAATTATAGGATTATCGGCTTGTGTAAAATCCCTAATGTAAAGGCATCTATCAATGTGTCCATCTCCCCACCAATCCTGCGTGTCATTGGCAATCGATACGAGTCTTTCTCTTTCACCATCGGCTACTGCGCCCCGGTAAATATAGATATGGGTATCTGCTTCGATTGTACCAATGGAATACAGGTTTGCCCATATTTGCTCACCAGAGGTCGCTGCTGCTGGCTGAGTGGCATTATGAGCATTACAGGTGAGATTCCCAGATGTGCTATTGAAATCATTCGCAAGCTCGTTTGTGTCTGGGCGGATCACCAGGTAATCGACTGTACCTCCGTTATCGATTACATCAAGCAATGTCCCTGCGTCACCGTCAGCGTGGGTGATATCGAGTCCAATATCGCCGGTAACTATATTGTTTGTCGCATTGATAACAGGGGCAACGACAAGCCCTACAGCACCGGTTCCATCACCGGGAAGGCTTCTCGTCCATCCAGCGGTCTTTAAAGCACCACCTGTCATATGCTCCATGCTCTCATATGAGATATACCAAGGATTTAGATCCCCTGAGTCAATTGCTCCTACTGTATACTCAACAGGAGTCTGCGCGGACATAGGCACACCGTCATCCATCTGTAAAGAATTGTCAAAATGATCCTGCAGTGCCGAGTATAACTCATTCATTGTATTCGTACCAGTAGCTGCCCCTGTCCAAAAAAGCCGCTTCTGCCTGTTTTCGTCAAGGTAATAAATTGTAAAATTACCGCCCAAAATAGTATCGCTCATACCGATCCCCTCCTCTTAAAGATTCAAATCTTCTGTTAAATTAACAATAATACTCAACCCTTGCGCTGTAATCTCTCCGTTTACAGTAACAGGGATATACCTCAGACCCCCTCCTATAACGCTGGATTTTCTTACTCTTATCTCTACATCCAGGTCAGATGTGTGGAGAAAGACCTCTGTTGCCTTGCCAGACGCCACTTGCTCATTCATATACACTACATGGGTAACGGCGTCTCTTATCTGTACACCCGCAAGGTTAACATTGCAATTGACAGTTAAGTGGCAATATGTACCATCCACATCTTTCACCCTTCCGGTGCAATTACCGCTGCTCACAACTGTAAAATCATTGCTCCCGCAATCGATATATTGTCCATCCGCCGAGAGCAAGCAATTGTCGAGCTCAAGGTCATATTCGCAAACGAAGTTTATTCCGTCAGTTGTCGAGAGGATTTCAAGCACATCTGCCTGGGGATCGTCAACAGCTTCGACCTGCAGATAATCGTACAATTCATTAAGCGTATGATTCGAAGTCATTGTTATTTTGTCTGTTGTATGGTTTACGCTTATTCCAGTATACGCTGCGACTGTAGCCTTGGTTGCCTCTGTGATATGAGTATTCTCGTCCAGATAGAAAATACTTACCAATGCTTCTGTAATATCCTGGCTTATAGAAAAAGCCTGTAACCCGTACTTCAAGCACCGGATGTCATGAGGATTCCTGGCTGTCGTGGTTGTTGTTGATGTCGCAACTGAATGGGAATTGGCCTCAACCTTTTGTTGGGCTATAGCTCCTTGAGCGTCTGTAGTTTGATTTACTACTGCGGTATCACTCACATTCAAAGCGTATATCTTTACCCCCACCTCAACACTACCGCCTTCATAGGTAGTCGCGTCCCATGTATATTTTTCTAAAACGATTGCAGCCATCTTAAACCTCAATCAAATTGAGTTCACATTCTTTGCATAATTCCCGGTCAAACTTCATTACCTTGGATGGAGCGAAATTTGGGATATCCCATTGCTTCTGCATACCCGTTACTGTTGTTTCTTTCCCTAAATGGCGGATGTCTCTTGCTGAATAAGTTTCAGATACACACGAAAACGACCACCTGATCGCCCCGATTAATCCCTCAAGCAAAGCGAAGGCTTCCGCGCCTTCTGTAGTCAGATGCCATTTATTTGCAGTAATTTGACCGATGCAATACCGTGTGTAGACCATCGCTTTCTTCTGATCCTCTACAAAAGCATCAATCAGAGTCCCAAACCCTTCCCTATAACCCATTGTTTTCCACCAATTATAGGTGGTAACTGGCGCCAATTCACACTTATCGCACAAGGGCTCTTTCAAGATAATGATCCTGCTTTGAACAGGAATGATCTCAGCTTTCTTTGCAGCATCCCCCCACCCATTTCTGCTCGCTAATTCTCCTAAATCACGGGTAAAATTTCTCCCCACCTTCAGGGTATACCGCAAGTTAGACCCCAGATTATTCCAGTCTTGTCTCCAACCTAAGTCACTATATTTATCAAGAAAAGCTCTATTTGCAACACCTTTCCCTTTAACAGAACTCATGAAGGGGACAATATTTTTATAATACGCCATCACTACTTCTTCTAATTTTTCCATATTTATACCTGCAATATTTTATCTTTATCGAAAGTGGAATTAACTAAGGTCACGGTTAAACCATCATCGACCACTAAATCGTATGTGTTGTCCGTAGCAACATAGTTAGTCATTTCCATCGTAGCTTTAAAATAGAAACCTCTTGTGCAGTTAAAGACCTGAATACCGTCTATAGACTGAGGGGCAACGTAGACGGTACCTATGTAACCATCTCCAGTGGGATCATGGAATTTGCAATCTTTAATCTTCAGGGTAGAGCTTCTGAATTCGATATTTTCACACGTGTCGAAGTCACAATCGATAAGATCAATCTCACCTGCACTACCCGCGGCCAGACCGAAAAACACGTCTTTCCATCTATAGAATTTTGAAGCGTACGCCAAGAGCTTATTGGTAAAACTGCTTCCGCCTTCGACAATAAAATCAGCCATTGGGTAATCGGTATCGCCATCAATGGCTACATCCGGTGTGACAAGAGAACAGCCATTCACGGCATAACTGCCCTGGGTCTGGACATCTTTTTTCCCAACTCTCAGAGTAGCATTATTTTTAACCCGCCAATCATGTTGAGCAGCTACACTGAACTGATTGTTAAAAACAAAGGTATTCTCCACTGCAAAATAAGTTGCTGTTGTTCCGTCGCCAAACTGCATTCCGTTCCAAAGCTCAATAAAAACATCTCTCAAACCAATTAAACCGTAACCAGGATCGGTTGATGGATCAGAACCTACAGCATCCCATGTCGATAAACTCTCAATATCAGCAGGGCTGGCGGATGTACCTGCCGTTACCTGTACCGTATTGCCTGATTTCCACCAGTCAATTGCCAAGTCCGGATCGCCATTCTGAGTGTTTGGGTTTGTGAAATAAAATCTGACTTCAACTACCCGAACCGCTGTTAATGTTGCCCCGGTTCCCCCCACGGTCGTAGGGTTATCCCCAGAACAAATAAACCGGTTCCAAGAGGCAACTAAGGCAGGGAATAATCCATCTGTCGTATGACCTGTCAATTCCCACTCAACGTAATCAGTCCCTGCCGTAGCAGTAGAATAAACCCGAACTACAATCGAATCTGATGGACCTAAGACCTGTTCTGATTTTGCAGTATAATAAAACCACCAAGTGAAATCGTTTGCCGTCCAGTCAATCGCGCTATCAACAGTCAAAACACGGCGGATATAACGCCAGGCATTTGAGCTGCTATAATCAAACTCAATTAAGTTTGAGCCCTGCTTCCTATTATCCGTAAAGTCATTCCCTGCGGAAAAACTAGACATATCATCCGCAAAGCCGGTTGTGATATCGCAGGTATGCAAGGTTTGTAAATCGGTTGTTCCATCCGCCCTTTTATATGAGAATGTTCCAGGCATATCTTATTCCCATGTTTCTATCGTTACCCTTGTGTGGGGTGTTGTTTGCACCGTAACATGCGAAGGTTCAGATGGACTTGTTCCATCATAAACCAAAACAGTATCGTTTGAGAAAAAACTTTCATTACCTGACGTATCATAAGCCGTCAGGTTGAAAATATTCTCCCCTTCAATCAAATTTTCAGCAACGATCTCAACACTGGTTGCCGTTGGGTCAGGGACTTCAATAAGAAGTTCTTTTGCGAGATATACTCTATATCCAGCAAGATCATCCTCCGTATTGGCTGTCCAAGAAACCCGTATACTTTTACTGATCGTATCTCCGGGAGCCGGAAAACTCGTTTTTTGGAAGAAAAGAAATAAAGATATCACCAACACCAACACTGTCATTATTCTTGTTTTTGTTTTTGTTTTTGTTTTCATTATTCTAAATTCCTTTTTGATTTTTTAGCTTATTATAAATTTGTTCTTACGTCTATTTCTTTAACAGGTGTCCCGTCACTCCAAGCACCCATAAACCTCTGTTTGTCAGTATTACCTAATCCGTATTCACGATTTTTATTGTAAAAAGCGGCATCAGTTAGACCGTCAAAAAGCTTCCATAAACCATAATAATCTAATGCATCAATTACTCTTCTTTCTTGAAAACTTGTTTTTGTTTTGACTATTTTTTCGTTTTCTTTTGGAGATTCTCCATTATATTTTATTGTTTTAATTTCACCATTTTTTTTCGATAAACTATTATAATGTGAAACCGGCGATGACGCTGTGAAATGGTTAGCTATTAATGGTGGGAACCCATGTTCATCGGATCTAAGCAATATATAATTTTTATTTTTAAGAAGGATTTTTGTACTTTCTTTAAAAATCCTTTTGGCATCAATATTTTTAACGACCCTGTCCTTGTCTCCCGCGATAGTCAAAAGTAAAGTATTTTTATTGATTTTTGCCAAATTTTCTAAAGGGATATTCATCCCCTCTGCTTTTTTCCATGTTACCCCAGGCAAAACGCACATTATAGAACGAGGAGTCGGAAGACCTTCTTTATTTGCAATAGCCCCCATGTTAGCGGAAATAATACCGCCGACGGAGTGACCTACTACAGCAAATCTAGATAAGTCAGGCTTTACATGCCCTTTCTCTGTTTGCAGAATCAAAATTGCATTTTTTACCGCTTTGATCGCATTATATGTGAGGTTTTTTGGAGGGGTCATGAGCCCTTTTTGATAGCGAGGAAAGATTACAATATTTCTCCGTTTTACGATATGATCTATCCATGCTCCGTAATTACTTGGGGTCATCGCCATCCATCCATGGTTAAATACAATAACAGGGGCTTTTTTAGGCTCAGGGTTATTTGGTTCAAAAATCCAAAATTCGTCGTTTCCTTTATTGTAATGAAACATAGTTACCGAATTATGCTTATATCTGAATTTATAAGTATCAACAATTGGTATTTGTGGTTTAAGAGGTTGCTGCGGAGATAGGGTTTTAGTCTCTGCATATGATAAAGACTGAAAAAACAAAATTCCTGTAATGACGACGATTAAAGATTTTAAGCTCAAAGTTCCTCCTTTATTAGATATTCGTTTGGTTGTTTTTATGAACTTGTTAAAATTCCAAATAAAGCCGCAATAAATGTAGCCGCGCCGGTAGACCCTGTATTGATTTTAATCCCAAACGATAGCCCCGAGGCGTAGCTTATTTTTTGAACGGGAACTATCGGGGGTCCGACAGATTGATCCGGCTGAGAAATGGCTGTCTGATGGGTAGTTCCTGTTAACCCTGCTAAGGTCACTTGCTGTATCCAGTCCCCCCCAGAAGCATCCCCTCCAAAATCAGCATCAACCAAACCCGCAAGGGTAGCAGAAACCGTATAAATTTTGACCATATGCGGTACCATAACTTTTCCAGAAGGAACCGTAAAAATAGTCTGTTTTGTTGTTGTTTGCCCATTGATTGAAACCGCCCCTAATAAGGTCATTGCGTGTTCTCTTAAATCCATAAAATTACCCTTCCCTTTTTATAATAACATTGTTGTCCATGCAAACTACTTCATTGTTATGACAAATAATCCTATCTTGGCTATTATTATACATTTCGCGATCAATAATCTCCATGTCTGTTGTCATTATAACGTCCCATCCAGTGACACCATAATCAATTGTATGTAACCCATAATTTGTTGTCGCCATAATACTTTACTCCTTTATGCAGGTTATCTGGACTTGTGATGATTCGTAAGTCGTTTCATTTACTGTTCTATAGTTTAAAACCTTACATACAACAACATCGGCAAGTGATCCGTTGTCTGTAATATTCATAGCCGATGTATAAGTCCATGTATCAGAATCAACATCTGTTGTCGTTCTCATTAAAACGTCGGATACCCATATTTCAACTTCAAAATAACCTTCGTGTTCCCCTGTAGGAAGAATAACGCCTGGAATACCTGTACCAGCCCCAAGACCCCGCATTCTTGGGGACCATTCAAGTACAATATCAGATGTATATCCCGGAGTTAATATCTCTCCATTTGCTGTTAAATTTACAGGGGGGTATGGGGTTTCAGCCTTCCCTTCAAAATTAATATTGATATTGGTTGCGTCGTTAATATCTCCGTAAAGCAACTCATTATAAGGAACCATTTTAAAGTCTTGTCCCACCCCAGAGATAAAAGTGCTATGCGTGATAGTCTCTGGAGAGTCTCCTAGAAAATAAAAAACAGAATTTTCTTCGTGAGATTGTTTTTCTGTTCCCATTCTCCCTCTTATCACATTATTAATTTTAAATCGGGAACCTGATATGAGGGTCATTGTTTCAAAAAAGATGATTTCGTCGCCTAAAAGAGCCACATTAATACTTCCATTAAGCGTTTGGGAGAAAGAAGCATCTTCAATTTGGTTTTCCCCATGTAAGAAATCGACAATTATTCCGTATTCGTTATCTATTGTAAGTGTATCCTCGGAATACGCCTGAACTAAAACACCATAAGGAGTTATATTTTCTATAGCATCAAACATCAAATAAGATGCTCCGCCATCAGATGATATATTGAATTCAAACCCTACATCTAAATCAGATTCAGCCCCTGCGATAGGAAGAACATGAATAATAGAAGCGTCTGTCACCATATCGTAAGGAAGCTCAATGACTTCTTGGTTTGTAAACTGAATAATAGTGTAGTCAACTTCTTCCTCTGAAGGAGGCGAAGGATCCGAATATTCTGTTATTGTGCTTGAGGTTGAAAAAAAGTCTTCCGCTGCCTGAATGATAATTTTTTCAGAATTAAGTCCCTCTTCTGTAATAGATAACACACGACAAACCATATTCGATACACCATTGTCGACAGAAGAAAATTTAAAGCAATCGCCAGGAGTTAACTGAAAAGAAGGTCTGTTCACAGTTAATTCAAGAATAGCGAATGGGTACGAAACCTTTTGCAGCGCATTCTTACTTGCCCATACTGCGTACTTGTTTTTGGTAAACAGAGAAAAATCTAATGTTTTTGTTACTATTCTTCTCTGAACCCCATAATTCCCTGTATCAAAGGCTACAGGATCGCTTGAGGAAGCTCTCAAATTAATGATACTTGCATCTCGATCAAGAAGTGAATAGTTTGACTTAATTTCGTTCAACGTATCCGTCCAACTTTTTCTTCTGAAAGATGGTTTTTCAACCAACACATTTTCATCAATTAAAGGAAGGTTATCGACTGAATAATCATCTCTAATTAATTTTGGATGAAATTTACCATCAACTTGATATGTCATAATACAGTCTATATGTCTGAGCACATTAGAAATATAATTGTTTGCTGTTTTATAATCTCTTACTACTAAGCTAATCCCCATCCCTTCGGAATAGTTAAATTTTTTCAGCTCCCCTGTATTGGCTATCCCAAAAATAGTTGAATCGTATAAAATTAATGAAGTGACGTTTGTATCTCCAATAGAAGGAGCTACTTTTATCCAGGCGTCAACACCATTCCATTCTAATAAATACCCTGTGATTTCACCTCTATATAGCTTGTCTCTAAAAATAACTTTTTGAACACAACCTGTTTCTCTATATTCATATGCGGGGGCAACCAAAACCCAAGCATCGACACCATTCCATTCTAATAATTGCCCCGATCGACATGATCCGTACAGCTTATCATTATAAACAATCAAAGAATAAATATAGGAATAGTTAGATAATTGAGGAGCGACTTTAATCAAAGAACCTCCTGAAAGCATCCATAATTGCGCAGGTATTCCAGAACCTATGTATAAATTGCCATTGTAATTACACATAGAATATATCTCGTTTAAATCTGATGTTGCTTGAGCTACTTTTATCCAGGCGTCAACGCCATTCCATTTAAGAAGGCATCTTGATCGTGTACCGTTATATAACTCCCCGTCAAAAACACATAAACAATTTGCAAATGAATTAGCATAAGGATCACCTGTAAAATCTGGAGCAACTACAACCCAAGTATCAACACCATTCCATTCTAATAATCTTCCTCCATTTCCTGAATACTCTTGCGTTCCCCCATATAATTTTCCATTAAAAACACATAATGTCCAGATTCCTCCGTCGACAGATATTGAATCCGCGACCGCAACCCATGTCTCATCCCCATCCCATTCATATAATTTTCCATCTGTGTATGATCCAAAATATAATTTTTCATTAAATTCGCATAAATTACTAGCCGTATGATGAGGGCTTACATCTGCAACTATTACCCATGAATCTCCTATGTTTCCACCGATTGTATCTGCCGTACTGGAAAAAGAAACAGAATCTAGCCATGTAGATGGCAAACAAACCAATTTTTCCAATATATACCATAATGCGTGAATTGGATTGTAATCATATTTATCGATAATATGATTATTATTAAAAGGTAATTCTGGGGTTTTCCTTACTACTACCCGCATAGAAGGCATTCGTTTTTGATCTATTCCTAAAATGCAATCTTTAAACAGTATCCAAAACAGACCTCTGTAAGGAGTATCAAGTGTCCCGTCAGGAATAACCCCATTAACAGCCAAATATGATTCCGTTCCTGCTAATTCAATTGCTTGATCTTGAGTGCCAAAGAAAACGACTACTTCTCCCTGAAGTCTGTTCATATTGCAAGTGAACCCCAAGATTGGGGTAATAGTTTCTTTTCCTCCAGATGCCGGTAAATTTAACTCCCCATTCCATATTACTTTTTCATCTAAAAAAATTGTATACAGGGTATCAATTGGACCCGCACAATAGCCTACTCCCCATGTCATATAATACCATTTTCGAGGAACCTTACCCCCTGATTTCCCTCTTTTTTTATACCATTCATTTCCAAAAAAAAGTAGAGTGCCGTTTAACTGCGATGTTCCTAATACCTCAGGGATCACGGTACCTATTTCATTTTGAGTTAACTGCAAGTCAGGGGTAGGAGCCCCAGGAGGAGTCGAAGGAGGAAAAAGATAATTATTTGTTACCCAAGAAACAACATAACTTGCAGCAAAATAAAAAAGAGCTCCTAAAAGGGTTGTCATATTGTCGTCCTCTGAGCTGGATTTTCAATAGGGATATGTTTAAAAAATAACCCATTAATAACGTTATCAAATTTGTCTCTGCATGTTTCCGCCCTTCCATCGCACCCCGGATAAGCGTCCACTGTACTTTCATTTATGAGATTTTTCATTTTATACCCAAGAGTCACCGTGTTTCCTTCATGAGCAATGATACCTCTATGCTCGGCCTCAAAACGAATTTCACCACCTGTAAAATAACCATTATCTTGTAATCCAAAATCCGAGCTCGTTAATTGTGTTTTTGAAGAGTCAAGATCAATCACCGTTGTTGTTTTATAATTTTCAATTACAATAGTGCAATTAGCGTCAAAAAGTTTATGGTTGCATGTAACTTGAAACCGCCATTGAGGAATGGGCATCTCAAGAAACCCCTCAAAACCTACACATTCGATTTCAGCCGCGACTCCTGAAAAAGCGACATTTTTTATTTGACCTAAAAAAAGAACATTCGCTTCAAAAGGATCTTGGTCCCTGTGAAGTTTTGAGATAGAAATCCAATAAATCTCAACTGGATTAATCTCAATAAAGTCAGAAAAAGGTGAAGTAATATTAATTGCTTGTATAGTCACTTCTGAAACATTCGATTCGCTATTTTTCTCAATTTCACCTTTTTCTATTGTTACGGGGGTATAAGTATTTGACTCAAAAATGATGCTATTATCTCCACTGGTGTAATAAAAATGCTCTTCCCCTTCCCTCCAAATATGGTAAATTTCAGCGGGCTTTCTTTGAGAGCTCTCTTCTTTTTCGATATAAGCTTCTGTTACCATTTAATCTACCTCCGTTTCTTCAAGCAATAATCGAAAATTAAAATCAATTTGAGAAGAATAAAGCCCTTCAACATAATTAACTTTTACTTCATCTATTGAAAAGCAAACTAACATTAAAAAACTCACACTCATATCAGCAAGTTCTTCCGTTGATACTGAGGTTCCTATAGCCTCAGATAAAGTTATTTCCTCTCCCCCAGAACTCACGTCTATAATTTTTTTTTGAGTGACTGATCCATCAGGAAACCGAAAAAAAAGATGTCTTCCTATTACATCTTCATCCATATAAAAAGAAGAATACTCTATATCATCAATACTAACAATATCATCGGCAGCATCAAATGGTGCGTTTATCACGACGTCTTTTGACCAAGTAGAGAGCCAGAACTTCTGAAACATCCCTTGTTTTGAATCAAAAAAATTAAGTAAATCATGAATATCTTTTTTGCTTGATTTATAAAAAGATAAACCGATATCTAAGTTCGAAATATCGTAATCTGTTTGAGCATACTCCATTCCGTAAAATTTCATACGCAAAAAAGGATACTCATATGAATATTTTAAAGGAAAAGAAGGAGAAAAACTAAAAATATCTAACCCTTCATATGTCTGTTCTCCTGAAACGGGTAAAGTGTACTCAAATGCCCTCTCTTCTTCGTAAGCTTCTTCGGCTTTAATAGTAAAACTTTCAACATTTGAAAACACTTGGGAAAAAGAGACAGGGTCAATATGATAATCGTATAAAGGAAGAACGTATGAACCAATTGCCCAACTGGAAACAAGGTTATCTTTTAATATGATTTCATCTTCTGAAATACTTCCGGAATCTCCAGAAATTGTACAAACCTCGTACAACCGCCAATCAGTTGGATTGATAATAATAACATCTCTTTCTTCGTGAAATTGCCTATAAGATGTCTCTTTTACCTGAAGGCTTGTTTGACCAGAAGAAGCCTCAACCTCTAATGTTGTCAAGTCCCACCAACTTGGAATAGCCCAAATTGATGCCCCGTATTTAAGAACATTTCTTTTTAAATAATTTATTTGGCTCGGGGTCTGATTGAAAAACTTACCTTGAAAACTAAAGTAAGGCCATGTCCTGAGGGCTGATCTGACCACTTTCCCTTTTATCGTTTTGAGGGTCGCCGTTTTCCATATATGAGAAAATGATACGAATTTAGGCTTAATCGTTAATACAACATCAGAAATTGTCATTTGCCCCCCCCCTTTTTAAATACCCCTGAGAAACGCTCTCTATGGCCTTGCGGGCTGTTTAAAGTTTTCCGAAGGTATTCGTTCGTCTTTTTGTTTATACGCTGACTAACGACTGAATAAACCCTTTATTGAAAGAAAGAGCATTTTTAATCGCTTTTTTCCCATTAGAAGAGGCGAGATAAGCTCCGATCAATTGCGGGTCAACTATATTTGCGATATGAACTTCGTTTATAGGCACCTCTTCCTTCTGATCTTTTTGTTCCCCCATAATTAATGTGTTTTTAGGAATAACAGTTTCCCCTTTTTCTAATATTGCAGGAAACTCATTATTAGATAAACCTTTATGAAGCCGAGGGGCTTCTGCAAAAATAGACGGAGAGACCATCTTTTTAACTCTCCCGAAACCAGAACCAACGACCCCTCCCGCATGACCAACTGCTGTTGATGTACCTGCCGCCGCTGCTCCTCCTCCGCCACCACCAAAACTACTCATTAACGTAGATATCCCTTTTTGAATCGCCATCTTTGTTACCATTTTGGCAAACTCTCTTCCGATTTCGGAAAAACTGACTTTTGATTCCCAAAGCATATCGTTTAAAGTATCAACAAAAGTGTTTCCCCATCCGCTAAACATTTCGCCCATTTCATCTGACCAAGTTGATGTCTCTTTTAATTGATCTTTCATATACTTCTTATAGCTTTCATCAATTTTAGCCATTTCAGCAATATAGACTTCAGTAAATCTTTTGATCACTTCTTCATCGCCTTCGTACTTGTCCTCGAACATTTTTTTCTCTTGTTGCAATGTATATCTTCTTGCATCAAATGGACCTTTAATCGCTGCAATCTCTCTTAATTTTAATGAGTCCATTATTCGGATTCTTTCTTTATGTTCCCCGTCAACAATTTGCGCCAAGCTTTTTTGGAGATTAATTCTTTCTTTTAGTCTGATTTCTCCTGTTGTTTTGTATATTCCTGATTCTTTCCCATAAGAAGCGGCTAATTTCCCTAATCTTTGATTAGTCTCCCAGTCAAAAAAATCGAGTCTTTCCATTGTTAATTCTTTTAATTTGGCGTTTAACTCGATTTCCATTTCTTTTCTTTTTCTAATAGCCGTGTCGCTATCAGGCGCAGAATCAAAAGAACTTAAAACATCATCAACCACTGAAGAAGATTCCTTCATTCTTTTTTCTATGTTCGGGTCGCCTGTAATGGTAACTTTTTTATGGTAGTTTTCATCTGATGCTGCGGATATCAGTTCATCAACAAGGCTGTTATGAACCGACATCGTTTCTTTCAGTTCTTCTTTTAATCTAATTTGAGCTTCCCGGAAAGTCTCTTCTCCTTCTTTAATAGAGCTCCGCAATTCATCAGCATCAAATCTTACTTTTTCTGATACTTTGTCCATTAAAGGGACATGGGATAAGGAAGTCGATACCATATCAAGAAAATCAGATAACTCCTCTTTCATTTTCCTGATAGTTCCTTTCCAACTGGTTTCAATCGCCGCCCAAACAACCTTGACCCCGTGTTCCAAATAATAGAATCCTTTAAGGGTACCATCTACCAAAGCAACACCCGCAAGTCTTGCTGTTTCAAATTGATCGGATAATTGCTTTCCTATCTGCCACCCTGCAAAAAGAGCAAAAAGACTTGCCGCTGCTTTAGCCGTCATTGAGAGGTTCCCATTGAAAATAACGAGTTGGGCGTTTGCCGCCATGATCGCTGTTTTTGTTAATTGAAATAGCTTAGGAAGAGCATAGAGCCCTCCCCCGACCGCTACAATTTTAATTAACGCCCCTGTCCATTTGACCAAACTTACTATTTCTTCTTTATTTTTTCGGAAATAGGCGACAAGGTCTCGAGCAGTAACAAGCGTATCTCTTGCAACAGGAAGAAATTCGTTCCCTATTTCATTTCTAAGATCTTCCCATTTTGCCTTTGTATCTTTCAAAACATTCGCGAAAGACATACTTGTTCTCGCCAAATCCCCTATAGCGTCCCCAGACCCATCAACCATTATTGTATATGCCGCCAAAGCTTTGTGAGCATAAGACAAATCTCTTTTATGATCGACCAATCCCATGTTCAATGCCTTTTGCTCTACCGTAGTAGCCGTAAGCATAACACCATATTTTTTCATCGTCTCATAATTACCTACAAGACCTGACTGGATATCTTCCATCACTTTTTGAGTAGAAAAATTATTAAAAGAGCCTAAATCTGCGGCTAACTTAACAATTTCTTTTGATAGACCTGCGGCAGCTTTTCGATTTAACCCCATAGGGACAAGAAGATCCTGGATGTTGCCTAAATATTTCTTTGCTTCTGTTTCTGACATAGCAAAATCAGCTTGAAGATCTTTGACCCAATTAGTCGTATTCGCTACATCCCGAAAAACAGTCTCAAACTTTCCTGTAGCCTCTTCTAAATCAGAGGCACTTTGAACTAAATCCCACGACGCTCTTGTAATTTGAGTGAAAACAGCAGCGCTGACCAAAGCTGTAAAAGCACGACCTAAAGTATTGGTCGCTTTAGTCACTTTCTTCATATCTTTTTCAGCATTGTCAGTAAAACCATCAACGGCTTTGTTTGCCCTTTTTAACCCTGAAGTGTCCACCCCTATATGCGCAAGCAGGGTTCCGACATCTAATGTTTCACTCATTTGGGATTATCCTTTTTTTAATTTCTTCTTTTTTCTGGGCTTGACAATTAATCTGCCTTTAAACGCTTTCTCTAAACTTTTTTTAATTTGGTCTGTTGTTTGTTTTTCTTTTTTCACCTGATCAAACCCGATTGTGAAGTCAGGGGCTGAATATTGCCGTGTCCCTTTTTTCGAGAATACATTAGCCAAAAAAGAGATCACTCTACCGATTTGAAGATTTTGAATTATCATCCCGAAGGGTTCGACCTCAGAATAAGCTACCCAATCAGTCAATTGTCGGCTGGTTAAGTTTAGATAATCGGGATGCCTTATGCCCAACGCAAGAGAAAGTCTAAACTTAAATCTGGTTATGCGTTGGGCTCTGATTTTTTTACTAACGCTTTGACTTCATCCTCCCCTAAGCCACTCAATCTTTTTGCAACCCTGTACATTTCAACCATCATTCGCCCTGATATTTTTCCAATAGCCTGAGCATCCTCTAAAGAGAATATTTTGTTTCCTTCTCCATCAACGCAACTCAACGCCAGTGTTTTAGCCCTCAGATTCTTAAGATTAATTTTATCCCCCTGGACAACACTTAATTCAAGAGTATCTCGGTCATCAACCGTAAGTTCCTGAATAATAACTTCTCCCTCTAACCCATAAGGGGTACAATCAAAATTTTCCTGCACTAATTCTTTGGTTAAAATTTGCTCTTTGGTTAAAAGCATCGTTACCCTCCTGTACATGAACTTTTTAAAATTATTCTAAAAAAATAAGATCTTTATCATCTTGTTTTATTACGACGTCATTACGACCTGTCCTGTAATCTTGATTGATACAGATGCTGTAACTTTATCATCCATAGGAATAGCCATACTCAGCCCTGTTACATACCCTGTAAAATCAAACTGAGTAGCCCCTGTATCGGGAAGAACGATTCTGTATTCAACAGAAGAATCAGATTCAAAATCATCGTTCAAATCATCATAACCATCACGGGTAAAATTCATTTCCAAAGAAACCTCCCCCGCATCACGAAAACTGGCGATAAACTCTTTGTACCCACCTACACTATCTAAGCTTGTGACGTCGATTGTTCCTCGAGTTTTATTTGGGCCGCTTATTGAGTTCACCTCGGCGATAGTCTCAAAAACACTTCCTGCTGAGGATGACGCCCCTGTCGCCCTTCTGAATGTTGTTCCTACCCCACTAAAAGCGTTACTCATGGTATCCCCTCCTTTCCTTTTTATTTCTTTTTATTGGGTTCTATGTATCCGGACATTAACTGTAAACTCAGGTCTATCTTTTTTATCATATCCTGCAAAAAAGATATCTGACATCAGCCAAATTCCAATATATCTTGCACCGTTTATTGTTTTATTATGAATCCCCCTTAAATATTCTTTAGCGTTTTCAATTAATGAATAAGCCTCCCTATACCCATTTTGGTTTCCTCTAACACGCATTTGAATAGTAGGCCTATCGTACTTATAATTTGCTTGTGGGGCATATCCCCCAGTGTCGTAAAGAGTTAAACATAAATCGGGGGTATCTGGTTGCTTAAAGCAAAAAAGATTAACTTTAAACTCTAACTCCGTGACACTGGGGGACTCAATCAAAATATCCTTTATGTCTTGTGAAGGGGCATTCATTGTTACTCCTTATTTCACCTTATCTACCCTTGTTAAATTTTAACTTTTTTCTGAAACTCACCACCAAGTATTGATGCGGCTTCCTTTAAAGGGGTCTCTAAAAATTTTGCTTGAGCTCCTGGTTTTCTAAAGTTCGCCTCTACCATCTCATGTACATAAGGAGCATAATTAGCGGTGAGCCCAATTTCCGCAAATATTTTATCTTTTTTCTGTTGCAAAATTGGTCCGTACCAACTATTGATAAGATTGCCCGTATCACCTACAGGGGTCAGTCTCGTTCCTTTTTCTCTTACGGCTACCCCTACTTCCGTCAACATTTTTTTTGATTTTATAATGAAATTATCAACAGCTTTATCAACCCTTTTTTTGACTTCTTCTTTACCTTTTAATTTCATTATAATTTACCCTTTTTAGCTGCGTGTTTTAGCTGCGTGCACTTGAAAGAAACGCGCTCGAAAAAAACTGATTCCCCTTTATGTTTGGTATTTTTTCAACTTTTTTAATCTCGTAAGCGTTATGCTCAAGAGAGGGATCGTCTCCACATTCAGAGGAAGAAAGATCATCTAATGTTCCTAAAAATAAATAACCCCCCGCGTTTAATTCTTGATCTGAAAAAATTGAAGAATCTGAAAGAACTTCGTTACCGTCGGCATTAGTAAACCAATCAATTTTATCTTCCCATCTAACGTCAATTTCTATGCCTGGGGTAAAAGCTTTTCCCCCGTACCCATCATCTTCAGCGGAAGCCCAATATACTGCTTTTTGATTTAAGAGTCTTTTTATTTTCATAATTTAAGTATCCCTAAAATCATCTACTTTAATAACCACTCTTTTTTTCCCCAATTGGGACAATGTTCCAGAAGTATCAAGCAATAATACTTGCTGCCCAAACGAAGTGCCTTCAAGCCCTTTCCCCATTACAGAGGATTCATAATGGGTGCTCGCCGCGCCAATTGATTCTGATTTAATTTTTGGGTCCCTTATGGCTACCAAATGAGCAGCCATCCACCTTTCAATTTCCTTTAAAAGGGGCTCTCCTAAGTTTTTATCACTCAATTTTTGGTCAACAATCAAATGAGCAGCAGATATAAAAGGGAACAAATTTGTTAAATCAGTATCGATAATTGCCTGGACATCATCAGCCCTTACTCTTTCATTTGCCATGCCTTTTCCTCTTACTCAGCCATTTTCTCCATAATCCGGGGTCAACAAAATCATTGGCTTTTTCTAAATCCCATTCAAGCCCAAGGTTATTGATCACTATTTGCATTTCGCTAAAATCACCCTGAACCATTCTTTGTGGCCAGACTTCTTGAATGTTTAACTTTTCATCAACCATGTCCTCGAACCGTTTTTCATGCTCCGCCACCCAACTTATCCAGCCTGACCTTTTTTTATGAGCCCTCATGAATGATGTTCGAAGACAGCTATTAACAATATCTTCCGTTTCTCTTCGAACAATAACCCACTTAGCCCCGGGGAAAGCTTTATGCCAAATTTGCCATATAAGACACATCTTCGCACCTTTATAGAACCAAACACCTCCTTTATAACCTTCTTTGCTCATTATTTCCTGGACTTGACCCCTCCATTTATTACAAAAGGTACTTGTAAACTTTTCAATATCTTTTGTATCGGGAAGAGGAAATTGCCCCAATGGGTCGCAATTAATACTTTTTAGGAAAGGTTTGACTAATTGATTTCTAATACTTAAATTCTCAAACATTCCTTTTGAGTTATATTTATTGGGACCAGATAAACCTCCTCCAAAAACCCCTCCAACCGAATGGATTAACCCTGCCGTCATCGACGTTCCTGAACGGGCACATCCGGTGATCAAAATAGGTTGTTCCATTTTACCCCTCACCCTCACCCCACCATGTTTTTATCCAAGGCGCGGTTGCTTCGCTCGGCCTTGGTCTGCCATGAAACATGATTATTTTTGCATCATCCGGCAAACTATTTCTGCAATGGTACTTATAAGAATAAATACCGGGAACAACATCCTGAATAACCCTTATATCTACTTCTTTTCTGATTAACCAGTCAGATGAGTAAGCCTGCTCCCCTCCTTTTTTAAATTTTATCATGTTCTTATCTGGAGCTCTACGAAAATCATGATAAATGCCGGTCCAGTCTCCACTCCAAACCATAACCCCTGAACTCCATTTTACTCCTCTCGCCAGAGCCCTCTTTTGAGGGCGGCACATATAAAAAGAGTCAAGGGGGCAATCAGAGGCTAATTTCTCTAAAGGGGCCAAAGATGAAGTAATAATAGTATCTAGCCCTGTCGCAATGACCGGACCTGTGATACGAAACATTTCTATTATTGACCACCACCCCTTCCAATTATGCCTCAAAGGATAATATCCAGGAACTTGAGGATCGTCCGACAAACAGACGAAATCTACATCTCGAGAAGAATGGCGTTCGACCATCTCTTTCATTCTCTCAACATAATTCGCATCATAATCTCCTCCTGTTTTAAGGACAACAAGGAAAGTTATCATAACCTCTCCTCTTCAGGAACAAAGCCCATAAACCTTGCAGGAGCCCCAATATACTTCCCATAAGGAACTGTATTTCTGGTTACAACCGACCCCGCACCAATAAAAGATTCTCTTCTTATTTCGACCCCAGGCAAAACCAAGACCCCTATCGCTAATCTTGCCCCGTACCTAATGATAGGGGCTTTTTTATTAAAAGAGACTTTATCTCGACGTAAATGAACCATCCTTCTATCGTTCGCCCCAATATAACCGGGGGCGATGAAAACTTTATCTTCTATTATCGTTCCCGCGGTTATATGACATTGAGCATGGATTAAACAGTCATCCCCTATTTTACAATCGCCCTCAAATACGGTTAAATGGCCGACAACTGTATTTTTTCCAATGATTGTTCTTTTTTTCAATACGCAATAATTACCAAGATAAGTCTTATCTCCTATCTTACACCCTTTTTCTATTACGACTCCAACACCGCACCTATACATAGTTTAAAGCCTCCTCTGGTGTCATTATTGGAAAAACTTTAAGCGCCGAATTTGGCGTTGCGTTGATAATTTCCAAGCCCATAACCTTTGCATCCCGGGCAATTGCTGGAAAAGGGACAAGGAATCTTTCATAAGGATTTTTCAATGGGCTGGGATGATCATTATGCCAATTAGGCTCATTGTTTACTCTTCTCATATCAAACCCCAAAAGAATAATTTTTTTCGCCCCTAAATGATAAGCCATGTTGATGGCAGATGCCCCAGAGCTTCTGTTCCAGGCGACAAACCGAGGGCGATTATCAATTCCTTGTGGTTTTCCTTTACATACCCCGTAGATGCCATCTTTCTTATGAAGTTTCTCTCTGCAACACGCGATCATTCCGGGGAAATCCCTAAGCCATTTTCTATGCCACCCAAACCATCGCTCATCTCCAAACCAACACAAATCAACCCATATGCGGGGGATATAATGGGTAGTCTCTTCCCCGGACCGGTCCTTCACCGGAGAACCGTAAGCGTTGTTAACTCCGATGACTCTAAATTTATGAAAAGGAGTTAAATCAACATCATTTAAAGAGGGACCACCCCCAAGAATTATACAGGTTTGCCCTCTCCAAATATCAATTACTTTCCACGCTTTATTCGACTGCGTCTTGGTCCTCATCTTCTGTTTCATCTTCTGTTTCATCTTTTTTTGTTTGATTTTCCAAAACAAGGTCGTCCGCTTCCTTAGAGGTCAATAATCGATCATTAATTGGAGATTCTGTTTCCATGTTAATGACATTATACTTGCCCCCGCCTTTATGCTCTTTTTTTAAGCGAGTAACGACCCAACGCAAAGGTTCTGGAGGCGGGGTATTGAGGACTTCGACCCGATGGGACATCCATTTTATTTTGGAAAGGAGCTCCTCGAATATCTCCCCTTTCTTAATTACTTTTTCCCCGCATCGATGCCTTCCTGACAATAACTTAAACCGAATTTTTCTTTCTTTAGGGTTGAACATATTTTTCCTTTCCTCTTTGGTTAAAAGGTTAAAAGGCTAAGAGGTTAAAAAATAGAATTACTCAGAATAGATGGCGATTCCACAATCATCTTCCTGAGACTTTCTTGGCTGCGGAAGGATAATACACATAACCTTAAAGTTTTTCTTCAGACCACCTTCGCTGTCCCATTCAACAACTGTTACCTGAAGGCCGATTATCATTCGGATTACATCAGCAGTCAACTGAACCATTGCCACTTTATCAGAGCTCATTTTATCAGCTACCTGAATGAAGTCAATATTGGAAATCTGATCTAATCTTTCCCGTATAGTCTTGGGATAATTAGAGACGTAATCTTCATCAAGCTTTGTTTCATAAGCAGTAGGGAGCCAAAGACCATAAGGACCGAAATGATGAGAATCAATCAACGCTTGTTTCATATTAACAATATCATCAACAATATTTGCGCCGGTTGTACCTGAAGCGTCCCAATGCCCATTTAAAGAGCCTGAGTTCACATTCGGAAAGTCTTCAATTCCTCTTATTGTACCACCTCCAAAACTGTACCCGTTATATCCCCGAAAGAATATCTGCTCTACCATTTCAGATACTTTTCGGGCGGACATTTCTGCCATAGTAGTATCAAGGGGCATGTTCCCATTACGAGAGGCTGCGATTTCACGTATACTGAAGGAAAAATCTTTATGAATAACAGGTAAAGGCATATACCCGATATCGTACTCAGGGCGGTCTCTGCGGCCTTTAGCAAGGGCATCCATATTGACCTCAGCGTCCTCGACGTCAGACATATTCTGCCATGACAGCACAGTTTTACCCAATCCGTCAGGAATGTTATATGTTAACCCTCTACCAATCAGCTGCTGAACGGCGACTAATCTATCTTGCGCCGCCTTCAGAACCACTCGATCAACCTCTTTCCATTCATCGTAAAGTAAGGTGTCATTTGTCCGGAGGGAATTTACGTTGAAATTGGATTTCAATAATTTTTCCGCCACATCCCCTGTACTCTTGATGTTACCTCCATCAAAAGATAAAACGTCAATGTTAGCTGGAGTTCCCTGTTTAGTTCTGTCCATTTTTTTGCAATCCTTCTTTTTTTAATAACATTAAATAACCGAAAACTTAGTCAAAAACTTAATATCCAGTTTCAATATTAAATGACTTCAACTTTAATCGCTGTTGCAGAATCTGAAGACGTAGACAAGTCGAGGGCTTCAAGCGCCTGAGCAACAATAGATCCAACGACGACATCCGCAACGGAAACTTCCGCATCAACCTTGCGTAAAGTACCATCTCCCTGACTTTCCAGATAATCCCCTACTGCAACACTTTCTCCCTGTGCCAATATTGCAGCAACCTCATCTCCTGGCCCGCAAACAACGAACTGGACCCTGCTGTTGATAGCGTAATTGTCCACAACACTATTCCCCTGCATTGAATCCTCTATGGCAAAAATAGCAGCCGCAGGGCCACCAGCAGTAGCGTGAATCTTAACATTTCCAGCAGTGCTGCTCCGCTGAACCAAATGGCCGGGATAAATAGTCGCCGCCTCAGCTTTTCCTTCTTTTGGGATTGGCTCTCCTTCTCTCCCTGATTTTAAGAAAATAGTTCTAATCGCCATCTTTTACCTCCATCAAAATTATTTAATTTTAAACTACTTTAAACTACTTTAAACCACTTTAAACTACTTTGGATTACTTTAATTTACTCTTTAACTGACCCTTCCATTGCCGTGATCATACTCGGCATGTCTGGGACACCTTTTCCCTCTTCAGTTCTTTCATTTCTTTTAAAAGACTGATTTGAAAGGTTGCCTCCTCTTCCTAAATAATCAAGTACAGGAGCGACAGGGGAATTCATTCCCGCCAGATTGACCAACTGTTCCAATTCAGTAATTTCTTTGGCTGCTAACTGATCTTTAGTAAAAGGGCAGGCCTCGTTTTTTGTTAGTACCCCTATCAAATCCTCTTTCTTTCTGTTTCTCATTATCAGCCCTTCCCGGAGCATCTCTCCAATCTCCACGGGAGCATTTGCAATAAAATTTTCGGCAGAATTTTCGGCAGAATTTCCGGCATTACCATTGGTATTATCATCAGCGTTTGTAGTATCAAGGTTTTTGTCGCCTTTTGTCCCGGTTTTCTGATTGGCCTCAAGATCGGCAATTGTTTTCTGAAAACTGGCAGTAGTTCTTTCATTAATTTTTGAAACGGTATCAAAAGTTGAATCATCAAGGCCGATCAGAAATTCACGGTCGGTTTCCTGGAAAGTTGATCCCTCATTGGAAATCAAAGCATCAATTTTTTCTTTTTTCTTATTCATCGTTGGTGTACCCCCTTCATTTGTTTTTTGTTTACTTGATTGTTTACTTGATTGTTTATTTGCTTCTTTATTTGCAGCGGCTACAAATTGCCTTTGTTCCCGGACTTCAGAAGGTGACCCCTTTGGAACTGCAACCTCATCTTTTATCTCAAAGTTCTGTTTGAATAATTTGGTACCTTGCCCTTCTCCCCTCGCCTCATAAACGAAGTAATTCTCCTCCGTATAAACCGCAACTATATAGTGATAAGTTCCTGACTGAGGTTGTCCCTGAGTATCAAGCTGATCAACTTTAAGCTGCAATTGATCCCTTATCTCTCTATCGGAAACCCCATTATCAGTCAGCCGATTGCCAAAGAAACTTGCCAAACTGGCAAGGCGTCGTGTTACCCAACTTTTCTTGGCTGGATCACCAAGACAGGTAATGAGGTCCTCCCCTGTTTTTTTCGCATCCTCTATTGTCAAAATTTTCGGCATCGCTCCCTCTCCCCCTTTATTTTCTTTTTGTTGTTCTTTTTTATTGAGTCTAACTCCGCAACCATCTTCCCAACTGCAAGCACCTTGTTGCCCCGGCAATAACGCTAAATGATCAGGAACAATATGTCTTACAACCCCTTCATAATTCTCTTCTTGCCATACACCTGAAGAATCATCATCATCTGAATAGAGACCTGTTGAAACGTCCATATTAATATTACCCGATTGCAAATCACTAATTATTCCCTCATGGATTTTCTCTGCTTTCTGGATATCTATCCATGCTTCCGCCCTCAACCTCCCTTGGTCATCAACTGTAGTATTATATATTCTTCCGGCGTTATACCTTTCAATTATTTCAGGAGAATTACAAGAAACAGGGTCACCATTATCATCTGTAGGGTGAATGATAGGGACAGGCATCCCATTCCATGCTTGATAATTAGCGGAGAACTCTTCTTTGAGGTAAAGTTTCGGTCCGTCTGATCCACTATGGACACCTTCCACCATCATAATAACAGGGACGACCAAATGATTGCGACCTTCGTGAATTTCCGTTCTTGAAACAGCGCTACTCACTTTAAATTTGATTCCATGTATTTTCATCTTCACCCTCTTTATTACACTTGCACAGGAATTGCTACGCACCTACAATTTGGATGGCGAGGAATCATTCCCTCTATCTCTTCAAGCGTAAAAGTTTGCCCTGCAAGACCTGCACAAATTGGACAAACGTTAAATCCCGCGGTTCCCCATTCAACTTTGACCTTGACTCCTTGTACACCCCATTGCCTAAATTCGTTTATATTTGCTACATGATGGGCACGAATAACTTCTGTTCTTGCCATTGTTTTCGCCCTATTTATTGCTCTCATCCCGCTTGCCGCTTCTGTTCCATTCTCCTCAAAAACATCGCTTAAAGTTCGGGCGATAACTAAAGGGCTTTTTCCTTCCATCAATCCTTGCGATAGAATTCTACTGATTTGTTGATCCATTATTTGATCAATGCCCTTTAGCTCGCTAAAAGTCCGAGTATATAATACCCCTATTCTATCAGCATGCATTGGTTGATTCATCACAGCTGAGATGGCAAGGTTATCATCTGGTTCCAGCGCAGGAATAGAGGAGTCATTTTTCCTTAATTCTTGCCTACCCCTAAGTATTCCTTTTTGATAAGCTGCATGAACCCATATATCTGTCCATGCTTCTTCAAAACCCCGTAATGCTCCCGGCCTTCTGGTTATTTCTAAAACCCCTCTTTCTTCTTGTTCATTCAACCAATCCATAAACTTTTCGATTTTGGTTGAGGTACGGGGGAAAGCGAATTGATCTGGCTCTGCTAAAACAGGGTCAGATAATGTTAAGATTCGGCTCCTAAAAGGGGTTTCTTCTGTTAACCCAAAACAATCATTATCAACTATACTCACCTTTATGGCGGTTCTTAGTTTTTTGAATCGTGAAGAACAAGCTCGAGCAAAACCGTTTCTTATTTGGGTCGTTTTAGTAGGGTCTCTTCTAAACGCAAGATTCAAAAAAGGATGTTTTCTTTCTACCCCTTCATTTAAGTTTACGACTTGTCGGGAACAATTACAAGAACTCATTATTACCCCTCTCCCCCAGGAATAGGGGCCATAGGGATTTGTGTTTGCCTCAATCTTTGCTCCCTTATCAACTCCTCTTCCTCTTTAATTGATAGCTCATCGATATAGCCTTCCAGTATTGTTTCAATTTCCTGAATTCTATCATCATCATACTCAAGGAAATCACGTAAAAAGATTTCAGGAGGAATAATCTCATCAGCTCCTTGAGCATTCACATATTTCGATAGCGCATCCGTTTTTTTAACCGCCGTTTCTGCTCTATCTTTTTCCCCAGGGGTAAATAGACTCGGCCAAGTAATACTATATCCTTCCTCGCTCGGGGGAGTCAGTACCCCTACATCTATCAACTTATCAACAAACCTTCGTAAAATCATAGGCTCGGCATAATTTTCCCTTCTTTCATCAACTCTTGAGTTCCAATTAGTCTCATCTTGACTACTGGCTAACTCCCCTCTTTCTGACCCCTCTAAAATTCTTTTTGGGATACCTGTTGTTGCAGAGATCAAAGTTAATTGGACATCCACATGATCTTTTGGGGAAGAGACTTGAGGGGAAAGGGTCTGGACATCTAAACCCTGAGTCCTTATGAACCTCTGTAGCCCATGCACATAACTATCAATTTGATTTTTTAAATCATCTGTATCGACTGTTTCAACATCCGCCTCAGAATCGATCTTGAAGTTAAAACCGGGCAACGCTCCCCTCCAAAACATTTCCCCTGAACCACCGGCCACTGTTTCAAGATCCTGAAGCCGATTAAGGATAGCCTCTAATCTTGGGGTACCATATACATCGTTTTCATCTGTATCTTCGGCAAGATGAAGAATTCTCGAATGATGGACATTAATCGTTTGGGTACCTGTCCTTTTAAAGTTACGCATCGTGACCTGGTATATGTCAGGAAGCCCGTATCTTTCTGACTGGGGGTTAACGTCCCATGCCTGGATTCTAACGTACTTCTCGGAGTAAGGCATTAAGAATAATAATTTCCGTTCCGCTCCTTGTGTCGGGGCAATAACTTCCTCTGATAAGTTCTCCGCTCCATCATTCAGCCCTAATAGCAAAATACCGAACCTTCCTATCCCAGATATTCTGTCCGCTCTCGAAAGATAATGATAAATATGCTTATCTTTTACCAATAAAGCCCATTCTTTTTCGAACGGAGTATCTATTTTTTTCACGTCTCCTTTTAATTCTGAGAGGGTAGGTTGTAGCCTCCATGTTGCGTCAACAGGCGCCTTTATGATTCTTTTTCCAATATCCCCCCTTTTATACCTTACCCAATAATCATCAAAAACAGGATTTTTAATGTAGCCCAAAGCATTGTAGATGTCTCGTTTGGCTGTTCCTGTTCTTTCACTATACCATGATCTTCCTAAACGATCAGAAAAAGCTCTGCCAAGAAGTTCATTAACAGCGTTGTTGATCATTCTCGAATTTTTAAAATCTATCTTTTTTGTATCAGCCATAATCTTTTACCAAGTCCCCGCTCTCTTTTTCTTCCCTTTTACATTTAGATAATTAAAAGCGCCAGAAGCACTATCCCATTGATCCTGAAAAGCTCCCGCTGGTGCGATTTCATGTTCATCAATAAATGCTTGTGTCCACTCTCCTATAACGACTTCTACTAATTTGTTCTCAATAAAAGATTGATAAGGCTCCGATCTGCTGATTTTATTTGTTGTTGCGGGATCTCTTTTAGCTACATGCCCAATCAAGCCTCTAACTGTATTTTCCGCACTCTCTTTTCCTCCTGACCCACCTTCTTGCTCCACTACTACATGAACCCTCAAGTCCTTCCACCTTTGATCATCAAGTTCAGCTGTTTGTTTGATAATGTTTTCCCTCTTTCCTGCTGACCATTGACCCTTTCGACAGTCACAAATTCTAACACAACCTGATTTCATCTTCACCATCAATGTTCCCGCGGTTCTTTTACCCCCTCCTTCCGTTCCCGCTTTATCCCAATATCTGACGGCTTTCGTTATCAAGTTACGGTGGGGGATCTCATTAACTAATTGAAAATGATCAATCTTAAATATGTTTCCCCCTCTGGAGGCCGGTCTTTGTTGTAATTGCCCGGCCTGGGCATGTTTTGTCATTTCTGACTCTAAAGTGCTAAGTGCTTTATCATGATATAGCCCCGGCCACAGGGGGTCGTTATCTTCTTTTCTCCAATCTTTTTTTAATAGAGGTGTACTAACGGGTGTTGGATGGGACTTCTCAAACCTTGCGGGCAAACATAGATGAACATAATCTATATCTTTCGCCAGTACATGCCCTGATAAATCCCTTTCGTGTATTCTTTGCATCACAATAACCTTCGCAGATTTTTCAGGATGATTAACTCGGGTACTCATGGACTCATCCCACCAACGCAAAGTCATCAACCTATCTAACTCGCTTTCCCCTTTAATAACATTATGGGGATCATCAACGGTAATTCTATCTCCTCCTTCTCCTGTGCCTACACCTCTAATTGAAGTAGATAAACGATAACCATGATTATCATTCTCAAACCTTGTCTTTTGATTTTGATCCCCTGCTATCTTAAAACGATGCCCCCATCTACTTTGGTACCAAGTTGACTGGATCAACCTTCTACACTTGAGGGAATCTCGTGTAGAAAGAGTTTCTGCGTAAGATGAACAAAGCCACCGAGTATGGGGCATATTCATTGGTCCCCATTCCCAAGTCGGCCACATTACACTCACTAAAAGGGACTTCATATGTCGAGGGGGAAGGTTAATAAGTAAACGGGTAATTTGCCCTTTTGTGACAGCCTCTAAATGTTCACAAAGACAATCAATATGATACCCATCAATAAAAGGCGTATTGGGCTCGAGTATTTCCCAAGCTTGTTTAGTGTAATGTTTTAACCGTTTTTCCGCCAGGAGCATATCCGCTCCCATCCCCTGCATTATCAACTCCTTTATCAACTCCGTCTCTGTCACTTGTGGGATCAACTGCCTTTCGCATGATTCTTGATAACGCAATTAAATCCTCCTCTGAAAGATTCTGCAGTTTAGCTTTTCTTTCTCGTAACTCATAAATAAGGGGATCAGTAAAACCTGATCTCTCTTGGAACATACCTAAATGTTTTCCAAGACTCATCAATGCTGATTGTTTTCCGTCATGATGTACTTTTTTCAACCGCCCTTTATTTGCTTTCCCATCATGAAAATCAACACCTGTTATAGCTGCCGCTTCCCGCCTTGTTAATGATGATATATTTTTTAAAACTCCATTTGGAAGATATAAATCTTTAATATTGAAAAAAGCAATTGATGCAATTTCTTGTAATACTCTTTCTTGGGATATTTCTAATCTTCTTGCTCGCTTGTATTGAAGATAAGATATTCTTTCAAGGACCTCTGGTTTTGCCATCAACCCATAAATATAAGATGAAGCTGTTCCTTTTTTATACCCTGCTCTTTCCCCCGCATCTTTTATACACAAATCTATCAAATACTCTTGGCAAAACCTTTCTGTCTTCCCTGTTGTCAATGGTTTACTTCCCGGGATTTCCTTAGAGTTTTTCTTGCTATTATTATTATTATCTCTATAGTACCATTCACTTCTCAAACGGGTAAATTTTTTTATCTTTTTATCATCAACTTTTTTTATCTTTTTTTTGTCTCCTTTATTTCTCTTATGTGTATATTTATTTGTTCGTTTCATCATAACATCTACTATCGCCCTTTTATCTATTTTGTTCTGTCTATTTTTTGTTTATCCTCGTTAAATAATTTTTCGTACTATAATAGATAAATATAATAAGAATTATTTAACGGGGATAGTTTTTTACCTCTTTTGACAGAGTTTTTTTTATCGGGTAACATTCAAGTAATATTTCTCAGTATACCCCGGGACTTTAAATAATAAAAGGGTTTTTTTATTTTGTTATTTTATTGGTTTATCTATTGGTTTATCTATTGGTTTATCTATTGGTTTATCTATTGGTTTATCTATTCTCGAGACTCCTTTATCTATTTTAACCTGAAAAATCTTATCTCCTCCTTTGATAAGTGATGCTGAATGGGTAACAAGAATAATTTGGAGGTTTAATTTTTCAGATATTTCTTTCAGCATTATACTTGCTTTTTCCTGATACTCTTGGCTAACGAATCTAAAAGGCTCATCAAGTATCAAGGTGTTTCTTGCCTTTGGTTGCGATAACGACCAAATGGTTATTCTTAATGCCATTGCCGCAATATCAATCGCGCCTCCCCCTGAGCTTAAAAGGGGGTCAAATGTTTCTCCTCTTCTTTCGAATAATAATTTGCATTCTGTTTTCCCTCTTTTTGTTATAAAATTAGATTTAAATTTATAGGGGTCATCAAACACTGCTGTCAAAGCTAAACTAACAATTTCAGATACCCTGTACTCTAACTCCTTTTGTGTTTTTTGAGCAACGAGCTGGACAATTAATTGCGCTTGCTCTGTATCAATAATTTCGTTCTCAATCATTTCATGTTTTTCTTGAGCAATCTTCAAATCGTTTTGAATTTGGATTCTCATCCCTTTTTTTTGTTCGATTTTTTGACGGTATTGGCTCAAGTCCATTCAAATTTCTCCTCTAAAGATTTTACCCCTTTCTCAAGCTCAGATTCTTTTTTATCTAAATCTTTGCTCATCTTTTTTAATTTCTCTTCAGCTTCCTTAAGAGTGTTACATTTAAACTCTTTTTTCAAAGCCTCATATAACTGATCTTTTCTTCCTTTGAGTCTATCAATATCAGTTTTGGCGGTATCAATTCTTTCTTTCATACTCAAAAGTTTTTTAGATATATCACTCATTTATCCCTCTCTTTTATTTTCTACGTTACGCTAAACTTTTAAAAATTTCTTGGAAGGTTTTCTTTCTTTTTTCTTTGTCCTCAATTACAGGGTGGGTGAGCATTTCATCTGTTGCGTCTTTCCATTGTCTTAACCCTCTTTCATCATCTACACAAATAATATTGATCGTTACTACCCCTATATCGAAATAAAACCCTGTATAATTCCCTTCTCTCATCTTTTCGTTTTGATATATTGGAATATCATGGGACTCCAATATATCTGATATGGTCTTTGCATCTGTAAATAACATAACTATATCTACATCACTGCTTGCCGTGACCGGTCCATATACCTGAGTTCCTGTAAGAGCAAACTTTATTTGCTCGGACTGTTTTTTTATCTTTTTTTTCATTCTTTTCATAACCTCCATTTATATTTACAATAACAAGCGACAATTACAAGGATGATTCTTTTTATACCTCTGTTATTCGTTTTCCTCAATCTCCTTTTTTCTAAACTGACACGAATTACATTCCCATATCCCGTCATATAGCTCAATGCTTCCCCCACATTCACAGGGGTAACTCTCTCGTTCATTTTCAGGAATTTCATCAAAAGACATAATTATCTCCTTTTGCCCGATCTTTCAGTGGCTGTATTACCCCCCATAACAATTAATTCAACAGAGACGTTTTTTATCTGTCCATCGGGCATTTCAACAATCGCTGTTGAGAAGTTTCCAACTCCTTCCGGTAACTCTTCGTAAGCACAGCCGAACGCTCGAAAAATTCCCTCTCCAATTGCCACTTTACTAAGTGACCCGCCACCCGCACCCCTTATATATTTATATTCGTGAACAACAACTTTTCTTCCTTTCATTTTAGTTTTCTCCTGTTTACCAATCGCTGTCACAATCCGTCTTGTCACAATCTTGTATATAAACCCGTATACCACAATATGCTTTAACGACCCTGTGACAGTGTAGACATCTGAAATTCTTTACCCCTGCGCCATAGGCTGTTGTATGTCCGTACACTACTTCTGGTACAAAGTGTTCTTTCCCACAATATGGGCATCTCATTTTCTTTCCTTTAACTTTGTTATAGTTTGGATAAGTCTCTTGTTTTTTGTATTGTGGATTGAAGTTGCTCTGCTTTTTTCTATTGGCAGCCCTTTTAACTAACCTTAACATTCTACCGCTTCCCATATTTTATTCTGAACTGCTTTTTTTGTTCGGTTTACTTTAAAGTATTCCTCAAGGTTTTTCTCAAAAGATAACTCGATTTCAAAATCATCTTTTATTCGGGTTACAAACTTATCCATCCTAATATCCCTTTGCTTTTTATCCTCAAGATGGGTTCGAGTTATAACCTTCTTTTTAACCGGTAAATGAACAAATTCAATCTTATTGGTATTAGAAAACCATTTATATACTCGAGGGAGATAATCAATTTGAGCCGCCGTCATTCTCATCATGGAGCCAGCATTAACCAGTAATCTCCCTTCGTACTCGGCCACAAAAGGGTTATGGTTGTCTCCTGTTACTATGAGTTCATATTGTGGAAATTTTTTTAATAACTGGTTTCCTTTTGGAGCTTGTTGCCCCGGCCATAAGGGTTTTTTTTCAATCACCATTTGATGAACCATTGCAATCTTGGGATACGAGCAATTATCATCTTCTGGTTTTTGTACCTGTACCCCATACGGGAAAGGGTACAGGTCGAATTCCCCGTTAACCGTTCTTTTTTCATTAGCTATCGATATCAAACCACCGGCATTAAGAACCCCGCATCCACTTTTTTCCACATATTTCAATCTATGTTCAGGCAAGTCATGTTGCCCGGGAATTACTATTATTTCTACATTATTTTTGCTTATCACATTTATTGTTTTTTCCAGCAACCAGTTAGGCCACTGACTTTTGTCCCCTACGTCTCCGGCGACCAATAAAGGGCAATTGTTTTCCTCGCATAAACCAAGGATGAAATCAAGTTTTCGAAATTGCGCTGATAAATAATCGTCCGTTCTGCATAAAGGGGTATCAGCCCGAAGATGCAAATCTGCAGCAAGAATGGCCGATGCTTTTTCTTTCTTTTTCCTTTTCATTATTTCGCCCCCTTTAAAGCCTTTTTTACTGTTTGTTCACATAAAGGACATACTTCAGGCATTTGCAATTTAAACTCTTTCCTTTCTTTATCAGTCTCTTTCTTTCTTTTTTTAATTCTGTTTTCCAACAAAATTATTTTATGTATAATACCGGAAAAATCAAATTTCTCCTGCTCTTTTCTTTTGTAATCTTCCAAAATTACAATCAATTTATCATTTTGTTTTTTCGCAAGGGTCATTGCAAATAAACTACTTATTTTATCCTCGACAACAGAGATATTATCTACTGTTTTGAAAATTGCATTAATAAGATCGTTTTTTTCATCAATAGAATCATCAAGATCAATTAGCTTCATTATTTTCTTTTCAAACAATAATGGTTTTTTCCTTTGCTCTAAATCTTCGTTTATTTCTTCTATTCTTTCGATATATCTTCTTAAAGTAAAAATTGAGCCAGTTATTTGATGAACATCTTTTTGCAGAGTTTCCAGTTTCAGTAAGATCTTATCCGCGGAAGACAACCATTGGTACTCTTTAAGCCCCTTTTTTTTATCAGCTATTGTATCTTCTATTCCTACTTTCAAGAGCCTTTCACTATTCAACATAGCCGTCATCTCTGTTTGCGTCTTGTTGATCACATCTAACCGAACAGCTTTGTTAATTACTTTCCCAACGTCTCCCGCGGATTTACTCAATAAGAATGGAGCGTCCATCTGCCTTTGGATACTGACATCATTCATATTGATTATTTCTCCAACTTCTTCCGGTACCCCTGTTCCAAAAGCCTTAAACTCAATATCATCTTTAGAGTCACAAAAAACAGTATATAAACTCTCTTTTCCTTTTTTTCTTGAAACAATCTTATCCTCAACCTCTATGCAAACCTCCGTTTCTTCTCCCCAATAAGATATAAATGAATCTCCCCCAGGACGATTGAAAACAACCAAAGACAAAGCTCTCAAGAGAGCGCTTTTACCGCTATCACTTGCCCCAACGATCACATTGACTTTAGGTGAAAATTTAAGCTCCGCTGACTTCCAGCTTTGAAAATCAGAAACCGTTAGCGTTTTAATCATTTTTCTTAGCCTTTATCTTTTCATCAATTATTTTCAAACATTCCTTAAATTCTTTGCTGATTTTCCCGCTCTTGGGGAACTCAGGTAACTTTTTTCTTTTCGGGAATATTTCAAAATAATATTTCAAAATACGATTAAATTCTCTTTTCCCCAATTTTTTTGGCCTGGGGTTTTCATCAGGGTGGATAAACCTTCCTTTTATTGGTGGGTTCTCAATATAGTTCGCAAGGTTTCTCAACGCTTCTGGCAAGGAAATATTAAACTTATGCATCCCGTACCGAACAAAAGCGTTTGTAACCTTTCCTTCCCAGCTATTAGCTTGGGCATGTAAGACCCCCCGCAATAGACCTTTCCCTTCATCTCCTATCCTTTCTTTTTTTGTTTTATGTTTATGATCCATCACGGCTTTATCAAACGGTATTTTTTGCCCTAAAATGGGGCATCTTTCTTTTTGCTTGCCCCATTGCGCCCGACGTAAAGCTTTCATTTCATCATAAGTAATTTTTCTATTCACGAATATTTCCTTTTTCTTTTGAGTTTAATTTGGTCTTCAATTAGCAACCATGCCTCAGCCGTTATTCTCTGCAAATCTTTTTGCAAATCTTTTTCCTCAATCTCCCGAATTAGCTTTGTTTTTGTCTGAAGTAAATCAAGCCCTTTCGCTTGAATCATTGTTCCTTTTTTCTTCCAATATCCAGAAGAGACTAAAAAGTCAACGCAACTGGAAAGATCATCTACCCCATAATCATAATAAATATCAAAGTTTACATCTCTTATCTTCCCTGTGATTTTATTTTTTTTCACGCTGGCTACTATTTTGTTCCCTGTTTTTCTTTTTAGTTTTTTCACCTCCTTTACAATCGAAGACAGCATATTCAGCCAAACTTGGTGAGAACTGTAAAAGTACGGAGCCATCCCTCCGCTGGTAGATTTTTTAGGACCAAACGAAACCCCTATTTTAGCCCTCTCTTGCTGAACGATAAATAACGCACTTTTACTATGCTTAATTTTACCATTTACCATTCTTAGTGTTTCGCCAATAGCCTTCGCTTTTTCGGTCTTATAACTACCTTTTAACTCCTGGACAGCTTCAGGGGTTTTCGCCTTGACTAAAGCTTGGTTATATTCTCTCCTAAGCTCTTCATCACTTGTAAGGCTGTCCAAGCTATCTAAAATATAGATGCAAGGTCTTTCTTTTTCCATTCTTGTTAAAATACTTGCTTTGAAGTCTTGTATAGTTCCACTATGCAGGGGTTTTCCATTTTCATCTACTCCAGGAGGAGAAATTCTTTTTGATAAAGCTTCTCCAAAAAGATACTCGATATTAAACCCATCAAAAGTCTCTTCTCCGTCATCATAAATGAAGTCGTAATCATCAAACCTCTTGTTTCTGGCGCATTCAGCTAGCATAGTTAGCATCAACATTGTTTTTCCACTGGCCGATCCTCCAGGAAGGGTCACGATCCTGCCCAACACGAACGCTCCTGAAGGGTCATCTGAACATGCTAAATTCAACATCGTGCTACCAGAAGGAATAAGCTCGTCTTTCTCTGCCTTTTTTTTTACTTTCTTTTTTGCTAATGCCTCTATTTGCTGAGACAAAAGACTACTTTTCCTTCTCATCAACGTTTCCTTCTTCTAACATTCTAAGTAACAATTTTTCATCAATTCTCCACCTACCTCCAATCTTAATTCCAATTTTATAAATTTTCGCCCATTTGATGATTGATGGCAATGACACGGGGATCGTTTTTTTACTTTCACAAACCTTCAAAGCCTCTGTGGTAGAAATCATTTTTTTCATTAGTTTCTCTTTTTTTTGAATAACGTTCTAAGTCGTTTTTCTTTTTTAATTTTCTTTAGACCCTTTCCTCGCCCTTGATCTTGTTTTTGGTTTTTCTTTTTCTTTTTCTTCGGTTTTTGCCTTTGATCTTGATCTTGTTTTTGGTTTTTCTTCGGTTTTTGCCTTTGACCTTGATCTTGTTTTTGGTTTTTCTTTTTCTTCGGTTTTTGCCTTTGATCTTGTTTTTGCCTTTGATCTTGATCTTGTTTTTGGTTTTTCTTCGGTTTTTGCCTTTGATCTTGATCTTGTTTTTGGTTTTTCTTCGGTTTTTGCTTTTTTCATTTCATCCTGCTTCTCAACACAGCGTTGAAAAATTTCTTCCTCGCAATTTTCGCAATCCCGAGAATCAAGATCACAGCCTGCACCAAATTCATTACCTACAGGGCAAATATCGTCTGATTCACTTTCCCAAGGACCATCACCCTCCTGCTCCTGATCACAGCCTGCACCAAATTCATCACCTTCCTGCCCATCATCTGATCCACTTTCCCAAGGGTCACCACCCTCCTGCTCCTGATCATCGCCGGGACCATCACCTTCCTGCCCACCGTCTGGGTCCATGCCAAGATGGGCTCTTGCAATTTCCTCATAAGTCGAAATAACCATCATTTTATCTAAAGGATAGACTTTGTCCAGTATGCTCTCTTCGTACTGATCTCTTTCTTTAAACGAAATTGAATGATATTCAATAAAGGTATTTTTACCCAATCTTTTCTCACGCCCCTTGAACTCGACACTGGAGCCCATTTCCAAGTCGCTAAAGGTAATAATACCTTCGTCATCTGTTTCCATCGCTTCTTGCAGGATTTCTTCAAAAAGGTAATAAGAAACATCTTCCCATAATTGGACGGGATCTCCTTCCCCTTCGTAGTCGTAAACATTATAAAAACATCTCCAGCTCGCTTTTAAGGAGTCAACCTTCTCTTTATCTTGCTCGCTTTTTTCTTTGTCCCATTCAGCATATAACTCTTCGCAAATAGGACATTTTTTCCCGAAAGCCATTCTGGGGCATACGAAAATATCGTTGTTTTCTCCTATGTTACGATGAATAGGAATCTCAAGCTTATAATCCGTAAACCCGACATCAAGCCCAATTACACTGCCTGAAACACTCTTCAAATCCTTATACCATTCTTGGGTAATCTCAAAAGGAAGAATATCAATATAATTCACCTCTCTTCCTGAGCCCGGCTCGTACCTAATTATTTTCCTATCACCCGCTTTTGAAAAATCTAAGGCTGATTTCCTCCCTAATCCTTTTTGACCTCTTTCTGTTACCCCTTTTTTAGTCCTGTTCTTAAGAGCCTCTCTTCTTTGGGCTGCTGATACTCTTGGCATGTTCTCTCCTCTTTATCTCAAAAAACGTCTTAATAAAAATAACCGAAAAAATTCTTGCGACAATAGAAAATAATAAAAAAAATAAGGCTACTATCAAAAAACATTGCGATATCTGTATGAGTAATCCCATATATATCTCTTTATTTTTTCTTTTTCTTTTTGTTCATAGCTGCTCTCACTGCTTTTGTATTTTCATCTTTGTTTTTGGCCCCGATACTCTTTTTCGGATCAATCTGTTTTTTCTCTACAGGAACAGAAAAATAATCCGCCAGCCACAATTTAACTTCATTTTCAAGTGCAGTTTTTCTATCATCGAAAGCTTGTACGGCATTTTTTGCCATACTCAAATCGTACTCATCACTAATCAATTCATTTTGCAAAAAAGATAATTCTTTTTTTGCAGAAGAATCTTCTGACAAACCAGCCACCACCGCTTCTATCTGCTGCATCGTGTACTTTGGGAACCTCTCTTTGGCTTGTAAAATGAACCTTGAAAGTTCATCCGTCACTGCGGATTTCTTTAAACCAATTGATAATTTTTTCTGTTTGCAAACTTTATCAAGATGAGAAACCTCGGCAGCGTATTTATACCTGAAAGACGCATGGTTTTTCCACTCTTCTTGTAAATCATCAAGGTCTATTTTCATTTCTTCTTCAAAATTAAATTTTTTTTCCATTTTTCTTTCCTTTTCTTTTTAAATCTCAAATAGAGGGTTTCATAAATAAATTAAATACTCGCCTCATTAAAGATCCTCTATCAAGACGGGAGGATCTTTAACGAATCAATGTCATCGTACCTCTTTTCAAATTGAATGGGCTTTAACAGTATATTAAGCTCTATTCTAAAGATTGATATGTTGCCAGAACAATCCCGGGCATACCTGAGTAAAATGAAGGCTCTTTAAAAAGATCGATAATTAATGCGGCTTGAGGATCCCCTCCGTTCAACAAGACGGCGGACATATACCCTAAAATGGCTCTCCTGAACTTTTCAGGATCAGTTCCCTTCAGCTTTTTCAAAATTGAAGACGCTTTTTTCCAACTGGAACCTTTGAGCATTGCTTGACAAAGTTCTCTCACATCTTTTTCTTCTACCTTTGCATTTTTAACCGCACCGAGCATCTCTTCTTCAGGAAGATCAATGACCTGATCTAACGTCACTAATGCTTGCCGAGGGCAGCCATCAGAAACCTCAACAATTTCATCTTTTACATCATCAGGTATACCAACGTCCTCTTCTGTCGAAACCCAATTTAATAGCTGATAAAGCCCTTTATCGTTTACATTCTCAACCTCAAAAGTAGAGCACCTGTTAAGGATCGTCTTGAGCAATTTCTCTGGCTCAGTCGTGCAAAGAAGGAAGTATGTGTGTTCGGGGGAATCCTCTAACGCTTTAAGCAACGAATTTTGAAAATCTTTTGTTGCTTGATGAACTTCATCAAGGAGCCAAACTCTACACTCAGAAATCGCAGGATGATAATGCATTGTTTGCATTATTGATCTGGCGGTATCTATCCCTCTGTTGTTACTTGCGTTAATCTCGATAAAGTCCCCGTTTGGCTCATCATTAATCTTTTCGGGGCAGCCTAATTTTTCGGCAACTATCCTTGCTAACGTTGTTTTCCCGCACCCGCTCTGGCCTGAAAATAACATAGCGTGAGGAATATTTTCTTTTTCCCGAGACAGAATAGATTTCAAACTTGAGATAACGCCTTTATTTCCAATGACCTCTTCAAAACTTTGGGGTCTGTAATCTATATGTAAACTTCCCATATTTTTATTTCCTTTTTTCCAATAAACTCACTTTATTTACGAAGTTTTCAATCCCTTTTTGAAAAGGAATTGAATTGTCTTTTTTACTTTTCAAAACAAAAGAGGGATCGACGCACCAACAACACCAAGCCCCGATGCTTTCCACCCATTCTGTTTCCCCACTCATCTCTAAAATTCCCTCTTTTCGCCCTGTTAAAGAGTAAAGAGCCGTATCTCCGCAAGCAAGAATAATTCTGGATTGTATTTTTCTCGATTCTTCGTGCAACCAACGATGACACGAATCAATTTCAAAATGAGTTGGTTTTTTTGTTTGGCTCGGCCAGCAACGGCAACAATGGGTAATATGAAAAAACCTTCGAGAATAACCATACTTTTTTAATTCTTTCCATAACAAATCTCCCGCCCGACCAACACCCCCTTTTTTCTCTTCGTCCTCAATTCTTCCCGGGAACCCTAACAGTATTATTGCATTATATACTCCCAAAGAAGATAAGATCGCTCTATTTTTTACATATTTTCTTAAATCACAATTATTGCAACGGAAAACCTTATCTTCAACCCTAAATCTTTTTCTTTTAATGAGGTTATCGGGAATTTCAGATGACTCAAGATTTAAACTTGCAAAATCAGGTAAATCCTTTAAAGAAATATTCTCCTCAAACAATTCTACTAACTGTGAATATTTTTCAATTTTACTTCCTTGCAAATCAATATGAGGGAAATATTTACTCAGAACAGATACAGGTAAAATCGCATCTATTTCATCAACACATAAATCTAATAATATTTCATCAAATCGTGTGTTTGAAGTTTCTTTTACGACCTGACTTTTAAAAAAACCTTGGAGCCTATTTTTTCTAACAGGCTCTAAACACTTAGAGGCATTATTTTCCCCGATCCCATTAATTTCAATAAATGGGATATATAGGGTACCCCCTATAAACCTCCATTCTTTTGCATTTGAAAAATTCCTTTTAGGGGTAATAATCATATACCCCTGTTGTCTGACCTCAGATAACAAAGAATTTTTATGTTTGTTTGGATCAGTTGCCTTTTCATTCCATTCTCCATATGTAAGGCTTGCAGCAAAAAATTCTTTTTCGTAATGTGTTTTAAGATATGCCGTTTGATACGCAATTAAAGCGTATGCAGTCGCATGACTTTTATTAAACCCATAACTTGACCATTTTAAAAGACCCTCCCAAAACTCCTCCGCCTCCTTTTGGGAGAAAGTTTTCATCTTCCTGCACCCCTGCGAAAATTGCTCCCAAAACGGTTTAAACTCTTTTGGGTCTCTTTTTTTGCCGATGACCTTTCGAATTTTATCGGCTATTGATTCGCTCAGCCCTGCTACTCTAGAAATAACTTGCATAACTTGTTCTTGGTACACCAGCAATCCATATGTTTCTTTTGTTACCTCCTCATAAATAGGATGTAAAGGTTTCCATTTTTGCCCATGCTTTCTTTTTACATATTCTTCTGTCATTCCACTATCGGTCGGTCCTGGCCGAGCTAAAGCAATTCCTGCGACAATATCCATAAATGAATGTATTTCCATTTTTTTGCAAAGTTCGGTGCAGGAACGCCCCGACAATTGGAACATGCCTGAAGTTTTTCCAGATGTAATTTTATCAAAGGTTTCTTTATCTTCTATCGGAATTTTATCAAAAGAGAACTCAATTTGTTTGTAATCTTTATATTTTTCTTCGAACTCAACTTCCATAATTTTCAAAATCAAATAACGCCCTGTTACAGGATCTTGAAAAAGGCCAGTTGAACTACAATCATCGTTAATGAGTCGGCGGCATTCCGACAAAACGGAAAGGGTTGAAAGTCCAAGTATGTCTAATTTCATCAACCCCATGTACTCGCTATCTTCCATATCCCAATTACAAACAATTCTATCATTTCTTTTGACCAAAACACATTTTCCTGCGGTCGTTAAATCCTCTTTTGAAACAACAACGGCGGCAGCATGGGCACCTGCACCTCTTATTTGCCCCTCCATTTTCAATATCAAGCGAACTACTTTCGGGTATTTTGCAGCGAAATATCTACCTTCCTCTGTATTATCGATGGAAGATTGGATAGCGCTACCCTCAATATGTTCTCCCTTTCTTATTGAGTTCGCGAAAAAATTGGTATCTTTTTGGGAAACCTCCATCACCCTGCAAACATCTCTAATTGCCGCTCTGGACTGCATCCTCATAACTGTTGAAATACCACAGGTATTATTTTTTCCGTAAACCTCTTTTATTCGAAGAATGACCTCTTTTCTATACCTCTTCTCAAAGTCAATATCAATATCAGGCCAGTCCCCTCGATCTTCAGAAATAAACCGGCTAAAAGACAGGCCGAACACAATTGGGTCAACTTGAGTGATTCCGAGAAGATAAGCGATAAGTGACCCCCCTACACTGCCTCTGCCCGGTCCGACCATTATCCCTTTTTTTCTCGACCAGTCAATTAAATCGTGGACAATAAGGAAATATCTTTCAAACTTTTTCTCCGTAATTAATTTGAGCTCTTGGGAATATCTTTTTTGGTACTCAGCAGAAAAGACCTCTGTTCCAAATATTTTTAGATATCCTTGCGTACACAAATCACCTAACACTTTTTTTTCACTCTGCTTTTGAATTCCTGGAGGTTTTGGCAAAGATATTTCTTTTTCCGAAAGTTTAAATTTAGAACATTGTTCAGCAATCTTTATCGTGTTTTTCATTGCTTGAATCGCGGTATCTTTTGACCAATCTTTTTGATCTTCAAAAGCCTGTAACATCTCACCCGCTGTCCTCAAATGAAGACCTTTAAACCCAAAAGACCATCTTGCGGGATCTTTCCATTTCGCCCTTCTATTGATCGCGAGTAACATATCTTGTGATTCCCATTCATCTTCTTTTGTATAATGACAATCATTCGTCGCGATGAAAGGAATATTTTTGTATTTTTTAGCCAATTTCTTTATTTTACTATGAATGTCTTTTTGCGATGGAATATTATGTGGCATTATTTCAAAATAAACATCCGTTTTTTTATCCAATTCTTTTAACAGGTCTTCTGCCCCAGGCAAATTCAAGAATGATCCTGAACAAGCAGTAGAAATAATCAACCCCGACAAATCAGAATTCAAAAGCAGATTATAATCAATTCTGGGGGAATAATAAAAACCGGATAAATTCGCTTCCGTCAAGAGAGAGCAAAGGGTTTTCCATCCGTCTTCGTTTGCAACAAACAAGCTGATGTGTCCTTTTTTTTCTTTTTGCTTAATATGTCTGTCAGGAACGATATAGGCTTCACACCCTAAAACATGATTAATATTTTGTTTTTCGCATTCTTTTTGCCATTGCAAAAGGCCATCAATATTCCCATGATTTGTTAACCCTATATATTGAAAACCAAGATCCTTTGCTTCCTTTATATATTTTTGCGAAGATCCGTACCCGTCAAGATGCGAATGCTCTGAGTGTAAATGCAAATGTGCAAAATCTTTGTTATTCACGAATTACCCCTCATAGTTCAAAAATTATTAAGAAGACAAACAAAGGGCATGTTCAAAACCTTTCCCTGTAAAAAGCAAGCGATCCCCTATAACCATAGATGTAGATTTACCCAATACCTCAACCAAAAATCCAGGGTGGGCTCTCACATCGATACCTTTACCTTTGTAATTGACTTTGATCTCATCGGAAACAGAACCATGTTTCCCTTTCCCTGTACATACAATTTTCCCTTCCCCAATTTTTAAATCAACCACCCGATCCAAATCAAAATCAGCTATTACCAAAGAAGAAACTCTGTCGACCATCTCTCCAAAAGAAGAGGGAAGCTTTATTTTTTTTCCTTTCACAACAAAAAAATCATCTATAGCGGAGGGGTAAGGTTTCCCAGAGTAAGTTCTGCAAGAAAAAAAGGTTTTATCTTTATTAGAAAAATGTAACCATCCATCTGCACTTATAGCGACTTTACAAATATCATACCCTTTTAACTCTTTGGCGGAAATAGCAGGGAGTAAAAAAGAACCATCAAAAGAAGCTTTCATTTTCTGCTTTGTGGCTCTATAAGAATCGGAGGAAAAAACATATTTCCCGGAAATATTTAAGCAAGATAATTCGGGTATATTCATATTTTTAGAAACGGAAAAAAGCCCTAATTCAATAGCGGTATTAAAATCAGAGGGAAGGTCTTTCCAGTCAGAAGACTTATCTGCCGGCCTTTTAATTTTTACAATTTTAATCTCTTTATCAATTTTTATGGAGGCTTTTAATGTCTCTCCCGTAATAACAAAAGCATCGTCCGTCTGGTTAATTCCAATTTCTTTATCAACCATTTTCTTTATCAAGTTATAAAACTCTGAAGCTTTCACAGCGCCCATGAGACCTGTTTTGATTTCCTGAAAAATTGCGATGTCGTCGTTATAAGTTCTTATTGAGTTCTTTTCAAAAATAAAATGAGTAGACTGTTCAATAATTTCATCATTACTTAATCCCGGTTTCACTTTATCTAAAACAGAAAGTAATTCGTCTCTCAATATGATCTTTTTTGGCATTTTACTTTTCCTTTTTCAATAATTGTAAATAATGATCCCATGCGTCTTTTTGTGTTCCTTTTTTCAAAACATAATAATACGAAAACAGAAAAAGAACTTTTTTTGGATTTGCTCTTAATATAGCTTTTTCAACAAAAGGAAGCGTGTGTCTACATACAGTCGCGAAAGCTATGTTATTTTTAACTTCCTTTTGAAGTTGAAGAAAATAAAAAATATTCCACGCCGCCCTTTCTTTATAGCTTTTTCTCATCTCCTCAAAATCAAATCCGTAATCAGTGATGATTTGTTCTATCATTTTTTTCCATTCAAAAGGGCGCGCATCGAACAACCTTTTGTTTTTGCCTTCCTCTTGAGGTATGTCGAAAAAAGATAAGGTTTTTCGAGAATCTTCGATCTTCTTTCGAGAAGAAATATTAATGACTAAAGGGGTCGATTTCCAAACAAACTTTTTACTTTTGATAGCTCCAGGAACATAAATACCCCCGTACGCCGTTGATTGCCTCCATGACCCGCTATCAACACTCTCCCAAGGGAAATTATTCATCAGCCTAAAAGACGTCGCTGCGTACCCATGGAACTTAACAAGGGGTTTTCCTTTAGAGTCACAAAGGATCTTCATACACCTCTTTAGCCATTCCGCTCTGACTGGGGTGATTTTATCATTTGCAGGAGAAATTCCTATAAACTTGGGTCCAAAATCCTTCAATTTTTGCAACCATTTGAAATCCTCTCCTTGATGGAAAATGTGCATCAGTTTATCTTTTGAAACTTTTTTTTTCAACATGTATTGATAGTTATCCCACCCTTTTTCAGCTGACCCCTCAATATCATCTTTCGTCAAAACTTTCTGCCCAAATACTCCGGGGATAACGTCTAAATTAGCAATATGAGATAACTGCCCTTGGTGTTCTTTTGCAAAATCAATATAAGAGTCTATGTCAATTTCCACCCGCTTTGTCCAGGCTGTAAAAGCCCCCGAATCCAACATTAGTTCAACCTTACTTTTTGAAGGTGCTCGTGACATTTATTTTCACCCCTCCTCTCGCATTAAATTCACCCGTGACAGTTAATTCGATAGGGGAGCAAAGACGGACAAGATCATCCCTTATCAAGTTAACGATAGTCTCCATAAAACCTTGATAATTTCTATAAGCGAAAAAGTACAATTTGAGGCTCTTTGACTCTATACAAAGTTTATCAGGTACATAATCAATTTTTATTGTCGCGAAATCAGGTTGCCCGGTTTTAGGACAACAACTGGTAAACTCCGGGAAAATAAGATTGACTTCATACCCATAACCTGTATACCTGTTTTCAAACGCCTCAAGAATCCCTTCCGGCTTTTCATATTCGTATTCAGTTCTTTCTGATCCTAAATGTTTTAGCTCTTGGCCTTCTTTCATTTTTTCATCCTCGCTATGAATTCATCTTTACACCCATCTTTATTCTCTGAGAAATACCCTGTAGCCGATATGACTTCAAAAGGACTATTGAACTTTTTTACTCCCCTCATTTCTTTGCACAAATGCCTTGCACTCATGACTAATATCATTCCTTTTGAGTTGATCTTTTCGTCCAGGTGATTGACAATATCAAAAACAAGTCTTTCTGCTATTTGCAATCTTGCTGAAAAGTAATCAACTACCCTTGCAATTTTACTGGCTCCAATTAACAAGTCAGAGGGAATATACCCGAAGCTATACTCACCAAAAAAGGGTAACATATGGTGCTCACAATATGAAAAGAAATACCCCTCATCCCTCAACATCGTGTCGTACTTGACTCCATCTGAACCATCGTTCGCGAAAACAGTCACTTTTGGAAGACAAGCAGGGTTATATCCCTTAAAGGTTTCTTTCCACATTTTAGTGACCCTTTTCGGGGTATCTTTTAATCCCGGGCGATTAGGGTTTTCCCCAATTACCTGGATCATTCTGGTCACAGCATCCTCGGCCGGATTTTCTTTTGATTCTTTTTCCCAAAAAAACTCAACCCATCCATGCGCCATCTGGGCAAAAATAAACGGGTGCAAAACCAACTCGTTTTTTTTATACAAACAAGCAAAATCATTATTGGGGTATCTTTCTCTTGTTTCTCCCGAATCAACTATATCGTCAACAACCAATGTATTTTTTGTAACATCTTTAGCACTGACTAAAGGTTTTTTTAACAAAGCCGATAATGCTAAAGCGACATAGACGCCCCCCCGAGGAACACCATATATATTTGAGTATCTTAAATTTGCCGCTGAAATATTACTTGCCAAACAACCAACAAGATAATTGAATTTTTCCAGATTACAAACCTCCATTATTTTTTACCCCCTCAAAATATAATCTTCGAACCAATGGGTCTTGTACCCCTGCTCTTGAAAAACCATCTTCCCTTAATTTGCAAGCAGGGCACTTGCCACATGGGGGAACTTGCCCTTCGTAACAAGTATGACTATAAGCCAAAGCATCCATGCACCCAGGCAAAGATTTTGCCATTTCAACCGCTTCTTTTTTATCTTTATTCATTAATGGGGTATGAATACAAAAGCCATTTCTCGAAGAACCAAAACCTCTATTCAACGTCTGTTGCAAAGAGGTAATTGATTCTTGTCTGCAATCAGGGTACCCAGAAGAATCAGTCTGACAAACGCCCGTCACAATACTTGATATTTGATGCTTATAAGCAAGGGCTGCGGCAATTGTTAAGAAAATAATGTTTCTCCCGGGAACAAAAGATGCAGGTAAATCTTTATCTATTACATGAGGATCCGAGACCTCCCCGCCATCAACCAAAGCCGAATTGCCAACTTTTCGGAATAGATCTGTCTCAAAAAACCGATAAGGGACATTCGCCAGTTTCGCAATTTTTCTGGCGGACTCTATTTCTATCGCATGCCTTTGGCTGTAATAAATATTAAGAGCAAGAACTTTCCCGAATATTCTTTTCGCCCAGAACAAACACGTCGTTGAATCTTGTCCACCAGATAAAAGAACAATTGCTTTTATACTCATTTTAACTCCTATTTACTTTCGCGAGGTTTTACTAATCTTCCAACTTCCTCCAAACACCGAACCACCTTTTTTACATCAGACAATAATGTCAAGATAGTGCTATCGGTACAGGTCAAGCCGTCTTCATCCAAATGCTTACGAATTTGATCTTTTGTAATTTTGTCGTTCGCGCAAATCAACTTACAAATTTTCGCTGTTACAGACACCTTTTTTTTGGGTTTGGATTTAGCGGCTGGGGTATTATTAGGATCAGGATCAGGGTCGGTATCAGGATCAGGATCAGGGTCAGTATCAGGATCAGAATCAGGATCAGGGTCGGAATCAGGGTCGGGATCAGGGGCGGGATCGGTATCAGGGGCTGGGGGAATATCAGCTCCAAGGCCAATCAAAACAGACCTCGTCTCATCAGAAAGATAATCTCCTTCTTGAAGGGATTTGGCGGCTTCCAAAATATCTTTTCGAAGAGAAGCAACAGAAATTTTTCTCCCTGTTTTTATAGATTCTTCAAAAAAATCACTTATTTCTTTTGCAGCTTCTTCTAATTGTTTTTTTGTAGCTCTTCTCATTGTTTCCCTCTTATATATTTATTTATTTTTAAGCCCCCAGTAAAGGGGGCGACAATAATTATATTCTATCTTATTCGTGTTTTATTATATTCTATCTTATTTGCGTTTTATTATATTTTGGCGATGTCTCAGTATCTCATTTTATCCCCCTCTTATATATTTATTTATTTTTAAGCCCCCAGTAAAGGGGGCGACAATAATTATACTCTGTCTTGTTCGTCTTCCAAAAGGTTTCTTACCTGTTGAATCTCAAGAGCAGAATGAACTCTCCCACCTTCATTTAACTCAATGTACCATTTCAAAACATCAGCTTTTTCTGGAAGATTATCGATAAACCATTTGAACCGACAAGTCTTGGGCATTTTCCCTTTTATTTCACTGTAATAAGCAAGACAAAAAACAGGAAACTCATCTGCAAGAAAATCCCTAACCGCTGTTACTCTTTGAAGACCATCAATAATTTGATACTGCACTTCTTGATCACCTATCCGCCCTGAACGATTACAAGAAACTCTATCAGCGTCAAGACCACCTTGAAGTTTATACTCTACATATGCGATACTTTCTGCCTTTGTCCAAGTATTCTCTTTCAAAAAATCACGGCTGAGGTCACCTTCAATGGAAGAGTCTTCTATTATAGTAGAAATATGTTTTTCAAGATCTTCCCATTTAACATCACAAGAATGACGGCTGCTATTTTCAAATTTGTTTATGTCTGAGTATCTCATTTTATTTTCCCCTTTTGTTTAATTAATTAATAATACCAACGTTTATCTTATAAACAATATAAACAATATAAAGAATATAGTCAACCTCAGTTATAGCCGGTTATAGCCGGTTATGGATAACTATATACGATTAGAAAGATAGAACCGTTTATTTCTTTAATTAACTAAAAAGTTCATTTAATTTAGTTTTTCTTTCTTTTTAGTTAACATTTTTACTATATTTACTATACAAAATCCCTTCTCTTCTTTTAGATATTCATTTTATAAAAGCAAATTATTTTTAATTTCATCTACCTTGATCAACTTATGAATTTGAATATTTAAAACAATATCCTTACACCCATATTTAATCATCTCTTCGGCCAGCCACAAAGCGTTATTCTTTCCGCCATTCATCATGGGGCTTAAAGCGTAATTCGCTCTACAGGCATCTTTCTTCAAAATATCAATAAAATTAATAGAGCTAATAAAATCACAACGATCAATTATTACAAATTTAATCCAGTCTTTTTCTGTTAACCGCCTATGATTTTCTAAACACATATAATCAGGATTCGCTAATTTATAATCAAGAACCCACCCCAAATCGCTTGATTCAATTTCTGGAAAGGGAAGGCTCCCATTTGTTTCTACCGAAACAACATTTTTTTTATAAAGCAAAGCCTCAATTAACTCGGCCGTCTCTCTTTGCAATAAAGGCTCCCCTCCTGTAATCGTAACTTTTCCTTTAGGGATGAGGTCAACAATTTGGGAAACAGACATCTCTTTTTTATTGGTCAATTTTCTTGCCTGGGGCGTATCGCAATAAGTACAATTTAAATTACACCCTTGAAAACGAATAAAAGTTGTAAGAGCCCCTTGCCCCTTAAAGTTCACCTCTCCGTCAATACCCGTGAATATTTCATTTATATATAACATTATTTTGAAAGCCCCTTCACCCATGTTGCATAATTAAAAGATGTTTCCCAAACTCTTACTTTGACTACAAAAACATCATGAGGCAAAAGTTTTTGGATAGCTTCTGAAAAACAAAGGGATAATACTTCAGCCGTTGGATTATGAAAAAAAACATTTAGGCAGGAATGATCATATGTATCTATAATACTTCTCTTCACGATTTCTTTTAAATTGTTAAAATCTATTATCATTCCCGCTTCTGGCCCTGTAGTTTTTATTTCTCCAGTCACAGTCACCTCAAGTTTAAAATTATGGCCATGGTCATTTTTACATTTTCCTTCATGAGATGGGAGATAATGAGACGCTGCGAATTCAAAAATCTTAGTAACATTTACCATTTTTTTTACTTCCTTTTTAGTCTGAGTTTTCTTAAGTTTTTTCAAGTATTTTTACTTACATTATATTATACAAAATCAATTTTCTTTTTTTAAGTATTTATCATTTTTCTAATATTTTCTTGAAACTCTATGAGCTTCGGGATTTCCCTGTACTTTGTCTCCATAGCGATTACCAATCCCAAACCCCCTTAAAATATCTTTATTTTCCAGAGATAAAAGAAGATCGTAATATTTTTCCACGAAAACAGATCTACTTTCAATACATGCTATTTTTTCTCTTTGCCGATTTATTGAATTTATTTCCCGTGTCAAGACAGCCCTTTCTGTCCCCTCTGCCCTCTCTCTTTTATTTTCGCAAAATTCCTCAACTATATCAAAAAAAGTCGCCATATTTTCCTGAAGGGTCACTAAAGGTGAATACCGAACATCCATCAAAAGAAGCAAGGTTTTTTTTAAATCCTTAGAAGAAAGAAAAAACAACTTTTGCTGATTGATAATTACCATTTCCCCTCTTTTTTCATTTTTCATTTTTATTGCTCCGCTATTCGGGAATCCAAATATGGTTTCCCTATTTTTAGTTGATGTAAGACCAACACTTGTTGAGTAAGATCAAAGTAATCGTCTCTTTGCTTTAATACCATCGCCCTCATTATTCCTTTTTTCTTATCCTCAGGGGACATATTAATCGCCATTCCTCCGTCACATAATTCAAGTTTAGCGATCGCCTCTGCCCAATCACCTTGCTGAATAACTTTTCCCGTCCTCGCCGTATTAGACTGACTTGCGGTAAGCACTAAACAATTTTTTTCCTGCGCAAGCGACTTATGGGACTCCCATATTTCCGACAATTGATGTCTTTTTTGCTGTCTGGGATCCTCCGCCTTAAATTTATCAGCGTAATCCGTCACGATGACATCAGGTATAAAATTATCATAATGTTCCAAATTATACAAATAAGCTTTTACATCGCTCATTGTAGCTGATCGAGAAGGATAAGTAACGAGCCGAAAAGAGTTTCCCCGTACCAAGCCTGACCTCTTAATAGCCAGACTTTTCCGAATTGCTTCTCTGGGGGATAATGCTTTTCTGTCCTCTTTTTTATATTTTATTTCATCGTTTTTATCAAAATAAGGAATCTCTAATTCTTCCCCCCATCTTTTTGTCGGCTTTCCATTAATCCAATGATGAATCCTTCTTGTCATTTGTTTTTCAGACATCTCCATTGATATAAAAACAACATTAAATCCAGAAAATAACGCTCTCAATGCGGAAATCATTAGCCACCAACTTTTTCCCGTTCCCGAAGAACCTACAAAAGAAAAGAGCCATCCCCTTTCAAAAACACCAATAGTTTTTCCCAGCACCCCAGGCAAACTGAAAAGCCGATCACCTGCTTCATCGCTTAATGCAGATACAATTGTATCTTTGTCAAAAACAGGATCAACTCCTCTCGTTTGAACCCTCGTCACCCTAGTGTACCCTTTTATTAACGCTTCAGCTTCCTCTATTCTATTTCCAATTAATGCCTTTCTTATTTCATCCGTCAGATTTCTAAGAGATAGCTCCCTAAAATAATTTTCCGCTTTATCTAATATGTATTCCGCATTAAACGTATTATTTTTCTCCCTTTCAACATACTCAGAAGACACATCTTCCAAAAAAGACTCGATCATATTTACTTCATCAGGATCAAGCAAGTCGTTTTTTTTAATCCTAAAAATATCTTCTATGTAATTGTTAGGGGCAACTTTATATTGCTGAAAATATTCCAAACACCATCTGGCTATGATTTGGGCAAAAGGTACTTTTAAACATTTTTCCTGATAAATTGGCTCGATTCCTTTTAAGAATTCGGTGCTAATAATCATCCCTGTGACAATTTGCCTTTCGAACCTTGTATTCGTTGCTTTCTTTCTTCTGACTATCTCATTTATAGCTGCCATTTAGTCTCCATTGGAATCTCCCACCTAATAAGCAAATTAAATACTCACCTCGCTAAAGATCTACTATCAAAATGAAAGGATCTATAATAAATCAATGTCATCGTACCGCTTACCAAATTGAAGGGCTTTAAACACCCCCTGAGCCCGTCAGCCTTGTTTTAACTATTTTTTGATTATATTGTACAGTTTTTTTCTTTTTTTTTGAAAAAATACTTCAATCTCTTGGCTCCCAATCAGAAGTATTGACCCATCCTTCGCTACAGATATTTATCCGAAGGGCAAAAGAAGTCTCTATCTCCCTAATAAACATCTTGAACAATTTAGAATCAACATCGAAAGCATCTACCTTTATTCCATCAATCCATCCTCTCCACCAATTATCGATACAAAGAAGATATTGAGAAAGAAGATTATCAAGAGGATTTATTTTTTCTTTTAATGCCCCTCCGCCATCAATACTGTAATCTACTTTTTCAAGCCATTCCTGTATCGATACAAATTTTTTAAATAACTTAATTTTGCAAGGGTTATAATTTGGAAGCCATATATCTTTCTTTATAATTTCAAAAACATATTCTTCAAAAATATTCTGCCATTCTTCTAAAGTCACAATCTCGATAAACCCATATGGTTGTGTCCTAAATACTCTTGCTCTTGAATAAGGTTTACTTATCAAAGGGAAACCTCTTGGGGATAACTTTTCCTCTTTTGATGGAAGTTTGTTTTTTGTTAATAGATCACTTTCTTTTCTGAAGACAATTAAAGGTTGTGCTTCATCAACAAACTTATGTAAACCTCTTTGGAGGAAATCTTCTAATGTCCATTTATAGCTCCAAAAATATTCGGGGTTCTTTAAAACTTCTGAGTAATTATGGAACGCTTTAAATATTTCTTCTTGGTTATAATCTTTTAAAGCTTTCGTTATTGCTGCCTTTTTTTTGGATGTTATCTTTTTATGGGTTATTATCTTTTTTTCGTTCCATTCTTTAAGAAAATCTATATTTATATTTTTATTAAGAGTATTTAAAGCATTTAAGGTAATAGTACTTAAAGCATTTGTATCAGGGTTCCCCAGACCCTGGAGAATCCCATGCTCACGTTTTTCCGGAGGGTGGGATTGAGGGAAAAGATTTTCTTTTTTCCACCAGATAAACTTGACATAAACATAATGACCTATGATTTTTTTTGTTTTTTTATCTCTTATCGTAGAATCCTCAATTAATCCAGTTTTTTTGAGTTCTTTTTTTGCCCTTCTAACTCTTTCTTCTGACCAACGCAACCCTTTAGCAGTATAAGAAGTAGTCGCTTTCACGCTATTTGTTTCTTGCCATTTTGCAGTATAATAATAAAACCAATATAACGCCATTAAATCGCCTGGACGCTTGTAAACTTCCCCTTCATCTGGATCATTATTTAACAAGATATCTGATGTCGCTTTACTTATGACCATAGGCTCATTTTGATTATCATACATATCTTTCCGAACAACCTCTTCTTTTTTGACAAAATGCTCCCTACGTCTCATTTTATACCCTCCTTTAAGTGCTGATTAGATATTTAACTCTTTCATAATTTCATCCGCAATGTTTTGGGGCAAGTCTCCAGGGTCGGTCTCTTTTTTAATAAAAGATAATATTTCTACCTCCATCTTATTGCTGAACCCCCCTGTAAGAATATAACTTAATTCCTCTGCTCTCTGTTGTGCTTGTATCTCGGAATCAAAAAAGATAAACGCCAAATCGAAATTTTTTGAAATTAAATTAGCTTGCTGTTTTGTGAATGATATCCCAAAAACCCCAATACATCCGATACCCATTCGCCATACATCCGTTATTCCTTCTGTTATCAAGCATTTTCGAGAATGAGAGGCAGCTTGATCAAGTCCGTAAACACAATTTTGATGAGGGATTACCTCGTCTTCTTGTTTACATGCAAGATATTTTTGAGGATGGTTCCCTGTAATATCTCTGGATTGATAAGATACTAATCTGTTATTTTGATAAATGGGAGCAAGAATTCTATTCTTATAGAGTCCTACATGTTTAGTTGATGAAATCCCCCAAAGACGGGCAAGTTTATCTGCATCAAACTTTCTTCCAGCAAGATACCTTCTTGCTTTCTGGGATAATGGTTCGTGATCAGGAAGACGAATTTTATTTTTGCGAACTATTTTTTTATCTTGGAATGCTTTATCAACAGAAGAGTATTTTTTTAGAATTTCCTTTACAGTCTGATAATTTTGACCTGTTAACTTTTGGATTGTTTTTGAAAGAGAGGAAAAGCCGCACCTATGGCAATTATAATATCCTTTTTGAATGTTGAATCCTCCATGGTACCCCGAATGACCAGAACATCCCATTTGGCAAACGATATTAACCCATCCGGGGCGATAATGTTTCCCCCCTTTAGAATAATCAATATTATAATCTTGGCAAAATTTCAGAGCGTTAAATGACATTTTTTTTCCTATTAAACCGGAGAGAGCTCTCTTCTTTTTTCTTTTTATATGAAGAAGAAATATAAACGTTCCCCTCTTCGTTTATTCTACTGCCATCTATATCGACAACATTTTCATTACTCATCCAGGGTCTATATTTAAAATCTTTTATCATTTTAATAGCGATACCAAACGAAGCGGCGTTATATTCTTTTTCTAAAATTCCGGGTTTTTTCTTGCTCATGATTTTTCTCCTTCTGTATGTTTGATAATCGGTTTTAAGCCCCTTTAATTTAGAAAGGAGTACGATGACATTGACTCGTTATAGATCGTTTCGCCTTGGTAGTAGATCTTTAGCGAGGTAGGTGTTTATTTTGTTTCTTCCTCCTTGGGAATAGCTGTTATTTACCCCAAGGAGGAGAAAACTACTTTAATTTACATATCATCCGGAAATGAAGACATTGTATATTGTAACCCCCTGCATAAATAAATTCATAAGAAAAATGTTTTATTCCGTTTATTAACCATTCAGCGCTCATTTCATCAAAATGGAGTAATTCAATAGTATCGATTTTAACCCCTTTTAATTTTTTATACGCCGCTTTTTCAGCGCTTAGAAATTTGGCATCGGCGTCTTTTTTAATCTTTGCTTTTAGATCACTTTTTGATTTATGAAAATACTGAGACATTGATTTGGTATACCCTCTCTCTTTTTTCAAAGCATCCGCCTCATAAGCATTTTTAGTAATATGATAAACCTCAGATGTACAATATTTCTCCATTTTTTTTATGAAATTAAATTTTGCTGCCGCATACTTTTCAAGAATTGGAGTGACTGTTTCTTTTAATTTGTTTATTATTTCTTCCATTTTCCCTCCTTAATTAAATTAAATGTTATAAACAATATAAACAATATAAATAATATGGTCAACCTCAGTTATAGATGATTATAGATGATTATAGATGATTATAGATGGCTATAAAGACATTTATCTTTTTTACATAGTTTATCTAAAAAGTTCTTTATTTTTCATTTGATCAATTAAATCAGAAAGAACCGTACCCTCGGAAACAGCCTTTCCTTCTAATATATTTGATAAGACCTTTTGTTTTTTACTGATGATGTCAGCTATATCTTCTTCAATTGTGTTACTTGCTACTAAATACCAGATATTAACACTATTTGATTTCTGGCCTATTCTATGCACTCTGTCTTCAGCTTGTTCTAATTCTCCCGGAGCCCATGGAAATTCTAAAAAACAGACGTTTGACGAAGCAGTCAAGGTAATCCCTACTCCAGCGGCTTTAATATTCCCTATAAACAATTTAACCCAAGGGTCGTTTTGAAAATCGTCAACTGCTTTTTGACGAATACGACTTGGAGTTGATCCGTCAATCTTAACCGCTATATGGCTGAAGTTATCCATTAAAGAATCAATTACTTTTTTATGAGAACAAAAAACAATTAATTTTTGATCTGATTCTACAAAATCATTAATCCATCTTATAGATTGTTTCATTTTTCCATCTACGGCAAGCTGCTTTAATTTCTCAAAGGCAACTAATGATTTTGCTTTTTTTGCTTTTTTTGCTTCTTCCTCCCCTTCGTTTTCTTTAATCCATTTGATAATATCTTTTTCAGCTGACTTATATTTCTTTGAATTATCAATTTCAAGAGAGATAACAGTCTTTGTTTTTGCAGGTAACTCCTTTAAAACGTCCTCTTTTTTTCGTCTAATCATAATTGTTTTGGTCAATATTTCGTGCAACTCTTGTGTATTTGTGGCTCCTGTAAAGTCCCACCCCCATCCATTATTCTTTGCTCCGCAATATCTATGAGCAAATTTCCATCGACTGGGGAAAAGCTTAGGGTCAATAATTTTAATTATATTGAAAAATTCAATCGGCCGGTTAACAATCGGCGTTCCTGATAAAGCTATTACCTTGTCTATCTTTTTGCAAATCTTGATAACGGATTTTGTACGTTTAGCTTTGGAGTTTTTGCAATAATGACATTCATCCAAAATAACCGCTTTGAAATTATGACTCAGTATTCTTTTTTCTTGCTTCAACAAAATATCATAATTAATAATGACTATATCCCCATGTAAAGGGATATCTATTATTTTTGTTGAAGCACCCGAACAAATCTGGACGTTTGTATTTTCTAAAGAATCAGACATCCATTTATTTATTTCCTTTTTCCAATTGAGCTTCAAACTTGCGGGAACAATGATTAAGGCTGGCCTTAATTCAAGATGCTTCTGGAGATATGCTAAGGCTTGCGCGGTTTTCCCCAAGCCCATATCGTCTCCAATAAGAGCCCTCCCATCTTTATTTTCAATAAAAGAAACCCCTGTTTTTTGATAAGCGTATAATTCCTTTTTAAGCCCAAAAATTTTAAATTCGTTGGGTTTATTGGGTTTATTGGGTTTATTGGGAGCGAACTTCTCTTTCATAAGTTGATTGATATATTTGGGCATTGATCTTTTTATATAGGCGATTTGTTTTTTCGACAAAGACTTTTTATTCAAGATCTGCTTTACTATATCTGACATGAGCTTCTCGTCGATTAAAGTAAAGCCGTTGTTAATGGTTCTTCCTGAATTTTTCTTAGAGTGAATTTTTAGAAGAGATGCGATCGCCCATTCATCATTTGTTTTAATTAATTTTATTAATTCTTCTTTTTTCATTTTTACCCTTTATAAAATTTGGCTGATTTCTTTAAAAGCTTTTGTAATGGCGGGGATTTTCCATCCTTTAAGACGAAGGTACCCAGACAATTGATGTTTGTTTAAAGTAGATTTAGGGAGCATATCCACTAAATCTAAAGGAGCGTGAAGAACTGTTTCTATAATTTCTTTTGCCTCTTGGGATAAATTTTTAATCTTATCTGAAAAAATACATCTATCTTCCTGAGAAGGAGGGTGTATAGGTTCCCATTCTTCAATCCCGACAATCTCCGCCTTATATTTTGAACATCTTGATTTGATACACATATTTTGCAGATGGTTTTTAATAGCTGTATAGAGGTAGGTTGAAAACTTTCCTTTTTCTTCTTTAAAATTATGCTGGCATTCAACAAACTGTAGATTTGCTTCCGCTACTAACTCTTCTAATTCAATACCTGTAATTCTATTATATTTCCATGCTAATTTCAGTATTAATTTTTCGTAATCTGCATAATTTTTATATTCCATTTTATTTCCACTCCCTTTTAAATTAAATTAAATTAAATTAAATTAAAAACTATAAGTAATATAAAAGATATAAAGGGTATCGTCAACCCCGACCATAGATAGTTATAGATAGTTATAGATAGTTATGAGGATTAAGGAAAACAAATAGACTTTTTTCTTATATTATTTAAAAAGTTCGTTTATTTACCGTTGTTTTCAACAAAACTTAACAAAACTTAATGAAATTTATTAAAATTTGTTAAAAAAAGTAGATGTATCTTGTATAATAAAGCATTAAGCAAAAACATTAGTCAAACATTAGTCAAACATTAGTCAAACATTAACCAAGTAAAAAAGGAAAATAAAATGGACGCGAACACTTATAAGGAAAAATCAAAAGAGCTTAAAGAAAAATACAGAAAAGACAAAAGAGTTCTCGATAAACATTATGCTTTGTCAAATAGTGAAGTAAAGATCGGAGACTTTATCGATAACGGCCGATGGAGAATTAAGGTTGCCCAAATACTTCTTTGTTATTTTACAGATACCCCAGAATGCGCTTACAAAGGAAAGAGGTACACCAAGGAAATGAGAGAATTCAAAACAGGCGAAACAGCGGTAATTTACCAACACGAAAAGTTGGTATGATCCAATAGTCAGTCACGGCTACTCCTTTACGCTTTTCCCCGCGGATATTTAAGCGTAGCAAACAAAACCCCTTTACGACTCTTCCGTTAGCCGTGACATTTCATTTATTGCGGAAGGATGCTGGCGCATCAGCAAAGGGGAGCGGGGTTCAACCCATAATATCTATATGAACAAGGAGAGTGAATTGTGACAAACATAGTCAGTTTCAGCGGAGGAAAAGATTCGACAGCCATGCTTTTAATGATGCTTGAGAAAAAAGAAAAAATTCACTCTGCTGTTCATTTTGAAACAGAAAGAGAGTTTCCTGAAATACTTTCTCATATAGAAAAAATAACAAAGGAAGTAGACGTAAAAATCCAAAAGGTGAGATATTGGATAGATTTCGACTTTCTTGAAGACAGGTATGGAAGACCGCATCCGTCAGGTGGATGGTGCGCTGCGAGAAAGGCGAATGAGTGCAACAAGTATATGAGGTTAATGGTAAAAGATAATCCTAAGGCCGTCGAGTGCATAGGATTCGCATCAGATGAAAGAAATAGAGCTGAAAAATTATTGCTCTCGAAAAGTAAAAAATGGCCTCTTCGATTTCCATTAATCGAATGGGAAATAACCGAAAAAATGGCTTTGGAATATTGCTACGACAAAGGTTATCTTTTCGATAACATTTATGATTGGATGCCGTCCAAACGGGTCAGCTGTTATGATTGCGTCAAACAGTCTGAAGCAGATTGGAACGCCATAAAGAAGTATCACCCTGAATTGTTAAAAGGTAAAAAATACATAGATTTCAAAAGGAAAAATAAATAAAATAACAAAACCTTCTATTGTGCATGGCGAGACCTGCGTCAAGGCGCCCATATAAACGAAGGTTATTTACACATGGTTGTTTGTATTGTGAGAGGTGTCATCGGGCAATATAATTAAAACAACCAATAGAGCGAAATTTTTATTAACGAAAACAATCAAAAAGAAGGAGCATTATGTCTAAAAGAAAACCTACTGCAAAAAAAGAAAAAACAAAACCAGCCCCCAGTCTCGTATCCAAAAAAGAATTTATAGCAAAAATTCAGTTGAAATTGTCTCTGGATAATTTAGGGCAAGCGGAAGAGGTTCTCGACGCTATTAATGAAATAATGGTGAAAGCTATGATAGAGGGGAGATGTATCTCTCTTTCTAAAATCGGAAGATTTTCTACAAAAAACAGGCCCGCCAGGAAAGGAAGAAACCCCCGGTCAGGAGAAACAATTGACATCGCTGCAAAAAATACCCCTGTTTTTAAACCTTGTTTATTTTTAAAAGAAATTATAAATGAATGAAGAAAATGAAGAAAATGAAGAGAATGAAGAAAATGAAGAGGTAGAGTTAATGCCCGATTTTTCCTTACCTATCGCAGGATTATCGGAAATCATAAAAAAATTAAAAAAATAAATATGAGAAATTCTAGGCCAAGTTATTTAGTGAAATGTCCTGATTGCCTGCAAGAAAGATCAATTTCTTATGCAATATACAGAAGGGTAACTATAGGGGAGCTTTCAGGTCGTTGCTTAAAATGCGGAATCAAATATAGAGACAAGAAAAAGTTACTCAATATAAAAGAAGAAATAAGTGAACCTTATATCCGTCTACACGGATGTAAAATTTTTAAACACCCCCCGATGTTTTCTTCAAAAAGATGCGACCATTTTTTTGAATGCGTACATCGCAAAGATTGTCTTAATACGATAGCATTAAAAAAATGGGCAGGTTTTTTATCTGATAGCAAAGGTTTTGAAGAGGGAAGGAAATCTGAAATAAAAGGAGACTCATTTAATGGAAATAGAAGAATCTCAGATTAAAACTATCAAGGAGATTCCAACACTAACAAGGTGTATTATTGATAAAAAAACAATACCTAATTGGGAAGATGTTGTCGAAGGTATTTATCAATCTGAAAAAGCCCTTTTCCTCCTCAAGAAAATAGCGGAGGGATTTTACCCAGACCTTTATCGCTGGAAAATGCCCGATTCCCAAGAACGAATGAAAAGGGAAGGGGTTCAGATTAACCAACAAGTTCCTCAAGAGAAAAGATTAAGGTAACTTTTTTTATGGGTACTTAGGTCAATTCAAAACCTGAGTACCCATATTTGTTTATAATTCGGGATTCCATTCTACTGTTTTTTTATGAAAATATCCCGGGATCACTATAACCCCAGATCTTTTTATATTCCGAAATCCAAACGATGTCTTTCTGTAACACATCATTTCATAATACACATTCGCCGCTATTAATTTTGAAACAACAGGGCTTGAATTTTTCCTGCTTAAATAATCGTGTATTAATCCGGAAACAGGAGAGCCTCCCCTAAAGAAAAGGATAGTTTCCCAATCCATATAAAAATTGAATGGGATTTCCACTTGCCATTTAAGCCCAGCTTTCCTTAAAACATCACTTTCGAAATAAAAAGGCGATATTAGTTTAGAAATAGGAGGCTCCACCATTTTTGTGGCGGGCATACTAAGAATATGCGTCATTCAAAAACCCTCATGATGGCTAAACATATTGCTCTAGCCATTCTTTTTTGATTTTCAATTTTAGTTAAAAATTTTAATTGCTCAGGGTTACTCATAAATTCGCATTCAATTAAAATTGAAGGTATTTTATACGTTTCCCTCAATACATAAAAATTTGATTTACGAGTATCTCTCGACCTATGCATCGGGAAAAAAATCTTCAGCTTTCTTCCAACCTCTTCACTTAAATCGAAATCACTAAGGCTCGGAACAGGGGGGATATGAACCGTCATCCCTTCCGTTGTTTTTGAATGCCAAGCATCGCAATGAATAGAGATAAAAGCATCAGCGCGATAAGCTTTTGCAATTTGGACTCTTTTTTCTAACGAAACATCTTCGTCTTTTTCCCTTGTTAAGAAAGCGTCAAAATCACGAAGTAGAAGTTCGTATTGAAGAAAAGAACTAATAGATAAATTAAACTCGTCTTCCGCCCTCCCCCCGTATTTCGCCCCGTTATCTTCTCCCCCGTGTCCAGGATCAATCACTATTAACTTTTTCATTTCTTTTTTCCTTTTTTCGCCTGTCATATATCTCAAAGGCATGCGGGATGGTTATAAAGAAAAATGTTACAATAACAATAAATAAAGCAAAGAGATTTGTTAACCCTTCGCAAGTGTGAGGGAGTTTATCGTAAATCATCCCCGACCCCCCAATTAAATATCCCCAAATCTCCCTCCACTCAAAGCCCATTAGACCCCTCCTTTTTAATGTAACGGAAAGTTTTTATTCAAATTTTTTATAAATTTCAAAATAAACGGTTTCTCCTAACCCAGACCACCCAGGAAGGGCTACTTTCGCTTGCAAAGCATATCGGCCTTTTTCGGAAAAATCGTCAACTTTAGTAACATAACGAAGGTAATTGGTACCTTGTATATTTGCATCCCATGTCTCTTCGATTCCGCTTGGTTTAAGAACAATAAGGCTTCTAGATGTGGCAGTTGAAATATCGCAGCCACAATCAACATCGATTATGGTCCCTACCTCGTTTTCATAATGTTTCCCAGACATTACACCTCCTCTAATTCCAATAAGGATATTGTATTTATAGACGTATTAAGTACAGATGCAATATCGACATTCTGCTTGACTAAACTTTTTAAATTTATATTGTTCGGTACCTCGCTAATAATGATAGAGGATGTGTAAATTTCTGATTTCAAATTTAGATATTCATAATCAGGCATATGACCTCATGTTACTTAAAAATTGAAGCTTTCTCTGGCATTAAGCGCCCGCACCGAGCAAATTGCCAGGGCTTCTTTTCGTCTATTTGTATTTGTTTGTAAAAGTCTATTTCGTTTTCGGCGACTTCGCCAGAATTATAGAAGCCCCATGCAATTTTGTTCAATTTAAAAACCGCTTTTTTATGTTGATAAATCTCCTCCATCAATTCTTTTATTGGCTTAACTTTACCACTATCAGTTACACATTCATCTAAGCTTGGTATATTGTATTTACTCAAATTAACCCCCCGGTTATAATTTAGAGTTCAGACTCAAGGTCGTCAGAATAAAAGATTTTAATTTTAAAAATTCCCTTACAATTACCCCGACGAAACCCTTACCTCCTAACCCTTTTGTTAAAATAGATTTACTCCCTAACCCTTTTGTTATCAAACCCGCCTCCTTTCAAAAACTTCTACCTCCTCTCCCGCTATATTTCCAGAAGCATCGTACAAATTGAATCGGGCAATCTCCGTTGTATTGTCCTCTCTATAAAAAATCATTTCAGTTCCGTCTCTCGCCCATCTGCCCCCTTCAATGTTTTTGATAAAGTTTAGGGCATACCCCATCGTTCCCTCTGTAGCGCAACATTCAGATGACTCTTCCCAAACTAAATGGGCAGTTGTATCGTTAATCAATGTTACACCTGAAGGGATGTCTCCAACCAACTTCGCCTCTCCACCTAAATGAACAGTCCCTGCTGTGTTCGATGGACCCACCGTAACATTTCCCGCGCCGTGCTTAATGAAAATAGCATCGGCTGAGGTCATGTTCATAACCTCCACTGATAGATTTGAATCTGCCATCCCTGCTTTTGCGGAACCCTGCATATCGAAAACTACGTTATCGCTTGTTAACCCATAACACGCGAAAAACCTTGCCCATTCTGTTTGACTAAACGAAATGTTTCCCTGCAATCCGCACTCTGAAAATACCCCAGCCAGATTTTCCATACCGTCAATAATACACCTATCAGCGCGGATAGGCTCGGCACAATCCCCTATCAATATCATATTCGAAAAGTCCGAGTTAACAACATGTTGCCCATTCAAGTCCAAGGTTAAAAGCAAAATGTTATCAGAAACAGCAGTTCCCTCGGAAAAAGATTCCTCGACTATAAAAGTCCCCCTGCCGTTGAATTTTGTGATCCCTTCCCTCCTCGCGATAGCGAGGGCATCTGGCAAATTATTCGATGGTGTTCCGGCTGTTCCAATTGGGTAGTCGGTCCCGGCCACGCCTGTATGATCATTCACAAAAATAACATCCCAGAGGATAGACGAAACATCAGAGATAGTGGCACTGGAAGAACTTGATTTTACGACCTGCACATTAGGGGATTGCATGACTGGAGATAGCTCAGAACCAGTGTCATCTACCGCAACCAAGTTTCCCCCCAAAATATTACACTGCACATTGGGATAGGTCATATAGCGGTCGCCGTCTACCCAATCATCACGAGTACCTCCGGACAAAGGAAACATTCTTAACTCCGTTTCTGACACCACTTCTGATACACCTGCCATGGAAACAGAATCCAGATTAAAAACAGTACACCCCCTGTAAATTTCGTCTGTAAGAAAGCTTCCGGCAGAGGCAACAAGAGTATCACCTTTTACGTTATCAGCAGTACAGAGGCCGACGTCCCCTATTGGTACAGTTCTGCCGGAAAACATCAACCTGGCGTTCTGCAGGGTAGCTGTAATTCCTACAGTCACACCGCCGCCCAAGTTTTCCTTCCCTGCTGCTGAGATCAATCTTTCATATGATAAATTATCGTCCTCCCAATCGCGAAGGGTATCAACTATTTCCTGAACACTAATATCTGTGGTCGGAGATAATATTTCAATTATTCTTGGTGACAGATGTGTGTGAACTTTGATTTGCATCTCTTTGCTTATCCTCCAAGTTCCTTACAATTCTCTGGTATTCACGTTTGGTTTCAAGTTCCCCATCGATAGCTTTCTCGAACACCTTAATATTATCGTCACATTTCTTAACTACATTTCTCATTGCTTCAAGATCGTACATACTTTTTTATCCTTTAGGGTGCAGGGGTTATACCAGCCCCCGCACCTTTAGTTTATGATTTAATCGTGTCTTCCGTTCTAATTGTCGCGATCGACCTGTCGGACCCACTTGTGGCATCATCGGTTGAGAATGGGATAATCGGAGTACTGTTTGCAGAATTTCTGACAACAACCCTGAAATAGATAGGGTCAGCGTAAACAATAGACGTACTCGCCTCAGTTGCGACTGCATGCTGGTCAAGAAGAGGAACGAACACATCGTCTAATGTGTTAATCGCAATCGGGCAACAATTCAACTCAATAGAATCTGTCGAAGTCTGGCCTGCAATGGCCGGAGATATCTGAATAGTGTCGTCATCGTCAACACTGGTAACATACGATACCTCTGACAGAGTGTGGTTGTAAACCAAATCACCTCGTTTAGCACTCGCAAATGCGCCTGATTCTACGATGGTATCTGTGTCTGTCCCCGCATCTGCACTGGGCACAACAATGTTCGCCAAGGTAAATGTAGATGTTGACCATGAGTCATACCGAATCCTATATTCTTTATTGTTATCGGATTCATCCCTGATCCTTAACACACCTCCGGCAGTCTTTCCGGGGACGTCCTGGGCAATAACTGAATCAACCACCAATGTTGCGTCACCAATAGCCTCGCCACCCGCAGCTGAATACTCAGTCTTGTCAATGCTGCCACCTAACCCAGTAAGTCTGAATATCGTCACTCTGTCGTCGGTAACTGAGGTCTGATCCACACCTATGAGGTTTGAAACTTCGATTGTAATGGCTGTCGGTCTGGTCTTAGTTCCTCCCTCGATAGGAGTTAACTGAAAGGCATTTTCATCTGCCGCTAACCAGTCAGCTAAAAGAACCCCTCTTGCACCGAAAAATGTCCCACCCGCGAAGGTACCAAAAGGGGACTGCTTCTTCGGGGAGAATGTTACAGCTGCGGTGTCAGGTGTAACCGTACCGCTGTTAGTATTCTCAGTTATAACGCCGGTTGTATTGAATGTTCCTCTAACATTCCTGAGCAACATAACTTTATCAGTGGCGTCGTATGACTGGATAACTCCTGTTGCCCCGGAACCAGCCTGCGTAACATCTTCGCCTTCCGTAATTGTACCTGTTACAGTTCCTGACCATTCGAGATAAACTTCCCCACCAATATACTGTTCAGCTTCCAAGCCGTCGGTGTCCGTAGTTACGGTGTTCCCTCTACGAGTTACATATTTTAACCACTCGTAAACCTCAGTCAGAGGGTTCTGGTTGCAATCAATAGTTATGGCGTAATTCTCATCCAAACCGTCATCATCGATATCGTAATTTACATGCGTATGACCACCAGCACCGACGGTCGGGGGCGTATTCGCAGTGAACCATGTGCTCAAAGCTGGACCCTGATCAGCAGGAGCGCTTCCGTTCTTTGTCCCTGTTCCGGTATCATCTTCATTTGTCAATGTTTCAGCTGCGGTCTGAAAATCAGTCTGGGGATCATCAAGCAGATAGTAATGGACAGTTTGAGTTGCTCCTGGAGTATCTATCTTAGTAATGATTGCGCGGGCGCCAGAAGTATCCCCCAATATCTCATTACCAACAGCCCAATTGCCGGCAGCAGCAGTGAAGGTAATACTCTTATATCCAGTGGTATTATCAAGATCAGGAGCGGTCGCCAGCGGAATTGGATTCCTACCACCAGATGTGATAGAATTCGCAGCCTCGTAACTGTCGTATAGAGTACTGCCCTTTCTTGCAAAAATGGATACATACCCGCCATCAATTATAGGATTATCGGCTTGTGTAAAATCCCTAATGTAAAGGCATCTATCAATATGTCCATCTCCCCACCAATCCTGCGTATCATCAGCAATTGATACGAGTCTTTCTCTTTCACCATCGGCTACTGCGCCTCGGTAAATATAGATATGAGTATCCGCCTCAATTGTACCAATAGAGTACAGGTTTGCCCATATTTGCTCACCAGAAGTCGCTGCTGCTGACTGAGCGGCAGTATGAGCATTACAGGTGAGATTACCGGATGCGCTGTTAAAGTCGTCCGCAAGGGCGTTTGTGTCTGGACGGATCACCAGATAATCTGTTGTGCCCCCAACATCAATCACATCGAGCAATGTCCCTGCATCGCCATCGGCGTGAGTGATATCAAGCCCAATATCGTCAGCAACTATATTATTTGTCGCATTAGTAACAGGGGCGACAACAAGCCCTATTGCACCAGTTCCGTCACCGGGAAGGCTTCTCGTCCATCCAGCGGTCTTTAAAGCGCCACCTGTCATATGCTCCATGCTCTCATATGAGATATACCAAGGATTTAGATCCCCTGAGTCAATTGCTCCTACTGTATACTCAACAGGAGTCTGCGCGGACATAGGGACACCGTCATCCATCTGTAAAGAATTGTCAAAATGATCCTGCAGTGCCGAGTATAACTCATTCATTGTATTCGTACCAGTAGCTGCCCCTGTCCAAACAAGCCGCTTCTGCCTGTTTTCGTCAAGATAGTAAATTGTAAAATTACCACCCAAAATAGTATCGCTCATGCCGATTCCCTCCTTTTAAAGATTCAAATCTTCCGTTAAATTAACAATAATGTTCAATCCATTCGCTGTGATCTTTCCGTAAACGGTAACAGGAATATATCTTAAACCCCCTCCTATAACGCTGGATTTTCTTACTCTTATCTCTACATCCAGGTCAGATGTGTGGAGAAAGACCTCTGTTGCCTTGCCGGACGCCACTTGCTCATTCATATATACTGTATGGGTAACGGCATCTCTTATCTGTACACCTGCAAGATTAACATTGCAGTTGACAGTTAAGTGGCAATATGTACCATTCACATCTTTCACCCTTCCGGTGCAATTGCCGCCATTCAAAACTGTAAAATCATTGGTTTTACAGTCGATATACTGGTTATCTGCTGTGAGCTTACAGTTATTAAGCTCAAGATCATATTCGCAAACAAAGTTTATCCCATCCGTCGTTGAGATAACTTCAAGCACACCCGCCTGTGGGTTATCAACAGCTTCGACCTGCATATAGTCGTATAATTCGTCAAGCGTATGATTCGAGGTCATTGTTATTTCGCCTGTTGTATGGTTTACGCTTATTCCCGCATACGCTATGACCGTAGCCTTGGTTGCTTCAGTAATATAGGCATTTTCAGTTAAATAAAAAATACTTATCAACGCTTCCGTAACATCCTGACTTATAGTAAACGGTTCTAATCCGTATTTTAAGCATCGGATATCATGCGGATTTCTGGCCGTTGTGGTTGTTGTTGATGTCGTAACCGAATGAGAATTGGCCTCTACCTTTTGCTGATCTATAACCCCCTGAGCGTCCGTAGTTTGGTTTACTACTGAGGTATCGCTCACATTCAAAGCGTATATTTTTACTCCTGCTTCAACGCTCCCTCCCTCGTAGGTGGTCACATCCCATGTATATTTTTCTAATACAGTCGCAGCCATTTAAACCTCTATCAGATTAGATTTACATTCATCGCAAAGTATCCGATCGAACTTCATTACTTTAGACTGAGCAAAATTTGGAATATCCCATTGTTTCTGCATGTCTGTTACTGTTGTTTCTTTCCGTAAATGGCGGATGTCTCTTGCTGAATAAGTTTCAGATACACACGAAAACGACCACCTGATCGCCCCGATTAATCCCTCAAGCAAAGCGAAGGCTTCCGTGCCTTCTGTAGTCAGATGCCATTCATTTGCAGTAATTTGACCGATGCAATACCGTGTGTAGATCATCGCTTTCTTCTGGTCATCTACAAAGGCATCAATCAGAGTCCCAAATCCTTCCTTATAATCCATTGTTTTCCACCAGTTATAAGTGCGGATTGGCGCCAATTCACACTTATCGCACAAGGGCTCTTTCAAGATAATAATTCTGCTTTGAACAGGAATGATCTCAGCTTTCTTTGCAGCATCCCCCCATCCGTTTTTGGCCACTAATTCTCCTAAATCACGGGTAAAGTTTCGTCCAACTTTTAGGGTATACCGTAAATTAGACCCCAAGTTGTTCCAGTCTTGTCTCCAGCTCAAGTCGCTATACTTATCGAGAAAAGCCCTGTTTGCAACGCCTTTTCCTTTTACAGAACTCATGAAGGGGACAATATTTTTATAATACGCCACCACTACTTCTCTTAAATTTTCCATATTTACACCTGCAATATTTTATCTTTATCGAAAGTAGAGTTCACCAGTGTCACGGTTAAACCGTCATCAACCACTAAGTCATATGTATTGTCTGTGGCAACATAATTCGTCACTTCCATCGTGGCTTTAAAATAAAAACCTCTTATACAGTTAAAGACCTGAATACCGTCTATAGACTGAGGGGCAACGTAGATGGTACCTATGTAACCATCTCCAGTGGGATCATGGAATTTGCAATCTTTAATCTTCAGGGTAGAACTCCTGAACTCTATGTTTTCGCATGTGTCAAAGTCGCAATCGATAAGATCAATCTCACCCGCACTACCCGCAGCCAGACCAAAAAACACATCCTTCCATCTGTAAAATTTTGAAGCGTATGCCAAAAGCTTGTTGGTAAAACTACTTCCACCTTCAACAATAAAATCGGCCATAGGATAATCGGTATCACCATCAATAGACACATCAGGCGTAACAAGAGAACAGCCATTCATGGCATAACTGCCCTGGGTCTGGACATCTTTTTTCCCAACTCTCAGAGTAGCATTATTTTTAACCCGCCAATCGTGTTGAGCAGCTACACTGAACTGATTGTTAAAAACAAAAGTATTCTCCACTGCAAAATAAGTTGCTGTTGTTCCGTCGCCAAACTGCATTCCGTTCCAAAGCTCAATAAAAACATCTCTCAAACCGATTAAACCGTAACCAGGATCAGTTGATGGATCAGAACCTACAGTATCCCATGCCGATAAACTCTCAATATCAGCAGGGCTGGCGGATGTACCTGCCGTTACCTGTACCGTATTGCCTGATTTCCACCAGTCAATTGCCAAGTCCGGATCGCC